GTAAAGGTACAAACTCAAATAACTATGTTCAATTCCCAATTAATGTAAGAGGTGTTAAGAACAATGTTATTAATTATAGCAACCAAAAGAATTTTATTCACAAGTTCGATTTAGAAACCCATAATTCTGGAAACTTTTGGTTCTTGGATAATCGTGGCGAAGTGTTTGGACTTCCTTATGACACTACAATTACAGCACCTAATGAAAAGATTACAATTGAGTGGGATATTTTAGAGCAAGATGAGAGTGCTTATTCGGATATTTCAAACATTAGAATTTACGATGAAAATTTGGATGCCGTTTTATACCCTTGTTTATCAACTCCTAGTGCTTTACAATATTATGACAGTGAAATTCCTCAAAGCGATAGATATATTTGGTTAGATCAGACCAATCAGGTTTTACACTTTTATTTTACCGGGTTGTTAGATAGAACTCCTAAAAATACTTATATTCAATGTGGTACTGATTGGGGATCTTATTGGAATTCTCAATATGTTACTTCTCAAGAAAACTTTGAAAAAGTAACAGAAATGCCTGATATGATTGAAGCAGAACTTTCTATTGAATATTCAAACGCCTCTCAAGATTTGGGTCTGAAATATCCAGCAGTAGTAGGAACTTTAAGCGCCTTTGCTCACAATGATTCTCAAGATGATCCATTTACCTCTTACGGTTTAATGCTTTGTGGAAGTGCATATGACAGCCGCGATGCTATTCACACAAATGAGGCAAGATACGGTCATAAAAAGGTAAGACTTACTTTATTCACTAACCACAAGATTTCTCAAATTCATTTCTTAAACGGAGCTGTATTTATTAGCGGTGGTAAACAATTGGGTGCAACATATGGTATAACTTATGGTACAGTCGCCAATGCAACAAGTAGTAGCGGATGGAATACAGTAACAGGTTATTATGCTTCTAAATGTACAAAATATTCGGCACAGTTTGCTTCAAAAGTTAAGACCGCAATTTATTATGATGATAAATTGATCAAGGAAGATATGTATGTTGGTACATACGGTGTTGCAGAAACACACGATATTTACCTGTAATTTAAAAGGGACTTTTAGAGTCCCTTTTCAATATTTTAAAAGGTACCTTTTAAAATCCTTTATAGTTTGCAATAACCTTTAAATGCTTTTGAATTTCTACTGTTTCCGAAATCAAATTTTCAATTTCTTTAGCATTCTTATATACTTGTGGAGCTTCATCAATTGTTTTCTGACATACAGTTCGTGATGAAATTCCTTTCATAACGTTTTGGTATTCTTCAAGTGTTAAATTCTTTTTTGCTTCAGAACGTGACATGATTCTGCCAGCACCATGTGGACCAGAGAAATTCCAATCTGGATTACCTTTACCTACAGCAATTACACTTCCATCTCTCATATTAAATGGAATTAGAACTCTTTTACCTTTAGTACAGGAAATTGCACCTTTTCTTAAAATTCGATCGTCAAAGTCTATATAGTTGTGAACTGTTTCAAATGCATCAACTTTTTTAGAATTTCCTAAGTTCCTTAGAATTGTATAAGCAATCTCCATACGATTTTTCTGAGCATAGATTTGGCAAATTCTCATATCAAATAGATAATTGTTTAAATCTGTTCCTGTTAAGAAAGATAAATCGCCCTTTTCACCTCTTGGATTAGTTTTCTTAGCAATTTCCATGTGATGATTGCAAACTTGAATTCCTAAGTTTCTTGAACCAGTGTGAATTACAATGTAACGGTTACCATCCTCATCTTCATTTAACTCAATAAAATGATTTCCACTTCCTAAAGATCCAATGGAATATAAAATCTGTTCTGGTCTTTCTAAAGGAAATGATAATTTATTAAGATCGTCAAAAGGTATCATTTCAGAATTATACTTACCTACACCTGATGGGACTTTCTCACATGCATCTAAAAAGTCATCAATTGAGAAATCTCCTTGTACCTTTAGGCATAAAAGGCCACAGCCAACGTCCACCCCAACCAAGTTAGGACATACTCTATCTTTAATAGTCACGGTTGTACCAATTGTGCATCCTGTACCTGCATGACAATCTGGCATAATGTGAATAGTACTGCCTTCAGAAACGTCGCAGTTAATTAGATTATTCACTTGATTAATAGTATTTTCATCAATGTCAGAAGTATGAATAATAGCATTTGTGAATTTTCCTTTTAGTTCCATAATTACTTTTCTCCGTTTCTTTTTGATAAAAATTATCAATTTGTTTTTACATCATTATAATCAAAAAAAAAAAATGAGTTTAATCTAAATTGCCGTATTCTAAAGAACATTTTTCTTGAGAAGACTTAACACCATCTTCAGTTACTTTTTCTAAACATGGATCCACATAAACAACTTCAAAGGAGGAATCACGAATTTTGCAAGTTCTGTACTCAGGTTCTGAAAATGGTTTGTAAATTTCAATGTACTTGCATTCGTTGTTAGTGTCGACGTACGCAACTTTGTCTATAGGAGTTTCTAAGAAAAGTGAAATTGTTGAAGCGACAGTTGAAGTGATAACTGAAGCGATATTTGAAATCATTCCTTTATTTCCTCAATTTAACGATTCAAGTATATTTTCAAACTTAGTGCAAAGGCGTCTAACTCTGCACCAATTTCTTGAAATTATCTTGTTTTATTCGTAATCGTCATAGTCACGATCAGAATCTACTGCAAAATTCAACATATCATTGAAGTTTGTTAGTGTGAATAATTCTGGGCGTTTTTCAAAATGATCTAGAATCATGAAACCGATTTTGTTTAAAATTGTCTCGTAGTCAAAATCTTCTATACACTCAATTGATTTATCATAATAGTTTATCTCAAAGAAGTGCTTAATAGAAGGCAGCTGTGAGAATAAATATCTAAGTGCAGGATTAACTGTTTCTCTACCATAACCTTCACCAGCTACATCACCATCGTTAAAGTAACGATAAACTACGCGATTGTAAGCTCTTAACATTTCGCCAGCTACAGTTTCGCACTTGCCTTCAGAGCAAACGTACTGTTCTGTAAGATCGTTAATCTTGCTTTCTAACTTAGAGTCTAACATAATTTATTCCTTTTTTCAATTTATTTTATATTATCATTATAATATAAAAATTTCGGTTTGTAAACAAATTTTTTATTTTTTTTTTTTTTTTTTTGTTAAAATTTGTTTTTACATATACATTATAAACCAAATTTTAGAAAATGTAAACTATTTTTTAAAAATTTTGATATCTACGTATCAAATTTTTAATACAAATAAAAAACCTTTCTTTCGAAAGGTTTTGACTGAGGTTTGACCTTTTAAATCATCATTACAATTAAATTGTGTCTTGAATACTTTTATACAGACATTTAAACTCTGTTTCATTTATTCTAAGATTGTCAAAATTTCCAAAATTCCATTCACCTTCAAAGTTTTTCTCTTTTAAATGAACTTTAGGAAGTGAATAAATTCTTTTGTAATTTTCATGATTTCCTGGGACTACAATACAAGTAGAATTTAACTCTTTCAGCCAACTATCAAGAGTGTCAATAAGTTCACCGTTAAAGTCAGAATAAGGATCATTATGCCAAAGAAATCCACCATCTCCTAAAATGAAGATAATTGTATTCTCACACTTAAAACCAAATTTATTTCTGAGATATTCTGGCTTTAAAAACCTCAACTCTTCTGGACTTGCATGTAAGTCACCAGTTAAAATCATGTTTAATCTTCTTGGATCATTTATAAATCGTTTCCGTCCCAACCTTCTCTCATTTTAACCTCTATTCGTATCTTACAAAATTACTATGTATTACATAACATTTTTGATATTTATCATAATAGGTTTATTTGGAGCTGTGTAATTTTCATCAATGTCTAAGTTCTGATGAAAACACTTAGTTCGAACTGTAATGTCTGAGTCTCCATTCTCATTAAGTAATTTTTGAAGGCACTCAATATATTCTTTAAGTTTCATTCTTCATCCTCCGCTCGTCAACTTTTACAAACTCTTCCCGGTTTTCTCCATTTTCAAATTCATACGTTGTACAGTACTTGATGTCTATGTCGTCAAACTTGCGAAGTAAGGTCTGAAGCTGACAAATGTAATTGATGAGTTTCATTTCTAAATCTCCAAATAAATATCTTTGTAAATAATCTCTGTATAAAAAACATCTCTTAACACATACTCAATACAATCACCATATTCATCTTTAATCTTGTTAATAGTCTTAACAGTATCATCATTATTTACTTTTACGGAGAATAGTTTAGTTTTTACATCTTTTTCTTCAAAGTTCTCTACTGTTGGTATGTCATGGCTCTCTGTAGAATATATAGTCTTACTCTTAAGTGTCCAGCCATTCTTTGTGTACCACTCCTCAAAAGTCATAGTATCTTTGAATTTTGATTTATCATATCGTTTCTTCATGTCTTCAATAGTACTTGTAGACCAGCCACTTTTACCGAACCATTGTTTAACAATTGCTTCGCCTTTTGTGTAATAAGTTGATAGATCATCACAGATATAATAATCGTAATCTGGATGCTCATTGATGTAGTCATCTACATCTGTATTATTAGCTAATAACACAAAAGACTTATTCTCTTCTTTGGCTCTTTCACAAAAGTGGAAGGTATTTCTAGATACCTCTTTAGAATTTACAATATATTTCATATTAAATTTTCCTTACACATATTTCTAAAAAGTTTGGGTCACAAACACTTATATCACACCATTCTACTCTGTATGATTTAAACTTTTCAGAATTAAGATCTCTTAGTTTTGCAGTTTCAATAGATACTCTTTCTGAGTAGTCATCTTCATCGTATGGATTTAATGACCAATCATTATAGAAAATTGAAATATACTTATTTAGATTTGAACCATTGTACCGAACTTTTAATTCTTCTAAAAAATCAGAAAGCAAAGGATTCTTATCAGTCATTTTAAAAATCTATAAGTATACCGAAAAAACTAATCAACACGTGTGAAATCATTCCAAACATTATGAAATAACAAATTGAATTGATTAAAAACTTTTTCATTTTAGAATTCATTATGCAACTTCTACACCATACCATTCAGTGTATGCTTTTGATAACTCTTTCATTAGACCACTATCATTGAATAAAGCATTTTCCTTTTCGTCATATTCCATATCATCATACTTTGAAGGATCTGAAGTTTTTGATTTTAAGAAATTTAACTCATCCTCAGTTAAAAAATCTAAAGAAAAAGAAACTGATCTGTTACCAAAATCAGTGTACATAAAGAATGACACATTCTTTAAACCTTTTACCTCGGTATTGGTAAAAGTAACTTCTCTAAAGTTCTTAGTACCACGAATTCTTCTTTTAGTAACATTCTTAGTTAAAGTAATTTCGAAGTTGTTAACGAAGTTCTTAGTGGAAATGGTTTTCATAATCTTATTCCTTTTTTCAATTTATTTTATATTATCATTATAATATAAAAATTTCGGTTTGTAAACAAATTAATGTGTATAATACCAAGCTAATAACATTATAACAGGAGTACCAATTATAACTAAAGAACCAATGATAAGAACTAATCTTAAAAATAAACCTTCTAAAAAACTTCTCATTTTCTTATTCCTTTATTTAATTTGTTTTTACATATACATTATAAACCAATTTTTAGAAAACGTAAACAAATTTTTAAAAAATTTTTGATATTTACGTAACATTTTTTAAAAGGAATACCGATCAAATATAGTACATTTACTTTTTCTTTCATTTTTAAAATCTCCTTTAAAATCAATAACTTAGTTACAATAATATTTTTATTAAGTTATTGATTTATAAGAATATTTTAAAATTGTGTTCAAAAATTGTGAATTTTTTAAAGTTATAAATATATTAAAATTTTTTATAGGTTTTAAATAATGAAGATTGTAAATACTCTTCAGCATTATGTGAAGTTTGATTATAAAACTTTCGTTGTTGATAATTATGTTTTAGTAGACCCATCTGAGGTTGATGAGGTTTTGAAAGGTGAATACGTTTACAAGAATAGTAAACTTTTCAAAGCACTTAAAAATACTGTTTCATCTTTAAATAACTTAAAAGATGAGAAAATTTTTGTTGAAATTCCTGCGTACTTAGATGAAACACCTAAGATTAAGAAAGATGAAATCAAAAAGAACGTTCAGAGTTCTGAAACAGCTGAGATTGAGAAAACTGAAGACGTTAAAGTTGAAAAGGTTGAGGAAGTTGCAACTGAATTAGCCGAATCAACTGATGCTGTAAAAGACGTTAAGTTTAAGAAAAAGCATTAATCAAACAATTGCCGAGTTTTAAACTTGGCATTTTCGTCAGAGTGAACTACTATCGACCTTCAGGTCAATAACTGCTATTTAGAATTAAATACTTAATTCTAGTTTAAGTGTTCGATCTTGAAAAATCTAAACACTTAAAAGCTTTATACTCCGAAAGTTCCTTTCCAAGAGTTTGGTAAGATTTGTTGTAAACAACAGACTCACCGAATTTTAAAAGATTAAGAGCTGAGTTATAATCTCTATCTATTATATTACCGCATTTACACTTTAGTGTACGATTGGTAACATCTTTCATTTCTGGGTGTCTTTCTCTACACTTAGAACAAATCTGTGAACTTGGAAAGAATTTGTCCGCGAGGACAATGATATTTCCAAATTTTTCAGAGTTCTCTTCTAATTTTTGACAGAAATAACTCCATTGTAACAAACTTACAGATTTTCCATGATTTCCTCCTTTGGAGGAAGTTTTGGAATCTAAGCAAGAGGTATGTTCAGACATTTCAGTAAGATTCAAATTTTCAAGTACTATCAATTCATTGTGTTTACACAAATCTCTTGATAACTTGTTTATATAATCAACTTGAACATTATGAACTCTTTCGTAGAGTTTGTTACGTTTCATCGCTAAGCGATGAGCTTTAACAGAGACCTTACGGGCATTCTTAGACTTGTTTCTCATCTTTGAAATAGTCGTATTTAAAGAATCAATCTTTTTTTGAAGTGATTCCATTTTAGATCTCTTTGTTGAAAACTCTGGTGCTTTCGCACCAAAACTGTCAACGAAGAAATCTCTTAAAGAGAAATCTAATCCTACATGTTTATTATCTACACGTTCTTCGTAAACTTTATTGACTTCAATAAGTAACGAAATCTTGTAAACTCCGGTTTTAGTTCTTTTAACAGTACAAGTTTTAATTTTACCATTTAAAAGTTCAGATTTAATATTTTTACATAAGAATTTAACATTACCTATTTTTGGTATATAAACGTAAGATTTTGACTTACAGTCAAGATTATACGAAAGTTTTACATCTTGAGTATAAAAATAATCTGAATGTGACTTTTTAGATCTAAATTTAACTAGACCTACTTTTTGACCTTTTGATCTTTTAGATCTGTTTATTTTATTAGTCTGTTTAAACACATAAAGAACATGTTGAAGTGTCCATGAATAAGAACCTTTCAGAAATTCGTGCTCTGCACGTAACTCCTTATAATCCTTATACTCTGGAACTCTATTTTCTTTAATAGCTTTTAAATATTCTTCAACATACTGATTATACATGAATCTGGTATCATTTAAATGTTTATCTAAAAGCAATTTCTGAGCATTATCAGGTCTTAGTGTTAACACTAATCCTTTGATATTTTTCTCAGAAATTTTCTTTTTCAAGGTAGTATGTCCTTTTTGTTTTATTTATAATTTAATTTTGCACCTTTATAGTAACCCACCAGTTGCATTTGAAAGTGCTTTGTGCGCACTTTTTAAAATACTATTACTGATACCTGATTTATTTTCAAATGAACTTGGTGAAATTGGATAAAACTCAGAAAATGTAAATGTTACGTTATATTCTACAAGAGAGTCAAGTTCAGAATCTCCGTATGTAACTTCACCTAATCCTGTTATAAAAACATTTTCAAGATTATATCCGTAAACTTTATTACCGAGTGTATCTAACTGCCAAATTGTCAGTTCTGCCTGATAATCTGGAGCGTTATAAGATGTTCCTAGAATATTACCAACAGTTTTTCCAAGTATTTTTTGGCCAAATGCCTTAGGATTAGATGCAATGCTTTTAACACCATCTGCTATATCTTTAATAGCACTACAAGCATTTTTAAACTTGCTAAAAAATGAATTTCTTGAATCTCGCATAGCATAGAAATCACCGGACTCTTTTGTTGAGTCATCAACGTAAGTTAACCAAGAATCAAAGAATTTTCTAAGTGATAACTGTTTATCATCTAGTACAGTAACTTCGTAAGTATTTCCATAATCTGTTTCAGACCTTACTGGATATTTTCTACCATGTCTTGACACAGTAACTGTCTGAATTTGTCTAGAAGGAAATGAGGCAGTTGTGCATAAACAATTAAATTTTGAACTGTCAAGCGAACCGAAAGTGAGTTCTATTAAAAATTTGTTTTTTCTAGAACCGCCTGCAAGATTATGTTTTAAATCATTTATTGTAGTCATTTAAAAAATTTAAAATGTTATAGTCCATGTGATTTTAAGTTTTACTGAATCATCCTTTGTAAGACCTTGGAATGTTTTCATTGAAAAAATTCTACCATTAATGAATAATCCAGCTTCTGTAAAAATTGTTGTTGGAATTCCATAATCATCATCGTCAACATGCTGAGCATTTCCTTCAACCATTGGAATAATAACAACGAATGTTACAGATGTATCCTGTTGAGTAACTTGAACAGAATAGTTATATCCTTCAGGAACATTTTCTGAACCGTCAATATCATTAGTACCTGGAAAGTTAAATGGTATTTTTATAACATATGGCTTTTCAGGAATTACTTCCATTTTGTCAATTGCTTCATAAGTTAAGACAAAATCTGTTTCATCAAGTCCAGTATATCTTAGGTACTTAATTTCGTTAAGTTCAAAACCATTTATATCATAATAAACATGATTGTATTGAATAATATCATTCTTATGAATGAAATCTATGACATCATCTAAGTTATAAATTGTTTCAGAAACTTGTGAAAATAATCTGTCACGATCTTTTGTAAAACCATCTCCAGAATCTTTAGGCAAATAAATGTTGTCACCTTTATGACCCATTGTTCCAAAGTAAAAAGCATTACTTAAATCAACACCAGTTAAATGCGCAAAAATTTCTGCCATTGAAGTTCTAGCAGGTGTCATAATCATGTTATGATCATCTACAGGAGTATCAATTAAATTGTCATTTTTATCGTATCTCTCTGCTTTAAAATGACCGTGAAATGCGTTATATAAATCTTTCATCTTCTATTTTATTAAAAATATCTTTTAATTTTGAAAAATCAACTTTTTCATTTTCTAAAGTTTTTTCAACTTTACCATCTCTGATAACTTCAATTTTAAATTCTTCTTTACTTAAAGCGAAGTTATCATTTAAACCGTCCGGCTTAGACTCTGAAACCTTTGAAATCATACTTCAAACCAGACTGTAATTTGAGCACTTTCATTTTTAAGTGCCCTATAAAGTTTTGAATTTGTTTCATTGTACCAGAATGAATGCTGATTATAAACGGTATCACCATTTGGTGGATCTAACTGGTCTGAAACATGTGAATACTCTTTTAATGTTTCAGGTAATGAATAACCATTTCGAATACCAAGTACCGATTGATTAGCTGATAATCCAATTGGATACGGTATAAAACCGTCATTTGATGCCATTTGAAAACGCCTTTTAAATTTTAATTATTTATATTTATAAAAGGTATCAAATGGCATTACAAGAACTTTTAATGAAGATCATAAAAATTCTTTACATGAATAAAACTGTCATTAAGTTCTTTACCAATTTTTCTGAACTTTTTAATGTTCTCTGGAGTAATAGTTGGAATTGCGTTTTTGAAATTCTCAATATTACCGAAATACTCATCGATAGTTTTGAGAGATCTTTCGCAACACCCGCGATAGTAACCTTGTAGAGTATTGATATCAATGATACCAAGTTCAGAAAAATACACCGGATCTGCTAAAATAGAGATAAGATCATCTGCCTTTTCCTTACCTTCAGTATTATAAACCTTTTTAATAAGTTCACCGTGATTATAAACCATTAGAACTCTTGTAATGATACAAGTTAAATAACCTGACTCTGCACAGTGTGTGAAAAATGTATTGATATTGTATCTGATTGTTGGAATGATACTTGAATTTTCATCAAAGAACGTTTCACTAAGTTTATATAAATGGTAATCTTTTCTGAATTTTACTGAATTCTCCCAATAACCATCAGAAAACTGACCGATCATTTCACCAGTAAAAACACCATATAAACCTGGATTAGTAAGTATAACTTTCATACTGTTCTCCTTTAAAAATTCTTTTTACAATATTATTATAATATAAATTTTTTGGTTTGTAAACCAAAATTTTAAAAATTTTGAAACGTTCTTAACAATTTTTTAAGTTAAAAATGTTGATAATGTTGAGGAATGATCAATTCGTCATCTCGTCAATTCGTTCAAATCAAATCTTTTCTTATGTTTTCTTTCACCATTTTTAAATGCTCTTTTCCTATCTTTAAAAACGGTTGAGTGATTTATAAGTAATGAGTACTCTTGTACATAATTTCTTTGTTTAATCATTTTAGTCCCTTTAATCTGTTTCATTTTTTAATCCTTTAAAATTTAAAAGTGTTTGCTAAAACTGAATTTGCGTATTTTTGAGAAGTATTTATCTCAAATTGTACAGTACCTTTATTTCTTAATTCTATTTGTGTTCCGTTCTCGTATTCAATAAACATTTTACCAAAACCATTCATGTTTATATAAAGTGCTTTAGCTTTAAATGATTTATTTTTTGATTCATTTCCAAGAACTTTCAAAGTGCTTGAACCATCTTCAAGTACATAATTAGCAGATAATGGAAATATTGATTTGCAGAACTTATAAATTGAATCAAAAATAGATTTAAAATCTAAATCTTCTGAACCACCTGAACTTAAAAATTCAAGAAATTCAATAATTGATCCTTGTGCTCTAACGTTTGCAATTGTTTTTTCAAGACCAGAACGTGTAGATTCTTGTAACTCTGAAAAATCAGTACTCTTATTATCAATGATATCTTTCTGTACAATAAAATATACAGGAATTCCAACTTTCTGAATAAATGTTTTACCTTTAGTGCTCCAGAATTGTTTTTGCTCTTTAAATAAAATATCAATATTTTTATAAGAAACAGGTTTTTGTTTTATAACTTTTTTAGGTGATAAAATTGATAAAATTCTATCAAAACCACCAGATCCGAGTCTTGCTAATCCTTCACCTTTCTTTAAAGAAACACCAATGAGTTCACCAAATTTATTGTTTTGAATTTCAAAAAGTTTGTTTATTTCAATTAAACTTTTAGAATTTATTGCTTTTTCAATACCAGCTTTTGATCCTATAATAATATCAGCTGGTGTCCACTTATTAGACTGAGCACCATTATAAAGTTCTTTAAAGAATTTATAACCATTATCTCTGATTTTCTTGTATTCTTGTTCTCTCCAAAGAATTTTATAATGTTTATTTTTTAATTTACACTTATTGATGATGTTTTTTGCTTGTTTATCACAAATTTCAAATATTTCTTTATCTGCGAGTCCAGTTATTGCAACTTCAAAATCTTTTTTAATTTTTGGATCTGAAGATTCTAAAGGTTTTTGACCAAGATATTCGCAAAGTCTTAAATAAACACCACCTTCATATTTTGCTGCAGTATCAGCACCTGATGTTTTTCCTCCAAGTCCTGAAACGTTAGACTTTGAAATATCTGAAAATTTAACTTTTAAACCGGCATTTCCTGCTAAAAGAACATATTGTTTTCCTTTTTTAACAATACTTTCTGCAAGTGCTAAACTTTTTGTACCTTTACCATTTCCAGTTCCTTCTTTTAAAGCTTGTTTAAATGCTTTAAAAAGATCTTTATTTGTTTTATCTGTTGTTTTAAAACTAAACTTTTTACCGTTATTTAAAACAAAACAATTTTGTTTTTCAAAATTGTTTACGAATGTTTCAAGATATTTATGCTTTTTTAATTCTTGAATTGTTAAAGCTGACATTTTATTTTTTATTATTATTTATTAAACAGAATTTTAGAAAATTCTTCAAATGCAGCTTTAAAATCAAGATCGTTTTTAACTAAAGAAATATGTTTAGTTTTAATTTCTGAAATATCTGAAACTCCAAAAACAGACAAAAGATTTTTAACTGAATCATGGTGTTCTTTGTAAAATAAAAAATTGTCCTTTGATTTATTTGAAATTTCTGTTAAGTCTAAATATATAGAAATAAAACTCTTTGAATTTTGATCGTCTGATTTTAAAATTCGTCGCCATTCATTTGAAAATGTGACTGTACTTAAATTTACTTTAGAATTCATTTTTCATAAAAATGCCGCAAATATAATGCGGCATGTTCTTTATTCAACTTATTATAATTTAATCATGTGAACTACATCTACCCTTTAGGGTAGATGCTTCATGTTTCTCAGATTGATTATTAACCAATCTCCGCATGCTTAAATTTGGTGTATTTCACACCTATATTATTTTTATTTATAGTACATCCATTCACATATGATCCTTAATGGTCATATCTTTCTGGTTGTTTAATCGTGTAAAAGAGAATCGATTAAAGCATCTGCTGAAGTTGCAGTTGAAACTTGAGCAGTTGAAGCAGCTTGAGCAGCTTGTGTACTCTGTGCTGAAGTAACATCAGCAGAAAAAGGAGGAACAGATACAACATCTGGCTCAGCACTTCGCTTCTCCTTAACAATAGAAGCATTCTCAGGTGGATATACCCAGTCTAACTTCTCCTTTAACTCATCATAAGTCTTATAATTTTCTGGCTTATCAAACCAATCCAATGAATGAGCATTTGCCTTAATATCATCAATTGCACTCTGAGCATCCTTGTAAGGAATTAGTTCTGCCATACGAGGATCATCTGGAGAAACATTGAAGAATTCTGAATCATCATAAGTTGTGAAGCCATTAGCTGCCTTCTTGCAAGTTAACTTCATCAGCCAACCCTTAGTTGGATTGAAAATCTCCTTTCTAGGACGATTTAGTTGCTTGTCCATTTCTGATAACTCGACAGCATGCTTAATCTTCTCCTTTAAAGACTGTGACATCTCGTAAAGAAAAATCTTGCCGTTGTTCTCAGGTTTTAGAGGATCTCTGATAACTTTAATGTTTGTAATATATCTGATAGTTCTTGAAAACTTCTTTGCTTCATCCTTTAAACCAGCATTCCATAGCTTCTGCCAACGCTCCTGAACAGGATCTGGAAGACCAGGAATTGTGGTTGGTGAAAAATAATTTGCAAATCTCTTCTTACCTGAAACAAAGTTAGAAATATTAAACTTGAAAACCTTCTTAAAAATCTTTTGATTCTGGTCTGGAATAAAACAGATAATTGCTTCACCTGAACCATCCTTGTTCTTTGGAAGAGTATAAAAACGTGTATCAACCTCTGAAACGTAAGAAGTTGCATCCTCAAAAGGATCTGAATTAGTCTGTGTTAAAGAATCAAAATCAAAAAAATCTGCCATAATAAAAATACCTTAAAAAAATTAAATATTAGAAAAATCATTCAGTAATTAACTGAATGTAATATAATTATATATTTAAAACAACAAATTTGTCATACATCCGAAAAATTTAAAAAAAAATGCATGTTTAATTCACTATGCTGGTAAAGAATATAAGTATTTTATAGGTGAGATCTGCAACAAAACTTGGCGTATTCTAGATTTTACACTAACTTCACGTTACTGCAAAGAATTTTATCAACAGGTTACAGATCTTCTAGAAGTTGAAATACAAACTAAATTTTTAAATATTTTTCAACGTCAAAATGTTGCGCTTAAAAGCGCATAATCAAAACTTTAGAAACACATCTTTAAGAATAAAACAAAAACTTAAAGAAATTTAAATGTCAAATTTGAAAAGGTATAACAGAGTTAAAAAAAATGGATTGAAAAAGATTTTCAATCCATTTTTAAATTCTTTCTTAAGTTTTCAAGAAACTAGCCTTCAATAGCATCTACTGATGAAGGTTCTTGTGTAACAGTTTCAAAAAGACCTAAAACCTCTTCTTCAGTTGCGTAAACAAACTGTGAAGCGATATATTGCTTTAAAAGTTCATCGTACTTCTTAAAAGCGTTTAAATCAATAATCTTAACCTTTTCCATACTTAACCTCTAAAGTTATGCACCTGGTTCTTCAGAAACTTCTTTAAATAAGTCTTCAATCTCTGCGTCAGTTACAAGCTCATAAGAATCTAACTTTGCTTTATCTTCTTTAGACATTAAACCATCTTTTTCAGCAGTTGCTACGCTATAACCGCCACCAGTTGTAATTGAAGCAGTAGAGATTTCGGTACCTGCGCCATTCTTAAATGAGAATGTGTAAGTAGTTCTTGAAACACCCTGCTCATCAGTCTGGTCTTTTGAAGTAACTTCAACAGTCTTGATATAGTTTGCTGAAACTTCAGAAAGTGTATCAGACTTTAGAGCATCTGTATCGATCTTTGTATCACCGATCTTCTCAAAAGCTGAAGTGCCACCCTCTTTAACAACCCAGATATACTCATCATAAATGTTCTTTTCATCTTTAGCTGTTTTTGGAACAAAGTAAATGTGACCCTTTGTACCAGTTTCAGGTAGTGACTCAACTACATCAATTTCAAATGATGTAATGTTACCAATAGTTTGTAAAAGTTCAGTTTTAAGAGTTTGATCTTGAGAAGATGTCCACTCTTGCATCTTGGTTTTAAAGACGTTTAATAAAGGAAGTGTAATTAACTTTCCTTTTGCCATTTTATAACTCCATAAATTTATTAAAATATTCCGTTGATATCATCTTCTGTTGAAAATTCAAAACCGAGTTGAATATTTCCATTTTCATCTGGTTCTATACCTTCAACAGTTTTAACGCCACCTGCAGGCAATTCAAGAATATCTGATGAACCGTTTGATTTTGAAATTTTCATCTTTGAACCTTGAACACTTAAGTTCTCGATAGTATTAAGAACAATGTCACCACTTTCAGGAACTTCTTCATTATTAATGCTTTTAATGAAGTTTGTTGACTGTGTTTTACCATCAAGGTCTTTGAAAACTATCTTTTTAATATCAATCATTTTTCATACAAGTTATTTTTACAATCGCTCTGTAAGTGACATTTTTTATATTTTATTTATGTATTCAAAAATATTAAAAACTATTAAAAAATATATAATTTTTTAACATTTTTGTTTAATAGAATGAAATTCTATATGGTCTATACAAAAGACCTCTATCAATTATTTCCTGTATAACAGGAAACTCATCGACTTCTTTTAAATGTAGATATTTACGTAGAATATTCAAAGCTCCATTAATATCAGCATTTAATACTTTACCTAATGAAGATAAAAATAAACCACGTTTAATTCTACTACCTTTATATTTATCATGACACTTAACTTCTTCAAAAGCTAAAGAGTCACACTTTGATGTATAGGATTCTTCTTGTGTAACAAGATTTATTCCTATCATCTTACATTTATACTCAAGCATCTTCAATAACTTATAAAATGGAATTGAAACAAAGTTTTGGTTGGTTTGTTTACCTAGTTGAATGGAGTCTTTCCATTCTTTATTTCTACCAAAAACTATTGTACCAATTTTGTGTTTCACACAATAATCTACAAGATATTTTGATGCTTTATGAAGTATATCTGCAATCTTTAATTCTCTTTTTAAAGATAAATTCTTTATTTTAAAACTGTTATAATTATAATCCTGATATTTACCCTTTAATGGTCTTTCAGATCTTAATTTACTTAATTCTTTATTAAAGTATTGATTTATAGACTTTAAAGGTTTTCCATTTAAGATAAAACAATCATCTTTAGAAACGCATGAACAAAGATTGTTCATACCTAAATCAACACTTAAATAATCATTTAAGTTTAAATCAACGTTTAATTCTTTAGTTTCGTACACGATCACTACTTTTATTTTATTATAAAAAGGAATAAAACTTATAGTTTTAAAATTATTTAATTCCTCTTTATAAACTTCATCAGGAATATGAACTTTATGTTCTTTGTTTATAACTATAAATTGATCTTTAATTTTTATAATCTGATAAGTAAAAGTAATCAGATTTTGTTCTGTTTTAAACTTAGGCACTTTAGGCATTCCTTTATACTTTGAAGGATTTACTTTAAAATCTTTAAGTGCCTTAAAATAAGAAGTATAATTAGAATTTAACTGTTTTAAACATTGTTGAGCAACTTGTGCTTTGCACATTTGTTTATAATAATTTAATTCAGTTAAATTCTTTAAAAGTTTATCTAAGTCAAAATATGATAAAAATTTAGATTCTTTTTTATAGTGTTCATTTATAAAATGTCTGCCTTGATTATAAAGCAAAGTGGATAAGTTAAATTGTTCATTTAACCATTTATCTTTTTCAATTATAAATGTTCTACTTAAAATCATTTTCTAAATTTGAATCCTTTTATTTTAAAATTTAATTTTAACGTAATTATGCAAAGTAACTATTGTTATTCAATAATTTTAAAACTTCTTTTACTTTCATTTTAATATTATTTATAATTCTAATTTTAAAAATAACAAAAACGATAAAAAATTTAAATATTTTTTAATAGTTTTTAATATTTTTATATACTATATCGTTGTTTCATCGATTTTCTCTAAATTGATATAAATTATATAATCTTGATCTATGAATAACTCGTTTTCATATGTTTCATAACCATCGAGTTCAGACTTAATTTTAACTTTAGAACCGTATTCAAAATCAGAAACAAATGGTGCTGCAACTTGTTTGTCATTTACAGTTAAAGTTGCACCTGTTGTATTATAGATATAAACTCTGTAAGAACTCAAATTGTCAGTTTTTTCAAGAACAATATTAAGATCTGTGTCTTCTGAAATTGTCATTCTAGATGAACCAGTTGCATAACCTGGATAAGTTACTTCAATATCAAGAATTGTTCCACGTGGATATTCAACAGTTGAGTTATTATCAACTTGAACACCGTTTATCATAATTAATGAATTTAATTTAGAACATTTTACATTCAATTTTACTTTATCTGTAAGTTCTTCTGAACTTAATTCTTCAAGTTCAACGTGAAGGTCAGTATTTTCAACTAATCTAATTTCGTTAGTATATGTCTTGTAACCTTCTTTAGAAATCATAATACTGTAAAGACTTCCAGGGTTTCCATAAATTGATGCAGGTAATGATATGAAATCATTGTTTACAACAAGTACAGCATCTTCAACGTTACAATCTATATTTAAAATAGGTTTATTTATCTGAACTTCTTCAAGTATGTAGTTCTTTTCAATGTCTGAATTTACTATGATATTTTCTGTAATTGCTTTATAACCAGATTTGAACACTTTAATCTGAATTTCAGAATTTTCTGTATACATTCCGGTATATGGGTTTGTAACCTGTTGACCGTTTAACATCAGATAAGCGTCCTGAGGTTCGACTGAAATACTTAGAACTTTTTCAGGTAACTTTTCAGTTAAAGTGTACTCTTTTTCTATATCATGTGTAATATAGAAACGTTCTGTTACAGGAACATAACCAGATTTTTCAACTCGAACATCTACAACAGATCCTTCGATAAGTTTTTCAGAATAAGCACCAGAATCGATCTTTAAATTGTTAATAAACAAATCTGCAGAATCTTCAACTTTGATATCAAAATCAAACATCTTTGTGAAGTTTATATTGAATTCTAGACCTGTAGAAATGTTTGACTCATTACCAATTACAAAATTCTTGTAAACCTCTCCGGTATCTGAAAGTGCTTCAATTTTAAGACCTTCATTTACTCCAAGTTCTGTTTTATATGGAATTTCAACTAATTCATCATTAACATAAACAGAACAATTTTCAGGACCTGTAATCTTAACAGGTATGCAGTATTTTTCTAAATCAAGTACTTTAAAAATATCTCTTTCAAATAAAATTGTTTCTGAAATATCTTTATAAAGTCTTTTCTTAACTCGTAAAACAAATTCAGAACCTTTGTTAACAGAACATTGATAAACTCTACCATTTTTAACTAAAGGTATTTCTGAATAAGTGTATTCTGGGTCTGAAAATACAAATGAACTTGGCTTAGTACTTTCTTTAAGAGCTGTTCCAGTTTTTTCATTTAAATAAGTTCTTTCAACTTTCTTATAAAGATGAACATTATCAGTTTCAGGAACTGTAACAAGATTAAATGCACATAAAACAGGTTCTAAGTTAAAGTTGAAAAGAGTTTTATCAGATGTAACAACGATATTTTCTTCAATAGGTTCATAATTGTCATGAGAAACATAAACTTTAATTTCAGTATTTTCAGGTGCTTTATCAGAATAAGTACCGTTGATAGTTGTTACACTTTTATCGTTAACAATCAATAAAGCATCCTGAGGTTTTACAGAAATTGTATAAACTTTTTCATTTACAATGCTTTCTTTAAAATAATCCTTCAAAATTTCTGTAACAAAATCTTGAATTGCATACTTTTCAATTGTTAAATAGTTTTCATTTTCAAGTGTTTTATCGAAATTTTGAGTTCTGCAAGTTTTAATAATATCAATTGAAAGCGAATCTAAGTTATTGATTTTTAATACATTTTTACTTAACTTAACAAAATCTACGTTTACAGTAAAGATATGATTTAATACTGAATTGCTTTCAAATTCTTTAAAAGAAATTAGAACTTTACTATCATCCCGCTGAACTGAATCGAATGCATTATTCAAAACAGTCAGAATTTTATCACTTATACTTTGAACGTTTAAACTTTTTATTCGTTCTTTAAAGTTGTTTGAAAAATCATGCATAATTTTGTTTCTAGAAATATTATTCTATTTATAATCTAAAAACAAAAAAGTGTGTATTTCTGAAACTTTTAAAACTTTCAAAAATACACATAATATAGAATTTAAGGAGACTATGTTGTTATTGTGATCTACATCTATCCTTTAGGATAGATGCTTCCATTTAGAACTACAGAAGTTGTAATTCTAATTCAAACATCTGGGACTTGTGCGTAGCACAGAAATTCAGATGTTTGAAGGCTTTATACTCCGAGAGATCCTTAAAAAGAGTTTAGTGAGATTTGTTGTTTACAACAAATCTCACCGAATTTTAAAATATATTTATATACTCTCAACGTCTGTATATAAACCTAAATGGACATATTTTTATCCGTTGTTTTCTCTATAATAATGATGCTAAAACCATTTCAAAATCAGGAATGTCTGAACTTGACAAATGCAATGTGTAATTATCATTCTTTGATGAATAAATAACTTTTACTTTATAATTACATATAGGTAATAGTGAAAAATTTGCAGTTGATATCTTAATCTTGAATTCCTTTTCGGGTGTTCCATCAAAGTGAACAGAAAATGAATTTGAACTTGTTTCAAATCTTGAGTTTGTTTCAACTTTAACAGATATTTCATTATCTTTAGAATTAAAAGAAACACAATCTGAATTTTTAAAAACACCTAGTGATGTTCTAATTTTCTTCAAAGTTTCTGTATCTAAATCAAACTCTGCAACTACAGGAGCCGAGTTTATTCTTTCAAAGAAATCAGATGGTACTTTGAAATTTCCCATTAAAACAGGATCAGATAAAATAAAATCTGCTTTATTTCTTGAATCTGAAATTGAAAATATTCCAGAGTTTTCAGAACATTCAAAATCATCAAATAATGAAAATAAACTGATAAAATCTTTCAGTGAATCGTTTAAATTTATTTCGTTAAACCGCGAATTGTCTATCTTTTCAACAGAAAACTTAAAACAAACTGAATGATCTTCTGAAACGCCAGTTGTAACAGGATAACTTAAAACAATACTGTTCGTAATAGGGTTTAAAACACTTAAAGTCTTAACTAAGTTTTTATTAAACATTTTCTTTTCCTTTAAAATATTGCTAGAACAGAAAGAATTATAATACTTAATGATGAAAACAGACAAAAGAACAAGAAAATGATTATAAAACACCAGATGAATTTTAATGGATCAAAGTGATAAAATTTATCAAATTTCTGTTCTTTTGTCAAAAAGTTTCACCTTTACTTAGTTAAACCGTATAGATAAAAACCGATAGCGTTGTAGTATTCAAAATTACTCTTTGGAGTTCTGATTTTCTTATCACTTGAATCGTTTAAAAATGCTGAACCACCACCAGATAAGAAAACATAATCAGACTTATCTAAAGCATTATTGAAATTCTCTTCAATTAGATTTAATAGATCTTTTAGATAAATTTCTTTAATACCTTTGATAATTGAACTCAGGTCATACTTAGTACCACGTAACTTGAAGAATCCGTTATCAAGAACTTCTTTAGCTTCATGTAATGAAATTTCTTTATTGTACTCAGTTTTAATATACTCTGAGATTTTCTGAGCAATCTTCATTACACCTTCATTTTCAATACCCTTGAAAAGATAAGGTGATGTTTTACCATTTGTTACTAAGAAAATATCGATAGTATTGAAACCGATATCAACGCCAACATAATTTGAAAGACCTGTAAATTCCTGTTGCTTATTTGGAAAATCTACACCATAATTATCAATGGTAATTTTAGAACCTGCACCCTGTGGAAGAATGTAAACATTTTCAAAGTTAAACTCTTCATCATTAACTCTGAAACTCTGAATTGCTTCCTTAAATGCAAGTGAATACTGTAACTGCGCTTTTGAAAGTCCACAAACAATAGTATCAGGAATTTCACCAATCTTCTTAATTGCAGTATAAACAAATAACGGTGCAAAGTAAATCAAATTCTTGAATTCTGTAATATCAATTAAAGCATCTGATGGAAATTGAAGAGCATCCTCACCAACATAATAAGACTTGTCCTTATACTCGACAATTCGCTTATCTTTGATATACTCATCTTTTCCAGTTACAGCAACAACTGAAGTGAACTTAAACTGATTCTTAATAGTATTATCAGAATAGCCGTAAATGACCTTAACCGAACCATATCCAATATCAATAGCTAAAATTTTCTTCATCTAAAATTTCTCCTGTTGAAGGAATTATTTTTAATAAATTATAAAACAAATAATAAAAATCTTTTAAATAACCTAAAAACTTTAAATTTCTAAATCATTCAAGTCTGGATCAACTTTAACTTCTGTAATATCAGGAATTTCTGGCATATTAGAAGAATTTGTATTTTTAGGCTTTTCAAAATGATCTAAAAAATTCTCTGGAACTTTTTCAGGTTTTATTACTTTTTCGGACCTATTTGAGTCAGACCTTTGGACTTTAGAAGTATTTTCTATTTTTTTAACTTTTTCGGACCTATCAGACCTAGGTGTCTTTTCAACACCTGAAAACGTTCCAACTGAACCATCTGAAAATTGTATATTCAGAGAATCAAAATCTTTTGAGCAAGTTATATGTAATTCAAACATTTTTTAAAACTGTTCATTCATTTCTTCAGGAATTTCTGCTGAAGCTTTTAAATCAATGTTCTGTATTTCATCTTTAATATCTGAAACAGAAGCACTCTTTGAAACTATTTTTGAAACATCTGAAGTTTTAGAAACATCTTTTTTAACAGATTCTACAGTATTTATAGACTGAACTTTAAAAGAATTATCATTAACTTGAATATCAAGTACAATTTCTTTAATTGAAATGTTTTGAGGTATATCATCAATTCTAATTTTCATATTCTTTTCCTTTAAAATGTTATGAATCTAGGGTTTGTTAAATTTCTAGGTTTAAAGAAAACGCCATTTTCAAAATAAGGTGTTTTAGAATATTTAACCAATCTGTCTTTTCTCTGTAAAATTCTGAAATTAAAATCTTGTTCAAATCTAATGACACTAGATTTTTCACTGAGTTCTAATAAAATCTGAGATGGCTTTAATTTAGGAATAAAATAATCAGATGTTATTAAACATACCTTATAACGATTTAAGTATTTTCCTAAAAAATAAATTCTTAAAGGAATTTCTTTTGAAAGTGTAATTGCTTCTTCTTGACTTTTGATGTCAACAAACGCAGCGTACTGACCTGGTTCGATAGAACTCAGTGCATCATTTAAGTACATCTCTGGTCTGATGCCTTTTCCAAAATCAACCTTTTTTCTATAAAGTGTAACTGATGAATTTGCATCTAGAGGAATCACTTTAGAAACAAGATATTTCTCATGTTCTAATGGAACAACGTTATAATGTATCATCAACGGTTCACGCGGTAATTCGATACAAAACTTCGGAATTTTATCTTTGAAAAGAATATGCTCAGTAAATTGAACACCATTTTCTTCTAGTGCCATCAAAGAATCGTTGTAAAAGTTAACATCATAGTAATCATCTATACTAACAAACATATTCTTCTCTCATTTTATAAATGCGTAATGATATATAAAATATTAAGTCTTCGTTTACATTCTGGTATTAAATTATCATTATTGAATTTTAAAAACTTAACTAAAACAGGATTCTGTGTTTTTAAAAAGTCTTCAAACTCTGAAGCATTTGATAAGTTATCAAAATCGAAAACTTTTCGAATCTCAAAATAATTATCTGTGTAAACTTTTAAAAATTCTCTAAATGTAATATTGAAATTTAACTTTTTAAATAATTCATGCATTTCATGAATCATAGTTCTTCTATGTCCTTTGTCCAAAGAATTTCTGAAGTTGTTTCTTTTAATTCCTTTAAAGAATCTTTAGTTTCTTTTAACTGTTTTTCAAGTTCTAAAATCTTTTCAGATGTTAAAGAATATAAAGGTAACTTTAAAAGATAATCAAAAGAATCATTTACTTTAATTATACCTTGAATTTTCTCTAACTGCTTTATAATTTCATCTTTCTTTTTCTTTGAAATTATAATTTCATTCTGAGTTACACCTTTAATAAACGCAATCTTTGATTTTAAAATACTTAAATCAGAATTACACTTTTCAATTAAGTACTCTTTACGTTTTTGAACATAAGATAACTTAAAATTGATGTAATAATCACAAATTTCTTTTGCTGAATTGAATTCAATAATCTTATTATTTTCATCAAGCACAGTATAGTTTTCAGAAACTTTTTTAATAAGTTTTAATCGTTCTAAGATATCATTATCTGATAACTGTTCTAAGTCCTTTGTTAAAAATGTAACTTCGAATTTAAAAACATCATCATCTGATAAATCTTTATAAGAAACAATCTTCTTATCATCTTCAAGTGAATCTAAAACTTTAAGATAAGTTTTAAGATCATAACCAATTGGAACTTCAGTAACTAAAACCTTATTCTTTGCAATTTTTTGAATTGTACCCTTTATCAACCACTGATTTGGAGTTTCACCTTGTGAAACTGTTCCATTAAAACCATTAAAGTATGGTGTAAAATCACCTCTTGGATTTTTACCAGCTAATTTATCAGTGATATACTTTTTAAGTTTCTTATAATCTCTAGGTAAAATTTTCTGAGCAAATCCAGAACTGATACCTTCAGAACCATTTACAAGAATAACTGGTAAAGTTGGAACATAAAATTGCGGTTCAATTTTGAAACCTTCGAAGTACTGATTCCTTAAAATTGGAGTGTCTTCTTTCTTAAATAACTTAAAAAGATATTCAGAACCTTTACCGAAAATATATCTTGAAGCAGATGCTTCATTTGAAAATCTTGTTCCAAAGTTACCTTTCTTTTCAACTAAAGGTAAATTATTTGTTCCAGCATAATTCTGACCTAACGTTACGATAACATTATCTAAATTACCGTGCAGATAATCTGAAAACTGACAAATCAAAGCACCTAACTGAGATACTTTTACAAAATCTTTAATGTTCTTTTCTAATAAAGTATAAACAATTTTTCTTGATGCGTTTTTAAGACCGTCAATCTGAGCAATCTTTCTTAAGTTATCATAACTTGAATAATTCACAAAATCTGAATTATAAAAGTCTGATATTTTAATTTTGTTTAAATCCGATTCCATCTAATATTTTCCTAAAACTTAAAACTAAAAATCCAGTGCATACTACTATTAGTATTATTAAACATAAAATCATTACAATTAAGTATGCCTGAATTTTTTCAAAAAAATTTAAGAATTTTATCACCTTAAAAGATTACACCATTGCAATTTTAAAATCATTGTCAAGAATGTACTTTTTACGAGGACTTGAATCATCGCCAAGCCATTCATCAATTAGTTCTTGCCCAGTTTCTCCTTCAAAATCAATAACTTGGATCATTTTGTCAAGACCATCTTTATCGACAATGTACTTAAGATCTTCTGAATTCCATGAACCAATACCCTTTACATAAGTTGCATCGCCCTGAAAGTTTGATTTATCATTTAAGTTGTATTTCCAACCTGTAACTTTACCGTTCTTGGTATACAAAATAACTGGAGTTTGAAGCATTCCAACTTTACCTTTAAACTCAGGTAAGTACTTTTCGATAAAACCGTTTAATAAACCACGAATATGAAAACCGTCTAAATCCTGATCTGTGGCATAAACTATCTTATCGAAACCACCATTTACATCTTTAGATCGTCTTATCAAAGTATTTTTCTTATACTTTTCTAAGTCAGAATTTGTAATATTTTTGATTTTTTCGATTTTTTCTAATTTCATAATAAGTCCTTAACTAATACCCACTTATTATCAATCTTAATTTCATCGTTTTCGTTAACTATCATTTCTTGACCATCAATATTTATTTTATAGAAATCACCATCTGGCTTATCTTCAAATGTAACACCATTCTTAATAATTTGGTATAAACCTGATAATTCTTTATTTTCGATAAACTTTTTCTGAGATGCAGAATAAGCATTTAAAGGCTTACCCTTTAACATGTAATATGCTTTTTCTTTTCTGCCTAAAGATGGTAACAAACCACCTAGTGCAGAATTATGTGAAACAATACCGTTCGCTAACAAAAATGTTCTATCATCTGAATCAACTGAAATATCGACACAATTTCTGTAACCTTCTTCTGTTACAGAATCTATTTCAACTAATTCGTACATCATTTCTAATGTTGTCTTTTCCATTTGTTTTTCCTATTTAATGTATTAAACAGAATTTACATTATTATTATAAAACAAATTATAAATAGATATATTGAAACCAAAAAATTAAAAAAAAAATCTATGAACTTAAACAATCTTGCACAGAAAACAAGCTGGGAAGCAGGTTCAAATACTTTAAAACTATGTAATTTATATATACAAAATTTTTCTATTCCTGGTATTTCATTTTCGCATCCTGATGTTTATGGTCATAATTCTGTGAAAATCGGACTTGTTTCAGATAATATGACATTTGATGAAATGAGTTTTGATTTACTTTTAGATGAAAACTACAGAGTATATTTTGAAATACTTGATATTGTTTTCAAACAGTTCAATCCTGAAAACGGTTCTTTCGCAAATCAAGAATTTGACTTTTTCGTAAATATGAAAAATCAAAAAGGTGAAAACGTTTTCACTATAAATTTCTATAATTGTAGATTTACAAATATTGGGCAAATCACATTAAGTACTCAAGGCGATGAGACTTATAATACTTTAAATGTTTCAATGAGATTTGACTACTTTAAAATCGAAAATTTAAAAGATTTAGCTCAAAAAGGCCTCCAAAAATTATAAATATAAATATGCTAAGTTATGAAAAGATTGTCTAAATGACGCTTTTCTGCATTGATTATTCCTTGTCAATGAAAAATAATGAACGCATAGAGTATCACAATTTGAAGTTTCAAACAATGGTGTTTGACAAATTGTTGAAGTTTTCTCTTATAACTAAAGGTAAATTAAAAATATGGAAATGTTATCCCCTGGTGTATATGTCCACGAAGAGGACAGATCACAAATTGTAGCCTCAAGTTCATCAAGTGTTGGTGTATTTTGCGGTGATTTCGTAAAAGGTCCTATCGGTGCTTACAAACTAATCAATACTGTTGAAGAGCTAGAAGGTTATTATGGCAAACCAACTCCAAATAATCAGAATGATTGGTTCCAAGTTCAAAACTACCTAACTTATGCTTCTCAGATTTATGTTGCTAGAGCAGGTAATGTTAACGGTAAAGAGACCGAATTAAGTACTGTAAAAATCAAGCAGATTGGTAAAACTGTTGAACCAATCCCTGGTGTTAAGGCAACTTCTGTTATCGCTACTGCTGTTTCAGAAGGTGTTTCTGGAAATAACTTAGTTGTTTCAGTAACTAAAGGTACTCCTGAAATTGTTTCAGCTGGTACAGCTGCATCAAATGCTCTAGCTACTGCTAAAGCAGTTGGAACTTCTGGTAATGATATCACTATCAAAGTTGAAAAAACTGGTACTGTTGTTAAAACTCCAGGAGTTAAGGCAACTTCTGATATTGCTACTGCTAAAGCAGTTGGAACTGCTGGTAATAATTTATCAGTTTCTGTAACTGAAACAGATTCAGTAGTTAATGAAAAAACTGTAAAATCATTTACTGTTATTACTAAAGAAAATAACATTGAAGTTGATAAACAAGAAAATGTTCTGAACGCTTCAAGTTTAGTTGATAATGATTATCTAGAATTTACAGTTTCAGATTTATCAGCTGGTGAGTTCAAGTTAACTGGTGGTACTGATGATGTAACAGCAGACGTTTTCACAGTTTATACCATCAAAAACTCTACCGTATCAGATAAGCAAGAAAATATTCAAAACAGTACAGATCTTAACGAAAATGAATTAGTTGAGTTTAAGATTTTCGATTTATCAGTTGGTGAGTTCCCATTAACTGGTGGTATAGATCCAGTTCAAAATGAAACTTTCGATGTTACAACTTTAGATAAGACAAAACCATTTGATTTTGTAAAACAATCTTCTGTAAAGTCATATTCTGAGTTAAAGAACAACACTTACGTTGTTTTTGATAAAGATTTTGTTCTTCAGACAGGTGATTTTGAATTATCTGGTGGTGTTGATGGCTTTGCTGGTGGTTTAGATCTTACAAAGATCTATGTTTCAAATATGAAAAACCTTGTACTAGGTACTATTCTAAGATTTGAACATGACGGTGATCTTTATAAGATTGTTTCATTAGATAATGCATCATTTGAAGTAACTTTAGATCGTCCACTTCCATCTGATCCTGATTATCAGCCAGCTCTTGATACTTATCCATTAAGCGTTGAAATTGTTCTTAATGGTTCTGCTGAAGCAGTAAGTTCAGAGTATGTTCAAGATACAACTTATCTTGATGAGAATGAAGTTCAGAATTCATTCAAAGTTCCAAACTCAGTATCAGCTGAAGACTTATTTGCAAATACTCAACGAGAAATTATAACAAATGATGTTGTTTTTGACGATATTTACGATTCTATCAGTTTTACTTCTCCTAAGTCTAAGGTCAAGTTCATTTCAAGAAATCCTGGCGCTTGGTCAAAAAATATTAAAATTAGTATTGCACGACCAGAATCATTCGAATTAAATGATACTTCAGAGAATCATATTCCAAGATATGCATTCCCAGGTATCTTAGTTGATGACTTCTTTGAGTATGCACCTAAAGATGATCAGGTTGGTGTTCTGATTTACGATGAAGATACAGATCAAGTTGTTGAAACTTACACTGCATCATTTGATAAAGATGCAAAAGATTCTAATAACAAATCAATGTTCATCGAAACATTAATCAACAAGAATTCTGATTATGTTTTCTGTAAAGTAAATGAAGCAAATAATTCAGAAATTGCTGATTATACTTTAAGATATTCTGTAAATGCCTTTGGTGAAGCAGAATACGTTGGTACAACTCTTGCTCTGAAGAATGGTTCTGATTCAAGCATTCAGCGAGATGACTTGATTGATGCTTATGCTTTATTTGAGAACAAAGAAGAGATTGAAGTTGATAACATCATTGGTAATGAGTTAGATGGTGGTAAAACTGCAATTAACTTAGTAACAACTCGTAAAGATTGTATTGCATTCATTGGTGCATACTATGATGATGTTGTTAATAAGAAATCTCAAAAGTGTGTTGAAAATCTTGTAAAGTGGCGTAAGACTGGTGATTTGAATGTAAATTCAATGTTCTCAGTTGCTATCGGTAACTATGCACAAATTTACAACAAGTACACAGATAGAAACATTTGGGTTAACATGGCTGGTATGTGTGCTGGTTTAAGATCTCAAACTTCTAAGAACTATGACGCATGGTGGGCTTCTGCTGGTCTTGAAAGAGGTCAGTTACAAAACATCATCAAACTGGCATTTAATCCAACTCAAGCACAACGTGATACTTTGTATAAGAATTCTATTAACCCTGTTGCAACATTCCCTTCTTTAGGTACTGTTCTATGGGGTCAGAAGACTTTACTTGGTACCCAGAGTGCCTTTGACCGCGTGAATGTTCGCGCCTTGTTTTTGAAAAATTTAGAACTTATTGCAGCTTAACTAATGCTGAAAAGTTCATAGCGAACATTAAAACGTTTTAAGATAACTTAAAAATAATCAAAAAGATTAAAGTTATAATAAATATTAAAGAAATAATCAAAAAGATTAAAATGACAAATCAAGAATTTATAATTGAACTTAAAAATTCCATTAAAAATGGGCTTCCATTAAACGCTTTTAAGAAAAAGTATAATCTATCGAATAAAGATTGTTATGATTTACTTTTTAACGAAGGAAAATGCAAATTCTGCGGTTCAAAAGCCCGATTTATAAATTTTAAGAAAGGATATGACGATATTTGCAATAATAAAGAATGCGTTAGAAAACGTCGTCATGAGAGAACTGTTAAAACAAATCTTGAAAAATATGGTGTTGAAAATGTTTCACAATTAAAGGAAATTCAAGAACGAAAGGAGAAAACATTACTTGAACATTATGGTGTAAAGGATTATCTAAATTCTGAATTTAATAAAAAGAACATGTATAAAAATGGTGTTCATGTGACAATGACACCAGAAGTTAAAGAAAAACGAAAACAAACTCTTTTAAAGAAATATAAAACATTAGATACATTTTCTTTAAATAACGGTCGCAATAAAGCAAATTCAAAAGAAGGACGTTTAAAAGCAAAAGAAACCTTACAACGTAATTATGGTGTTTCAAGCACCTTTGCTTTAGAAAAAACTAAAGAATCTATAAAGAAAACTTGTTTAGAACACTTTGGTGTTGAAAATGCAGCGAAAAGTGAAATTGTTAAAAACAAATTAAAAGAAACTTGTTTAAAGAAATATGGTAAATCGTCATTTCTGCAAACGCCAGAATATAAAGAAAAAGCTAAGAAAACAAATTTAGAAAAATATGGATCAGAGTATTATTTATCTTCTGAAAAACGCTATACTAAATTAGTAGAAGAAGGGATATGGATAGATAAAGCACTAAAAAGTGAACGTGATTTATATTACGATGAAGTTTGGAAGATAACAGAAAAACAAAATCTTGAATCGTTACCTAATTTTGAAAAACGCGGTAACATTAAATTTAAAAAAGATGCATATCACCTTGACCATGAATTTAGTATTTCTGAAGGATTCAAACAGGGTGTCCCTCCTGAAATTATAGGTGATATAGTTAATCTTGAAATGTTACCAGCAATTGAAAATATTCATAAATCTGGAAAATGTTCAACGACATTAAAAAAATTAAAAGAGTTATACGATGAACAACATAAAAACAATTAATGGAGAACAAGTTTTTCCTGTTAAAGTTTCAATAAATGAAAAGTATAGAAACATTGTTGATTTTTACACTAAAGAAAACTCATTGTGTAAATTGATCAATGTTCTTTTAGATGAATGTGATAAAAATAAACCTTTTAAGTTTAAAATTTTGAAGAAATTAAAAAATTTAAAATTAGCAGAAAAGACAAACATCAGAATATAAATAAAATAAAGTTCTTAACCAAGTATATTGGACAAGGTTAAACGTATTGAATTGCTGGAACATCCTTAGAGTCTCTATGCAACAATAAGCGAGAAATCAGCTTATGAATGCTAAACAAGTTAGAGAATTGGACAATCAGCAGCCAAGTTCCTAAAGTGTTATGCCAAGGAAAAGGTTCAACGACTATCCTAATTATTGTTGAGAAACAAAATATACGGAGTACAGAACAAGTGTTCTGGAAGTGGTACGCATAGTGATATAGTCTGCTCTTACATGAAAGTGTAAGCTTGTTTAAAGAATAGCTTGAAGTTCTTTATAACAAGGTCAAGAATTAACGACTCTTGATAAACATTTATTGCAATACTTTGGAAAGAGCTTTAGCTAAGATGGCAAAATCTACAGTTATGGAGTTCAACGATACTTATACTCGTTCACATATCTGTTCTGTAATTCGACCATACTTAGCACAGGTTCAAGCAGGTCGTGGTATTCAAGGATTCTTGGTAGTTTGTGATGAATCTAACAACACATCACAGGTTATCGCTAATAACCAGTTAGTTGTTGATATTTACATCCAGCCTACTTACGTTGCTGAAATGATTAGATTGAACTTTATCAATTCAGGTACTAATTCATTCAGTACAGAATCTGCAGGCTAATTAAAACTTAGTCTTAAAAAGGTGTATCTTTTAAAGGTACGCCTTTTTTTTTTGTTTTAAAAAACTTTTTTCTCAGAAACTTTGTTTAAACTTTCTGAGTAAAATTAAAATTCATACTTTTCTATATTAAAAACGTATTTTAAAAAAGTTTTTTGAAATGTTCTTTTAAAGAGTTTTAAAAGTTTTTTAAAATTTTGCCTAAAAATAAAAAAGTCCTTTAAAATCAATAACTTAGTTAGAATAATACTTTAATTAAGTTATTGATTTATAAGGACTTTTTAAAATTGAATTAAAATTCTAATGTACTATTTAGAAACAGTTACATAAATTGAATTCTTTTCTAGAGACTCAGGAATTTCATCAACAAATTTAGTTGAATTAAGTAAAGTATCAGTATTTTTATCTGTTTCACCTAATTTTGATTCTAAATTTCTGATTTGACCAACAGTTGCAATTTCATTATCTGAGCAATCTTCTTTAATATCTGTTCTTTCTAAATACTCAGAATCAATTTTAAAATTGTTTTCTGCTTTAATAGAATTAGAACCATAAGTTGCACTTGAAATATTTCCATCATCAGTTGTTGTAATTTTCTGTGATTTTAAAAAAGTATTTTGAACATCTTTTCTAGCAAATACAGAATTATCACCATTTAAAAATGCTTCAAATTGTCTTTTTATAGAATCTAAATCTAAAGTGTAGATTGTGTTTCCTTTCTTAAAAGATAATTCACCAAGATTGTATTTATTCATTTAGTTAACCTCTGATACTTTTGCGTACATTACACCGTCTTGGTATTCTGTATCTTCTGGTAATTTTCCAACAACTTCAATTTTAGTATAACCAGAATTTATAATAAAATTATTGAAATACTTTTCAAACTCTGGATCTTTCATCAACAAATCTACAACTTCTTCAGGTGCATATGTTCTAAGGTCAATTTCTCTGATAACAGGCATTTTGTTATCAGGACCTTTAATAGTATAAAAATATACACTATTTGGATTTTCAGGATCTTGTTCATTTAGTGTATAGAAGTTATAAATTCCAGGTTCTGCTTTTTCAATAGGTGTTTCAATCTCTTTAATTTCACCATCTTGTTCAATATACAAGACACCGTTGATTATTTCACCCTTTAAATTTTCTGACATTTTTAATAAATTGTATTCATTTTAACTATTTATAATAAAAAATGTTATAAATAGTAAAAAGTCAGAAGATATTTAGACAATGTTAACAAAAGAGCAATTATTTACAGTTTTAAAATCTGTATTTCCAAATTCTAAATCTCCTTTAAAACTAATAGATACAATTTACGAAGAAGGTACTAAAAGAAATTTCAGCAATTCTGATATTATCATGTTTCTTGCACAGACTGGACATGAATCTGCAGGTTTTACAAGACTTGAAGAAAATCTAAACTATTCTGCAAAAGCACTTCATAACGTTTTTAGAAAATATTTTCCTACAGAAACAATTGCTGAAGCATACGCAAGACAACCTAGAATGATTGCTAATAAAGTATATGCAAATAGATTAGGCAATGGTGCAACATGTACAAATGATGGATATATCTATCGTGGTCGTGGAATTATTCAGATAACTGGCAAAGATAATTACAGAAAATTAAATTATGAAACTGGTATAAACTGCGTTGAAAACCCAGATTTACTTTTAGATATGCACTTTGCTGTAATTTCAGCATTTTGGTACTGGGATTATAAAAAGTTACAAGGTAAAAAGGACATTGAAGTTGTAACAAAACTTATCAATGGTGGTTTGAACGGTATTGAAGATAGAAAAAATCTATATCTTAAAATAAAGAAAATTGTAGATACTTTTTAAAATAAGAGTTGAATGCCTTTTCATAAAATCAACGGATAAAAAATATGAACCTAAAGGTTCATATATACATCCGTTGTACTTTAGATGACGTTATCATTAAAAATCCTATTAAAAGTATTACTACAAAGCATTCCAAATGTATTGACGGGTTGATGCTTGCATATTTCATCACAAATTAAATCATACTTCCAATCAATTTTATTTGGTGTGATCTTAATTTTCTTTGTGCCAAAATGTTCTAATATTCTGTTTATATTTTTATAATCATCATCAGTAAATTTATCATTTACTTGAATTAGATATAAATCCATATTTTTATAACTAATTTTAGAAATAATAAAATGACAAGCATATAAACAATACAAATATTCTGATTGTTCAGAAATTGTGATTGCAATCATTTCCTTAGAACCATGTTTATAAACATAATTCTCTAAAAAGAATTTATTTGGATGCTTACGAATGCTCTGTATATAATCATAAATAAAATCATTAATAATCATAACTTCCTCTCTGTGAACTGCCATCGACCTTCAGGTCGATAACAGTTTAAATTCCTAAACTAGTTTAAATTCCTAAACTTGTTAAAATATCATCAACTGAACTTTTCATTTCTGATTTAACTTCGTCATGAATTCTCTGAATTTCTGATTTTGCAAAGTTTTCAGACTTTTCTTTATGTTCACCTGAATCAAAAGTACTTCCATTTATTCCAACGTGATCTTTAAATCTCATTCTAGAATAATCAATGTCCATTATCCATTGGTCTGTTCTACCGTTAAAACGATTTTTAGTTACCTTTAAAATCATTGTCTTATTTGCTTTCATTTCTTCTGACTGTAATAAGAATAAAATGAAATCAGCAATCATAGCAGTACCAATAGAATCAGATAACTTCGAGTTATCAACATTTTCAGTCTGATTGATAGATCCACGATTTAACTGCGACGCTGAAATAATAGAAACACCCAATCTCAGAGCACTTGCTCTGAATTCTTCACCAATTGATTTAATATAAGAATAAAGACCTGCAGCAGGAGAAACTTTATCTGACTTTGCAATTCCTAAATAATCAACGAAGATAACATCAAATTTGATACCTTTCTGTTGTTCGAACTTTCTTACAAGATTTTCAAGCATAGAAGCAGAAAATGAACCTGTTGGATATTCTTTAATGAAAAGTTTACCTGTATCACCAGTTTTGAATTTATCATAAGCGTTCAAAACTTCGTCTTTTGTTACAACTTCGCCTAATTCAGAAAGTGCTTCAAGTTCTCCAGGTGTTTTAGATAAATCAGAGAATCTATTCACATCTATATTAAATACATTTGAATAAATACGTTTCATCATTTCTTTTTCAGACATTTCTAAAGAAACTAATAAAACGTTCTTGTTATTCTGAATAAACCCTGAAATCAAGTCACACATTAACAAAGATTTACCAACACCTTGTGCAGCACAGATAACAGATAAAGTTCCTGGTAAAAAACCTGTTCCTAAACGTTTATTTAATTCTTTATGATTTGTTAAAACACCCACATTTCTTTCTGTAAAGTATTCGATCATCGAATTAACGTCATCGAAATCTAATCCAAGTGATTCATCAATCTGAACGTGTTCTCTTTCCTCGAGAACTGACATTGCTTTTAACATCAGATCTTCAGATTTTTTCTGTACACCTTCAGCACCAAGTAAAGTTCCTTCCAAGAAAATTGCATATTTGACAAATTTAACAACTTCCGTGTTAAAGAATTCAGAGTTTTCAATAACCTTAGATTCATTAACTTTCTTTAAAGATTCTGCAATTTCTTTTCTAATTTCTGAATTTGGAACGTCCTTTGCCTTTGTTACAATTTCAACTAACGATGGAACTTTTCGATATTCTGAGTAATACTCAGAAATCATTTTAAAAATTTCTTTATTACCAGAAATTGTAAAATATTTTTCTTTTAATAAATGATAACATCTTGAAAAATACTCAGACTTTTCTAGAATAGACTTAAGTAAGATGTATTCAAATTCTTTTGAAATATCCATTTATTTTCCTCGTTTATGCAGAATATCTTTAATCATTACAGATTTAGCAATGTAATTATTCATTGTTTTCTTAGCTTGTTTTCTATTATTATAAATCTCTGTAACTAAAGATGGAATTAAACCCTTTTTTGAAATATCAAAAAGAGCACCATTTATTCCAAGAGATAATTTATACTTCTGAAGCAACTCTGTAATTTTTTTAAACTTTTCTGGATTGTTATCTTTTAAATCAAGAAACTGTTCTTCATCCTGATCCTTTTTAATAACAGATTTTAACAAATCTCTGAGATCTGCTGGAGCTTTATCCATAGAAATGTAAGTTTCTGGACTCATATTAAATGCTGCAATACTCAGCATAGGGTACATTGAATTAACATCAACGTTCATGCACCATTTGCAAAGTCCTGGAATTGGTTCTTTAACGAATCCTCCAACGATTTTAGGAGATTCAACTTCTCTTTTAGGAGGCATAACTTTTTTCTGTTTCATTGCCTCATTTGCAATATGCTGACTCCATGGCTTTACAGTTTTCAGAGTATCATCTAGGAGAACACCCATAATCTCAGAAACTGTACTCATCAATTCAACTAATTGTAATTTATCATTTAATTTCTTTAACAGAATAACATCAGTAATTCCGTAATAAACAAATTGAAGATTTACATTTTTAAAAAATTCATCTGAACCATAAGATTTTCTGATAAGTTCTCTTAATTTATCTGAGTATTCTTTTTCTGTGTACTGATAATCTGTTCCAGTATAAAAAGAATCGAATGTTAAAAATTCAGTATGAGGAACTTTGTGTTCGCCTAATTCAATTTCAGAAATATTATCAAGTGAATAAGAAGAACGTGGATCAAATGTGAACTTTTTGTAAATTTCCATAAAGTCCATAAAGAAATGTCCGTTCGAATCTAACTTATACGAAACTCGACCTTTATCATTTATAGATTTAGTCAAAGTTGTTGAACCATACTTTGAAAGAGATTCTGAAAAACCAAGATTTTTAAGTCTATTTACAATATATGGATAATCGAATCCATTTCCGTTCCAAGCAAGAATTAAAAGTGGATTTAATTTATTAAAAAGAACTAAAAATGTATTTAATAATTGAATTTCAGATTTGCAATTTGCATATTTAACAGAATAATCAAATGAATATCCCAATTTTTCTAAATCAGATAACTCAAAATCTCTTAATCCTAAAATGTAAACAGTTTGTTCAATATTATCTAAAACTTGAATTAAAGTAATTTCTTGTTCTGCTAATCCAGGATCTGGAAATGATTGTGTTTTTTCAAATAATGTTGAATACTGAACTTCGGAAAAATTAGAACCATCTTCTGAAATCAAATAATTTTGGAGATCAGAATCTTTAAGTTTTTGAGTATCTTCAAGAGTTGTTCTGGTAATTTCACCAGTTGATTTATTTTTTAGTAAAACTTTTCTTGAGTCGGTTATTTTATAATGAACACCTGAACGTGTTTCGATATCTAGATACCAAACTCTAGGGTTTTTATTAAATGATTTTGTTTCAATGTAATTGTCACGAATATTTCTGTAAATAGGTGAACAAGCGCCAGCATGTTCTCGAGCATCTTTCGCATTTCCGAATTTCTTCGAATATTTTATAGTACTATCAAGAAAATCTGAATAAAGACCCTTTGGATCCTCAACAAAATATTCACTCTTTCCGTCAATTTTGTTTACTTGAGTTATACCAGTGTCTGGGTCAAAAACTCTTTCATAAACTTTAAAATCATTCATCCATGATGTTTCAAATAGTTTCATTTATTCCTCTTTTTTAATTCTTTTTTAAATATTTTAAACTTATTTTTATTAAAATTTAGAAAGTCCAAATATTTTCAACTAGACAAGTGTTTCATGATTCTGTTAAATTAGTTAGAAAAATTAGATTTATTATCTTACAGTATTATTATATCACAGAACTTGGCAAAAGTAAACTTTTTTTTTAATAGAGGTTAAAAAAAATGAGGTTTGAAAAATTATAAATAAAATAAATTAAAAAAATTTAAAATGTTTAAATTTGAAAATTTTCTATTTGAGAATTATTTTTCTTCTGAGAAAAATTCTAATTCTAATTCAGAAATCATAAAGCAGAATATCGGAAAATTATTCAAACTCAGAAATGATCTGGTGTTTTTGCATATTTCTGTAAAAGGTTCAAGTTTTAATGAATTACATTCTCTCTTAAATGAATATTATAATCATCTTGATGATGATATTGATTCATTACTAGAATTGTATGTTGGAATTTTCAAGAAAAGTTTCAATTTAAACGAGTTTAAGTTTTCTGATACAAATTCAGATAAATCCATTTCTAGAATTAAAAAAGTTCTCGGAGAAATTTTATCGGTTTTAGATAAAATTAAATCTGAATTCAGTAAACTGGAAAACGCTGCTGTTGATTCAAAAATCGATGGAATAGCAGAATATTATTTTAAGCAATATACTTTTATAATCGATGGATATTTTTCAGATATTCACGAAGATGAAGGTGGAGATTGTTCCGGAGATTCTGCTTCAGTCGGAACAAGTTCATCAGATATTGCAACTGTAGATAATCGTTTTCCTGAGATTGTAAAACGTAGAAGAAAATTTAAAATTTAAAATTTTGAAAAAATTAGAACGAAAGTTCTAGTTTTCAGGGGACTCTTTTTTAACTGTGGTGTTAAAAAAATGTTAAAATAACGTATTTTTAACGTGTTAAAAAGTACAGTATTTATAAAATTGCTTAGAAAGTGTGTTTTAAAATATGTTCTTTTTATATAAGAATTGAAGTATTTTTAAAATATCTTAAATAAGTATTTTAAAACAAGTTAAAAAAAAAGAGTTTTAAAAAAGATTCAAAAGAAGTGTTAGAATTTCTCAAAGCACTTTTAAATAATCCCCCTGAAAAAATTGAAATTTTATTCAAAAATTCCAATCTCTTTTTCTCAGAAACTTTGTTTAAATTTTCTCAGAATCAGAATGCGCTTCGCGCAAACTTTCTGAATCAAAATAAAACTTTCTGAGAAAATTTAAAATTCATACTTTTCTTTATTAAAAAAAAACGTATTTTAAAAAACTTTTTACTCAGAAAGTTTGTTTAAATTTTCTCAGAATCAGAATGCACAATTCACGCAAACTTTCTGAGAAAATTTCAAAAATTATTCTGCAATTGAAACTTCAATAAAACAACTCTGATTCAACGAACTAATCAAAGATACTGTACCAGGATTTGTAAATGGCTTCGTTGTTGTAATCTTGAAGAATATTTCACCATTGCTATCAAAAGTAAATGTTCTGTTATTTACAGGTAATGAACCTTCGTTAACAATTACGATATCTCCGGTTGATACAATTTTGGCACTAGATCCAGGTAATCCCTTCATTACAGTAACTTGAACTTCTTCATTCTTAGCAATTTCATATTTTTCTGCAACCATTTCAGGAGTAAAGAAACCAGGCTTTTTAGAAGTATATGAAACACTAGATGAACTTTCGTTAGTTTCGTTAGCCAACAATGTCAGAGCATTTTTATCATATCCAGAACCTTGTTTAATTTCTTCAAGAGTTCCAATATTTTCCACATTCTTATCAAAATCAGTCTGAGATTCTGCAGGGAATTTGATGAAATCGTTCTGCTCACCCTGATTTAAGTAAATATTTGTGCTTAAAGTTTTATGAATTCCAGTTAAAACGTAATGTGCTGGCCATTCTCTAAGAGTTGTTCCAAGTTCAGCAAACGCATAACACTTTAAAACATTATCAGAAACAAATCCGTAGAAATGAGATGCATCGACTTGATTATTTTCATAAAATGCTTTCTGAGTTGATCCAAAACCCGATCCTCTTGGAACGAAGTCAAATTTAGTTTTAACAGGAATTGTTCCAGGAATTACTTGAACTGTCCAGTTATAATTTTCAGGATGCACAATACCAGCTTTTTGAATCTGAACTTCGAAAACTCCTTTAAAATCACCTTGAATAGTTATAAACTTATCTTTTGATGAAATACCGTTTATAATTTCTGATTTTTCTTCATTATAAGAGTTTTCACGTCTTTTAACTAAAAGTTCTGGATATTCATCAGAAAAACCCGCTTTCAGTGAAATGTTTTGATTATCAGAACCATTTATCAGAACTTGTTTAACGAAAGTTGCTTGATTATTCTGCTGAACTAAATCATAAATGGTTTTTCCTGAAATCTTAGTAACTGAAATTGGTGACTCATCTCCATATAGAGAATTTAAACGTTTTGCAATTTCTTTTCCAGTTAAATCAGAATCGGTTGTTTTCTTATCAAGAAGATTGTTTATTTCTTTTTTAGTGTAGGCATCTCTAATATTATAACCTGAAATAGAATTTGCTTTGTTTGCTTTTAACGCTAATTCTGAAGCAAATTCATCATTTGAAACTTTTTCATTAAAAAAGCTTCTAAGTTCAGATTTAGTGAAAATATCAGAACTTTTAACGATATTAGAATCTGTATAAATTTGTTTTTCTAATTTGTCTAATTCAGAATCTGTTTCTTCTTTAGAATAAACTTCTGATTTTGTATAATAATCTTCAAGAACTTTCTTTAACTTTGAATCAGAAACAACATCTTGAACTCCAGCTAAAGTTCCTGCAACAATTTTGATTTTATCTTTATCTTTACATGGAACTTCGAGAGTTATTTGATTTTTTCCAATTTCATATTCAGAAGGACTTAAAAGAATACCATTTTTGAAAACAGATGCATAGAAAGTATCAAAATCAGTATTAAAAATATATTGGTCTTGTTCTGCAATAATTTCAGTACTTGGAAGAACATATCCAGATTCAAATGCCATTGTATAAAGCACTGAAATTGTTTCAGTTCCGAGAAGAGGTTTATAGAAATTTATAAAAGAACCTTCAATATAGTATTCTGAGCGATCAAGCAAAATACCTTCAACAAATACACATGGTGTTCCAACAGGATCAGTTACAGGAAGTTCAATTTGTGTCTGACCTTCAGTTGCTTTAAAATGCAAGTAATGGAATGAATCTTTTAGTTGAAGTTCCTTTAAAGATGGTAAATCAAACTTTTTCCAGAATTGAGAATTTTCTGGAGTATTTGCGATGTTAACATCAATTAAAGACTTGTAACAATAACCTCTGTACTTGACATATTCGTCAATTTCGTAAGGCTTTTCCGGGTTGTAGGTTTCAATTTCATTTCCTACAATTAAATCAATATATGATTTTAATTCTCTAATTTCTCGTTTTAAACGCAATAATCCAGAATTTAAAACAGTTTCATTCGGTGCACTATTGTTTTTAATTCTGTAATTATTGAAAAAAGTATCAAATGATGTGAACATCAGTTATCCTCTTTATTTTAGTATTAAGTATAATGTTTGATCTTTAGTTGCCTGTGATAAATCTGAAACAACTTGAATTTTATCACGAAGATTTACTAAAGTAGCATAAGTTGAAACAACTTCGGCCTTTGATAAAATTATTCTGTCTGTTTTATCAAAAACATTTGCCTGTACTTTTACGTACTCATCACCTGAACTACTTACAATGATTGTTCCAAGAGCGAGATCTATAAAATCTTTATCAGAACTTAACTCAGCCTGAGAACCGTCACTCTTTTTAATTTTGAAGTTTTTATAAAAATTAGATGCCATTATAAATAATTTAAAACATTTTATTTATTTATATATGATAAGCCACGGAACAATAAATTTATACACAGCAGCATTGTTATCTTTTTTAAGAAAGGTTAAAATTGAATATTTAGATGAAAATAAAAACTTGGTTTCTAAGAATATTCCAATTATGTACTCTTCTAAAGAAAAAGCAAAAAGTCTTGAATTTTTTGACTCCGACGATTTTGTTTCTGGAAATGTTAACCTTTTACCAAGAGGAACGTTAGCACTTGTTTCTATAATGAAACGAGAAGATGCTCTTTTGAACAGAAATATAAAAATAAATAAAGTGAACTTAAACGGTTCTTTTGAATATTCATATAATTCAGTTCCATTCTCATTTGTGTATGAATTTAATATATTTTGTAGAGGTATGTCTGAGTTAACATCTTTGATTGAAATTATAATGCCTAAATTCAATCCAAACTTGTCTTTAGATGTTTACGATGTTGCAAATTTAGATGAACCTTCTAGAGTTCCATTGAAACTGATGGATGTCACATTTAGTGAAGTTGATGAGTTTTCAGAAACATCTAAAAACATCTGGAATTTAACATTCTCTATGCAAATTGATGGAAATCTATATCAGAATATTAAAAGAATAAACCCTATTCTTGAATATAACACTTTTACTTCATCTAATTCAGATTTTAAATACATTGAACATATCAATAATACAATTTATACTGCACATTTCAAAAATACTAAATTATCTAGTAAAAACAATGAATTAAAAGTTATTTTTAAAACTGCTTTAGATTTACCTGAAATCACTTGGTCTTTAAGTAATGATATAACTTTTAAAACTTCTAAAGATAAGTCAACTATTTATTTTGACATTCCAGAAGAAATTTTAGAAAATTTAAACGCCGATGAAAAAGGTAAGTACATCATTGCGTCATGTTCTTTAAAAACTGTATCAGATGATTATACGATAACAAACAAATTCTATTTACAGTAATAATTTTATCCTCAGCTTTCATTTTAATTAAAAAAAAGCACTCAGAAATGAGTGCTTTATTTTTAATCTGTTTAAATATTAGGTTGTATAACACAATTTTTAACTTTATTTTATAATTAATTCTTAATAGAAAACTGATGTGAATTGAACATCGGTTAAAGATGAGGAATAGAAAATGAAATTTTGTAATTTAAAAACATGGGTTAACAAAGATGATGTCAAGGTAGGTGATGAGGGATATTTTGCCAATGACATTTGTATTTTAGAAAAAAATATAGAAAGAGATTTTAAACACAAGATTAAGCATATAGATCAATTTAGAGGTAACTGTTTTGTTGCCGAAATAGATGACAACGAACCTAGTCACTGTTCTGCGTATTCGGGTTATACTTTCTTTTTACCCAGTGAAAGAGCCGGAAAACCAACATATAGACCTATAGCGAATATTGATGAACTTCTTGATTTTCTGGTACCAGATTTAGACACCAATGCTGTTTGCGATAGTTCAGGAAACAATGATGAAATTATCAGGTATAAAAAAGCTGAGCTTTTGCTCGGAAAGAAAATCACATTAAGAGAAAAACAGGGTGCATATACAAACGTTGTGATTATTCAGAGCGTTGATTTCTACGGTGATAGTGATGCCGGTGAAGATATACACATAAATAACAATCCACTAAATTTTATGTTTGAGGCCTATAAAATTTTAATAGATGGCGAATTTGTGCCTTTTGGAGTGAAAGCATAAAATGATACCTTTATGGCTAACAACTACATGTTCAATTATATTGCTAATGGTTATCCTCTATAATCTTATAACATCAGATATAAACTGGAAACTTCTGCAAAGTACTATTAAATCATTTGCAGAAATTACTATAGCAGTGATTACTGCTATCTGTATAGTAGTTATTACTATATCAATAGCTCAAAGATTTCTATGCTGAGCATTCACCATTTAACAAGTGAATTTGCAGTTTTCATACAAATTCACGTGTTAAAAGTGTTTTTATGCATTTTAGGTTTAACGGGGAATAAAATGATTTTTAATTTAACTAAAGAACAAGCAGATACTATTACCGAATCTAATTTTATACATTGATTTTGTTACAATCTTTAATAAACAATTTAATATTATTTAAACTATTTAAAACTCTAAATATTATAAATGAAAATATAAAAGAATTCAAATGACTAAGATTTGTTACAAATGAATAATCTAAAATTTGAAGATATCCTGTAATAAAAAATAAAGAATAAATTACGATTTGAAATACATAAAATAGTATGTATTTTTTGAAATTCATTTTTTCAGAAATTGGTTTTAACAGAAAAATGATACCAATTATCGAAATACATGATAAAATGATACTTGAAAAAGAAATACACATTATCACTATAGGATAATTTAAGTAAGTTATATGTGTAAATAACGAAAATAGAAATAAACCAAATGCAAAAATAAATGCATATACTGTAGATATTAAGATTGATTTTATATACTCTTTCATGTATTAAATTCCGTAAAAATAATCTGTTGACATTTCGTCAAATTCTGTTTCTAGATTGCCATCATCAAAATTACCAATTGTTATACAATCTGCAAAATCTGTATCAGACTCTGAATAAATGCTTTTAGTAACTTCTTTGAAATCTTCAAAATTCTGAATATCATTAAACAAACAGAATGCAATTGCTAAACTCATTACTAAGTCATCATGGAATCCTTCTTCAGCTTGGAATTTCTTTTTAACAAGAATAAATCTCTGAAGTTCTAGAATTGTATCTGCATCGTAAATTTCTAATTTCTTATTTTCTATAAGAAGTTTTAAAGTTTCTAAAAGTTGTGCACGAGATTTCGGAGTTGTTCTAAAACCTGGATAAGTTTTAAATTTATTTCCTGATCTGTCATAATACAGATTTTCATATTCAAAATCTCTTTTTAAAGTATCTGCAATGCTTTGTCCTGCGCCTTCGTTGTTTTCAATAATCGTAAATGCAGTATTGTACGAATTTGCAAAATCGTATAAAAAGTTAGGCATTAGTAAATAATCAATTTGTAATCTTCCAGATGCAACCTGTTTAAATGGAAATTTTGTAACATCTATCATATGAAGTGCAAAATAATCTCTACCATCTTTTGCAGGATCTACTGATAAAATGTACTTGTGATTTTCAAGTGGTTCTTCATAAATTTTGACAAATTCTTCTGTTCCTTGAACAAATATTCTATCTTTTGGTTTTACTGATTCAATTTCCTTTAAAACATCACCAGAAATTAAAGTATGAGACGATCCAAGAAATTCACAAGCATATGCCTGTAAAAAATACTGAAGACCTTGACGATCAATAACTTGTTGTTTAAATGTTTCAGGATCTATTAAGTTTCCTTTTCTATCATATCTTGGAACTTCTCTCCAATCAACTGTAATAAGTTCCATATCATTAGATGGTTTATCTATCTGAACGTCGAAAGTTCCATATTTATTTTTAACTACGTCTAGAACAGTTTCTTTTTTCTTTATTTCTTCAATTTCAGATTCTTGAACATTTTCAATAACTTTTCTTTTCTTAGAATCTTTAACCATTGAATAAAAATGGTTTAAACCGTTTGGAGTACTGATGAAAATTGTCTTTTTCCAGGCAAGTGAAGATTGCGACGGGAGGACGGAATCAACAAAGGACTCCCATTTAGTTCCTGCCACATATGCAGTTTCATCCACAACCACAACATTCATTGTACTACCACGAAATGAATCTCCTGAAGTTGCATCTGTTAAAATTCTTGTACCATTTTCTCCTTCGATTCTTCTAACGTTCCAAACCTTTATACCTTGTTGTAACCAGATTGGTAAACATGTATATATGTTTTTAACATTTGCTAAGAAATCAGTTGCTGTACTTCCTCTGTTAGCACAAATTCCGATATTTATTTGTTCTTTAAAGAGGAACAGCCATGTTAACCAAACAGCAGTGGTTGCAGATTTTCCAGCTTGTCTTGGAAATACAACTAAGTATTGTTCATTTGCATTATTTAGTGAATGTATAAACTTTTCCTGATATTCACGGTGATCTGGAAAACCAATTCCAGATTTTGTTCTGAACTGAACATAATTATTTTTAAAATAATCAATGTCTTCAGAACATCTTTTAATTTCTTGAATATGAATATCTGACAAGTTTATCTTTGTATGAAAGGGTTTGATTTGTCTATTTCCATTAAAGGAAATTCTTCCACCAAATGCATCTAAGTAATAATCTTCATTATCCCTTTCAATATCCAAAATTTCAAGAGCAACAGACTTTCCTTCCTTAGTTTTTCTTAACTCATCAAGAATTTCAGGAGTTATAAGTTCTTTGTTTTCTTTTAATACTTTAATCTGTTCTGCGCTTAAAATCATTTTTCTTAAAAAGAGGGCCAAAGATTAAACAATGACCCTTTAAAAAAGAGGATACGATTTATTTATAACTTTTAGTCAGTTTCTTTAATTTTATCATTATCTTGAATTTTAATTGTTGATTTTTTTCCAAAAAGTCTAACTGCTAAATACCAAACTTTCCTTCGAATTGAATTTACACCGTGCATTTTAAGAATTTCAAAGAAAATTTTATCTGCAATTTTCTTATTCTCATTATTAGATTTAATTAAGTTTAATCTCATTGCTTGATACAGAACATCATGAACTAAACTTGCAATTAAAGTGTTTTTAGTATTGATAACTGGACCTGATGCACCGTCCCAGGCATAACCTTTTTTTAATTTCTAAAATGCCGTCTTTTGATGAAGCATATGGGTGTTCAAAGTCCGGTATTTTAATCGGTAGCTCAATTGAAAAATTTTCTTCAACTTTAAATTTGTACTTGTACTTTGTGTATTTCATAATTCTCTCTCAGTTAAAACAATAAATTTCATATTTCGTTTTTCAGCAAAATCTTTAGCAGCTCGCCATTTTGCTTGATTTATATAATATGTTATTAGTTCATCTTTATATCTAGTTACGTTTTTTCTTAGGATAGGTTTTTTAGTTTGAGAATATGGTTTTATTTCAACTAAAAATTTTGCACCATTTTTAAATTCTATGAAAAAATCTATATAATAACGATGAAATTGACCATCAGTTGGTTTTATGTACTGAATTGGAAAAGGTTCTAATGAATATTTTGTAATATTAGAATTCATTTCGCAATATCTAATAAATTTAAGTTCTAAAGAACTTTTATATTCAATGAAAATTCCTTCTTTAGTTATTTTCATGGAATTCATCGTTTCATCAAGTTGTCTGATGAACTTCTCAGGATAAAGCAGTCTGTACCAACCTTTATGGCTTTTCATAAATTAAGAAAAAGATCCCCATACATCATCTGTAGTTACATTCTTCTGAGATTTAACTTTTTCATCAATAGGACGTTCAAAAGAATCTACTAAATTAGTTTCTTTAGAAACAGTTTGAGAATCTTTAACTTCGAGTTCTGTTTCAAGATCTTCTTTTTCTTTCATTAGTTCTTCAAAGTAATCATCAAGTGATTTAGGTGATGTATCGAGTGGTGATAGATCATCAGAAGGCTTTTGAATTTCTGAAAGATTATCTGTAAGTTTGAACTCGTAAGGAGTTAGTGTTAACTTATAAACTGTTCTTGAATTATTATTGACATAATCATTATTTATTCCAGGAACTTGGAATGTAACGTCAGTTATTTCAAGAATTTTATTTGAAGGTAATACAATTAAATTTCCTACTATTTCTTTGAATTTTATTTCACCAAATGATTCAACTGAAATAAAAACAGATAAGTTATTTAAGTCTGTAAAACCAAATGAATTGAACTGATATCCTGAACTGTCAAATGAATCAGAGTTTTCAGGAAGTGCATACATTTCAATTATATCATTTTTATCTGCAACTAAGTGCTGATAATCCTTGAAAAGGTTATCCTCATTTATTTTCTTTACTTTAACAAATTTAACCTGAATTCCGTACATTGAAATCATTTCGGTTATAAGTGATTTATTCAAATCGTATTCAGGTGCATTATAAAAGTTTAAATTCATTTTTACGGAATGTTTTTACTATTTATAAAAAAATCGGTGCTTATTTCAAACTGCAGTTAAATTATGTTACAAGAAATATAAATATATTAAATTTGTTTTCTTAATAATAAATTTATTAAATGAAATTACTAGAATCATTAAAAAAACCATTTACAAGTTCACCAAAGAAGGATATTAGAAAATCATCTTCTGTAGTTTCACCTGAAAAGTCTTTACGAGCAATTCACGGTGATGAAGTTCAGAGTGCATTTTTTACAGGTGACAATCAACAATTATTAAATCAGTTAAACTTTACTTTTTTAAACAATTCTCAGAGTTTAGTTCAAGAACAAGCAAATAAAATTGAAACATATCGTTCAATAGTATTTCACAATTCTGAACTCAAAAACTGTATTACAGAAATTGTTAACGAAGTTGTTGGTGGAATAACAAGAACAGATGTAATTTCACTTGATTTTAATGAAGAAAATGATAGTATTAAGGAAGCAGTTCAAAATTCATTTAATAAAATTTCAACTCTTTTAAATATAAACAGATCAATTTATAATATCGTTGAACAGTCATATATTGATGGTCAAGCAGTTTTACATTGCACATTTAACGATGATAAGAAAGGCATTCAATCAGTTGAAATGATAGATCCTGCTTATTTGTTTTATGACAGAGAAAAAGAGTGCTATGTATACGAACGTGGTAATTATACAAAATCATTGTACGCTTTAACTAATTTAGAAGATGAAAAGTTAAAATATTCACGCGATGAAATAGTTCGTTCAGATTTTGGTCTTTATGAAAAAAATATCTGTCTTTCTTATGTAGAATTCGGTATTAAAAATGCAAATATTTTAAAAAATCTTGAAGATTTATTAGTTCCATTAAGATTTTCAAGATCTATGACAAGACGTGTTTTTAATGTTGACGTTGGCAATTTACCAGCAAAACGTGTTGATGAAGTTATGAAAATTATTCAACAGCGTTTCCAATATAAAAAGTTTTATAATGCAGAAACTGGTGAAATTAACAATCAACAGCACATTACATCAATGGCCGAAGACTATTGGTTCCCAAATCGTTCAGGTTCTAAAGGTACTCAAGTTGATGTTCTTGATGAAACCGGAAATCTTGGCGAATTAGGTGATATTCTGTATTATGCTAGAAAACTTTATCGTTCAATGAATGTTCCTGTTTCAAGGTTACATTTAGATAATGAATCTGATCATACATTTGATTATGAAGCAACTCAAACATCTAAAGAAGATATTAAGTTTTTCACTTTCATTTCAAGAATTCGTCAAGTTTACTCTGACTTATTCAAAAAATTATTAAAACTTGAAGTTATTTCTTCAGGAATTTTAAATGAAAAGGAATGGAAAGCTAGAGAACATGATATTAAAATCATATTTAATAACGAAAACAAGTTTATAGAGAAAATGCGTTTAATGAATCTTCAAGAAGCACTTGAAATTTATAATAATGCATCAGAACAAGTTGGTAAAGTTTTCACAGTTAAATTCTTATTTAAAGAAGTATTTAAAAAATCAGACGAAGAAATTGATGAGCTTTTAAAGGAACTTGAATCAGAGAAAAAGGATAAACGTTTTGCTCAATACTATAATAACTCTGAAGAATTTTAAAATAATTGCATAACCTCCTCAACCTCATTATACAAAAAAAGGACCTCATTTGATTTGAAGTCCTTTTTAATTTTGGGATATTATAGGATGCCGTGATTTTCTTTAAATTCTTCTTCAGTGATATTTGTCATTTCAAGATCTGAAAGATCATCATAATGAACACATTCTGGAGAACAGTAAGTTACTGGAGTCCACTTTCCACATGTCTTGCATCTGTTTAACTTGCCTTTTAAAAACTCAGCTAAAATTGTATAATAAGAAACCTTTTCAAGATAATTTACTGAAATATTGTCTTTAACTACTGAGTATTCGTTAATAATTCCATTTAATACATCAGCAATGTCTGACTGTAAAACATCAAAAACTAAAGATGAATTACAGTTCTTTTTAGAGATTTTCATAAAAATCTCTGACTTTGAATATCCTAACTTAGAAAGGAATTTCACAGCAACTCTTAAAGCAGTTAACTTGATCTTCTCATTCTTATTTCTGTTTAAAAGAATCATCATCTTTAAAGTGTTTCTTGTCTCTGAAGAAAGATTTAAATCAGCATTTGAAATGATCTTTTCAACAGCCTTTTCAGCAGATGCTGTAATCTTAACGCGCTTTGCTTTAGAAAGATCAGCTGGGTTAACATTAACGAAGTTTAACATAATATTTCTCCTGTTATCAATTTGTTTTTACAGTATCATTATAAACCAAATTTTTTAAAAAGTAAACCAATTTTTTAAAATTTTTTTATTTTTTTTTTATTTGATTTAACTTTTTACATATACATTATAAACCAAAACTTAGAAAAAGTAAACTTTTTTTTAAAAATTTTGATATTTGCGTAACAGTTTTATACAAAATGAAATAGAGGAGGATGATGAGGAATAAAAAACGTCAAAGTGTTTTTCAACCTTGACGTTTATTGACATTTTTCAGATCACTGATTGTATCTTAGAACTTCGTCATAAAGTCCTATTTCTTTTAAGTGTTCAATTGAAACACCAGCACCTTCTCTGAATCCGCAATGAGGGCATTCGTCACCAATGATTCCAAGATATCCACAAACTGGACATTGATCGTTTTGAGTATTTATAGAGAAATACTGTAAATTTTTCTTTGCAGCATATCTTACAATAGCTTCGTATGCATCCAAGTTTTTGTTTGGATCACCATCTAATTCGATATATGTTATAGAACCAGCATTACAAATCTCGTGATATGGAGACTCAACGTCAATTTTATGCAAAATAGAAGTGTTGTAATAAACAGGAACATGGAAACTATTTGTGTAATAATCTCTGTCTGTTACACCTGGAATAACACCAAAAATCTTTCTATCTTTTCTTAAGAATGTTCCAGCTGTACTTTCAGCAGGTGTTGCAAAACAACTCCAAGATAAACCAGTCTTTTTAGATTCTTCATCCATTCTATCTCTTAAATGCTGAATAATTTTAAGACCAAGTTCTTGAGCTTCTTCTGATTCACCATGATGTTTTCCAGTTAAAGCAACTAAACATTCTGCTAAACCACAGAATCCAACTGAAATTGAAGATTGCTTTAAAATTTCACGAATAGTGTCGTTTGGTCCATACTTATCAGAATCTAAGTATAAACCTTGACCCATAAGGAAAGGATAGTTATAAACATGCTTTTTTCCGATGTACTCAAATCTATCTTTTAACTGCTGAATTGCATCATCAATTAAATTATCAAAATCATTAAAGAACTTCTTTAAATCACCTTTAGCTAAAATACCAAGTCTTGGTAAATTTAAAGTATTAAAACTGAAATTGCCTCTTCCAGTTACTTGTTCATGATCTTTGTCATAAGTGTTTCCAATTACGCGCGTTCTGCAATTGTGTGAATGTACACCGCTTAAATCAAAAGTATCTGATTCAGTTTCGACATCAAATGAATCATCTGTTTTGTTTAAATATTCAATGTCATTAACTTTTTCTTCGTGCTTTTCAATATCATAGTAAATTCCAGCATCGTAAACTTCAAGAGGTGTGCTGAAATACTTTAATTTCCAAAAGTGTTTAATTGGATGATCAAAACGAATTTCAGAAACATTTTTATGTTCAGTTTTAATATAACCCAACTTATTAAGATAAAATTCAATAATATCTAAGTAATTTTCTGTAAAATCAAAAACTTGAACTAATGTCTTTCCTAAAGATTCAGCTGCAATTTGACGTTTAAAATGATTATCCTTAGTTGTACAAGTATAATTTTTATTCTTTTTAGTAATTTCAGCATAAGAAACATTAGAAGCATGACTTTCAGACGGATTGATATCTATGAATAAGTCTTTATATGATAAATCAAAAATGAAGTCGCCTAGAACACTTTCAAACTTAAAGTCTAAGTTAAATTTCTTTAATAACTCATCATGAACTTTTTTTGTCTTCATAGAAATAACTGGTCCTCTTGCTTTTAGTATCTCTTCATTGTTCATATTCTTTAAAGTATTAAAATAAGTTTTATGACGTTTTAAATTAGCTTCGTCTGTATGAGAATTTATGTCGCTCTTTAATTTACTTTCTGGAGTATTAAATGCAAATGCTCCATATCGTTCAATCTGTGTTTTCCTTGTTTTAGCTTTAATTTCTGGCCTTTGCATTGGATTATAAACACCGTACTTTTTAAAATATAATTCAGATCGATATTTATATAAGCATTCATTAGAGCAAAAATTCTTTAGATGCTTAACTGTCCGAATGAATTCTTTTCCGCAAACTTTACATTTGCATTTTTCATTATCGTACATATACTACATCTCCATTATGAATGTCTTTTACAAAAGTTCTACCTTTATCTTTAATATCTAAAGGATGGTCATCAGTTAAAATCAAAGTCTTTGAATCTGTTTTTACTTCAACCCAGTTAGAAACATTCAAATTTCTAAGAATACCTTTGCATTTTACAAAAGAACTGTTATCTTTAATTAAAACATTATCTAATTTAATGTATTCTGATTTTTCAGTTTTCTTGTAAACACCGAATTCATCTTTTAAGAAATTGAAAGCATCAATGAATGATAAATCATACATAGTATCTTTATAGATAAAAGTAATCTTTTCATTCTTGTCTGCACATCCCATAACCGCAATTTCTGTTTCTGGATGACCTTCCTTGTAATACTGAGCATTGTAAGGAGAATCACAGAATGTGAAATTTGGAAATAAACGTTTTGCAGATGTCTTAATTGCTAACTTAAATAAATCATAATTCTTAGACTTTGGATCTAAATTTACAGATTTTTTAATCTTAAAAATCTGAACTGGGAATATTGGTGTTTCAGATCTTCCAAGACCTTTCTGAGTAGCCAACAGAACATTCTTCACAATCATTCTGCCTTCTTCAGAAGTATCTGTTCCGTAGTTGATAGAACTAAACGGAGTCTGCGCACCACAATTATGAACTACTGCAAAATTATCAGAATTTTTATCCTTAACACAGAAATTATGGTTATCTTCAACTTCAATGTCAAATACTTCTTCAGTAATGTCATTTTTCATAAATACAATTGATGAAAAACCATCTATAGTTAAAACATCCGTTGCATACTGTGCTTCAACGTATCCTTTTGATGTATAAAGCTTATGATCTGGAGTGCATCTTAATCTCTGACCATTTTCAAGAACTAATAGAAGAAGTTCCTTTTCACCATTATCTAATACTCTTTTAACCTTTTTATACTCATATTCTTGAGTATTTACATTAAATGATAACACATAATCATTTACTTTGAGTTTATTGATGTTCGTATTACCATCTGCAGCCACGATTATCTCATCAGCAGGTAAACATCTAGAATGCATAGTATTAAAATTGTGAATTAGAGCTTCCATTGCCTGATATGTTTCTTTATCAGTTTTCTTTAATGCACGTTTATATAACTTTTCAAAAATTTCAGAATCAATTTTAAGTAATTCTGATAATTCTGATTTTGAATCCAAGTTTAAAATTGTATTGTACTTTTGATAAATTTTATCAGTTATTTCTTTAGTAAGAATATTCTTAAAATCTTTTTCAGTATCTTCTGAATCAAAATAATCATTTAAGCATTCTCTTAAATGATTTACAAATGACTTTGCAACGTACGGTGCTAAATCATAATCAAATGTCGGAAAAGCCTGGCCACCAAACATTTCATTCTGATTAGACTGCAAAACAATACAAGCTAAATTTGCTGCTGTTTTAATTGACTGAGGTTCTCTTACAGTTCCATGTCCAGTATTAAAACCAGATTTTAAAAGTTTTGCTAATGGAATAAACAAGCAATTCATTGTAATGCTATAAAAATCTAAATCATGTACATGAAAATCACCATTTTCATGTTGCATTGCAAACTTTGGCTTAATTAAGTACTTTAAATTATAATCTTTTGATGCTTCTGTACCAATTTTTAACATTGTACCCATTGAGGTATTAACATCAATGTTTGCATTTTCTCTTTTTAGATCTAATTCAGAACTTTCAATTTTATTGATATCATCAAAAATCTTAGTTAACTGTGTATTTGCATCTCTGGCTTTAGCTCTGTCATGTCTGTAAATGATGTATGCTTTTGCCTCATCATACATTCCACGCTTAACAAGTTCTTGTTCAACCAGGTCTTGAATTGTTTCAACTCCAGTATTATCAGAAATTTTATTCTGAACTGAATTTGCAATCTCATAAACTAGTGCTTGATTTGTATTATGAACTTCGTCAAAACACTTTGAAATTGCTTTAATGAGTTTAGAACTTGAAAATTCTTCAACTCTTGCATCTCTCTTTCTAATTCTCATTTTAATCCTCTAAAATGAATGTTTTACTCTGTCGTGTTCTTCTGCACGCTTAGCATTATTCCACTTTGAAATATCGCCGACTAAATAACCTGTGATTCTTCTAATTCTTGAAAATTTTAAATTCTTTCCTATTACACCGTTTTCAATCTTTGCTTTCATTTTAAAACTCCTATTTACTAATGGTAAAATTATTTATTCAACGGTTTTTACCTTCTATTGCATCCGGACGAGTGGCCTTAAACTTTATTTTCCTTGATTTTCAATAAATTTAATAGCTTCCATTGCAATTTCGTTTGGAGTTTTAAAATTACACTTAATTTCTATTTTGTTCTTAATACTAGATTTTCCTAGAGCTATTCTAAAAGCATCTATTTCATCTGAGATGTCACTTACTAAGTTTGAGATGTTATTACCATCATCTCGTGCTGCCAATGTGACCGGATCATCACTTAATAGGATTAAGAACACATCTGATCTCTTTAAAGATTTTTCAAGTTCTAGAACATAATCACCTGAATATCCTCTATATTTCGGTGAGTATACCATTTCTCCAATATGTGATCTGTTAACAATGAAATTAAAATCAGTGTTTAATATTTTAAACATATTTTTATTAATTTCAACTGAAACATCTTTAACTGACATTCCGCCATCAAAAGGTTTTACACCTGAATAATGTAATTCAATACAGTTTTCTCTGTAAAATCTATTTTTAAGAGATTTGATTAGAGTATCTTTACCAACTCTATCAGGTCCTTCGATAATAATAACCATTTGAAAATTTCCTTTTTCTTTTAATTATAAATCACGAATAATTTATTTTAAAATTAGTCCAAGAATTTAAAAAATGCAGAAACTGAAAAGATTCTGCATTTTTTAAATAATTACTCTTTAAGAACTATAACCCATATTCTCTGCTCTTAACTTTAAAATGGATTTTCATATCGTCAGTTCTAATTACGATACCTTCGTGGTTCTTATCTCCATCATAAACTACAAAATGACTACCTTCTGTAAATTTTAAATTATCGACAAATTTCTGTAAGCTTTCGAGGTCATATCTATTTAGATCAATATCTAAATACTGAACTGTCCTAAAACCTTTAATTCCTGCACCATTAATCATATCGCAATATTCATCAGGGTTTAAATCTCTTAGGCCATTACGAACTCTATAAACATTAAAATTTTCACCATCCTTATAAATTCCTTTCTGGACTTTTGGGGATGTATATTCACCTTGTAGAATTAAGTTAGGATGATCTTTAAAAAATGGTTTAAGCCTTTCACAGAAAGCGTACATGTCTTTATCACCTTCTACATTTCTTCCAAAAACTGCAAGTTCTTTTCCAAAATAAAAAGGATTCTTTAAAGATTTAATATTTAAAAGATGCTTTGTAATTTGATCTTTTAAAGGTACTTTTTTATTTCTATGAATAATCTTTTTAAAGATAAATTCAAATTCTTTCTTAATTTCTTTAAAGTTGTACTTAATATCTTCAATAACATCTTTTAAAGATCTGTTTTCTAAAAAGACAGTCATTGATTTTCCTTCAAGTTTAACCGAAGTGTAGTACTTTTTATCTTTAATCTTATCCAACATTGAAGGATCATTCATTAAGTTGTCTTCATCACTCTTAGGAATTAAGTCAACTGGAAAACTTCTAACTCTTGCTAACTCTTTTCCATTAAACTGTTTTGGGCTAGCATCATAACGATCTTCATCTTTTCGAACATTGAAAACATCATCATAAACTTCACCAGCTTTAATTTCTGTTTTCAATTCTTCTGAAGTCATCACTAAGCCAAATGAGTATACATTACTCATTTTTATTTTTCTAATTAAGAATCCTTTACAACGTTCGTTGTAACAACGCTTTCTTAGAAATTCAAATACTGGAGTTTCTGGAAGAATACTATCAACTTCAAAATAACAAACAACGTCACCAGGCTTAAGTTTCTTAGAACCAATAACTGTATAAGCATTTTCTTTAAAATGTAAAAGGCCTATTTTATCTTTGCCTTCAATATCATCTACCTTAGAGATAGTGACACCATAAGCCATATTTCTCATTTTAATATCCTCTTCGTAAGTTAAACTTTTACAAATTGTGCATTATCTTGTTTATTAAATTTCTTTGGAATTTCACCTTGATGCCAAAGATTATGAGTAACGATAATGTCATCAGAATCGAATTTTCTGATTTTAAATTCTTGTCCGCTAAAACCTAAAAATCCATTATATTTTGAAACGTCTTCTGGTTCTTCGCAAACATGATAACAATGTCCATCTATGATAATAGCATCATCATCTAAAGCATTTCTCCAAAAGTCCATCTGATGACATTCATCAGAGCAACAACCATTTGCAAATAAAGGATGAGTTGATTTTTTACCACAAACTGGACATTTGAAAATTTTTATCATAAAAATTTTCCTTTATTCGTCATTGTCGTCGCAGTCGTCGTTTTCAAAAATGATGTCTGGTGCATCAAACCATACAAAATCATTGATATCAACATCTGATGGTTCAGAATCGCAAAATACATCTTCAATTAAACGTTCTAGTTCTTCAACTTTATCTTCTTGAACACAACGTTCAAAAACATCCTTAGCACCAGACCAGAATTCAAAATTTTCGATGTCAAAATTAACTTTGTACTGCATAACGTTTTCCTTTTTCTTAGTTGTTTAATTTGTTTTTACAGTATCATTATAAACCAAATTTTAGAGAATGTAAACTATTTTTTTAAAAATTTTGATATTTACTTAACATTTTTATAAATTGATAATGAGGTTGTTGAGGAGGAATGACGAAAATTGGAAAACAAAAAACCTCCTAAAAAAGAGGTCTTCGTAAAAAAATCTTTTTACTTTCTCTCTTTGTACCAATCAGGTTCATTGCCTTCAAGTGATGAGAATTTAAACATACTATCCATTTTTTTAACATGTGAAACATCCCATTTTGAGATATCTCCATTGAATTTAGATTCACAGAACATCCAAGACATATTTTCAACACTTGAAACATCCCATTTTGAGATATCTCCATTGAATTTAGATTTCTCAAACATATTACTCATATCCTTAACATTTGAAACATTCCACTTTGAGATATCTCCATTAAAGTTAGATCTACAGAACATCAATTTCATATTCTTAACTTTTGAAACATCCCATTTTGAAATGTCACCATTGAATTCAGATTTTAAGAACAAACCTTCCATATCTTTAACATTTGAAACATCCCATTTTGAAATGTCACCATTGAATTCAGATTTTAAGAACATGCCTTCCATATCAGTAATCTTTGAAGTATCAATAAAGTTAAGGTCACAATTAAAACCTTGTTCTTCGATTGTATCTTCAATAATTTCCTTCAGTTCATCTTTAGTTTTAGGTTGAACTGTAGTTTTAGATGCTTCATTTAAAAAATATGTAAATTTCATTTTTTACCTCAAAAAATCCACTTAAACAAGTGGATTTTTAAATTATTTAATCTTTGTACCAATCTGGCCCATTGCCTTCAAGAGGTGAGTGTTTAAACATATTATCCATATTGATAGCATTTGAAACATCCCACTTTGAAATGTCTCCGTTGAACTCAGAATCGTAGAACATATCACTCAAATTGCTAACATATGAAACATCCCACTTTGAAATGTCACCGTTGAATTTAGACTGTCTAAACATCAAACGCATCTTTTTAACTCTTGAAACATCCCACTTTGAAATGTCCTTATTGAATCTAGAGAACTCAAACATACCTTCCATATTTATAACATTTGAAACATTCCATTTTGAGATATCACCATTGAAGATAGAATTGCAGAACATACATTCCATATTCTCAACATTAGAAACATCCCATTTTGAGATATCACCGTTGAATTTGGTGTTGTAGAACAATTCACTCATGTCAGTAATCTTTGAAGTGTCAATAAAATTAAGGTCACAATTATTGCCTTGTTCTTTAATTGTTTCTTCAATAATTTTCTTTAATTCAACCTTATTTTTAGGTTGAACTGTGGTTTTACCTGCTTCGTTTAAAAAATATGTAAATTTCATTTTTTTTCCGTATAGTTGTGAAAAACTTTTATTATTTATAATCTGGAAAATCTGAAAGGTCATACCCGGCCTTTTCAAGTAACTTTTTCAGTTTAGTGTATTCTCTAATATATTTGTTTCTAGTTTTTTCTTCAAACTCACCTTGAATGAACAACTTTAACATTCTAAGTCTTGTGAAAGGACTGCTTAAGTCCCATTCAGCTGTAAATGAACTGTCTGTTGATGTGTATTTCATTCCGTGTTTTTTGTCGTACCAAACATTACCATCTTTTTTAAATGTTGACAGGACCGGAATTACACAAACTGCAACTAAACAAACAATTAAAAATATTAAAACAATATTCTCCATCTAGCTCCTTACCTATAAAGTGTGAACTAAATTCTGGAATTCTGCTGAATCTTCAGACATATCTTCAACAAGATCTTTAGAATCAATGTAACCTTCTTCAACGATAGAAAAATATCTATCCTGGTAAGAACTGCATGAATTTGATTCAGCTTTATTTAGATTTGAAACAAGTGAGTTAAAAGTCTTAATCTTTTCATTAGGAGAGATCTTCTTAGCACCTCTTTCATGCATATAAGATCTACCAGTGTCTAAACCATATCCAAAATAGTCGGTCTTAAAATAATCTACAGTGTGAAAATCTGTGATAGTTTCTCTGGAAGGACGGCATATGCCAATTCTTTTAACTCTGATTTTTGCAACTTTAATCTTCATATTTTAATCCTTTTTTCAATTTATTTTATATTATCATTATAATATAAAAATTTCGGTTTGTAAACAAATTTTTTAATTTTTTTTTTTAATTTTTAAAATTTGTTTTACATATACATTATAAACCAATTTTTTGGGTTTGTAAACAAATTTTTTATGTATTTTATATAATATATAGAAATAAAAGGAATTTAGAAGAATGATAAGATCTCCATTAGTTTATAGTGGTAGCAAATTTTCGTTGATGAAACAATTACTGCCCTTATTTCCAAAAAATATAGATACTTTTTATGATGTCTTTTGCGGCAGCTGTACAGTGTCTTTGAATGTTGATGCCAATCATTATAAGTGTAATGATATTTGCAAACCGTTAATAGACCTTTATAATTATTTTAAGACTGAATATCAAGAAAACAAATTACAAGAATATATTGAAAAATTTGATCTTTATAATATAAAAGATGAAGACTTTTATAAAATAAGGGATCTTTATAATTCATCAAAAGACCCTTTGCTTCTGTATATTCTTTCAAGATGTTCCTTTAATCATATGATAAGGTTTAATTCCAAAAATGAGTTTAATACACCATTTGGAAATTGGTTTAAAATAAACAGAAAGTATCACCATGATTTAGACGTTTTAAAATTCAAAAACAAAGATTTTTACAGTCAGAATTTTGATGATTTTTTAAATGCTTTTGAATATAAGGAAAATGACTTTATATATTTAGATCCTCCTTATCTGATTACCAATGCAAATTACAATTCTGGTTGGACAGAAAAGGAAGAGCTGAAATTACTAGATTTTTGCAGTAAGACAAGTGCTAAATTTGGAATTTCAAATGTTTTTGAACACAAAGGACGTTCAAACGAATTGCTTAAGGAATTTGCAAAGGGATACAATGTGTATTATCTAAATAAATCTTATAATGCTTGGAACAATGCGAGCAAAAATAAATCAGACAAAACTGTTGAAGTGTTCATATGTAATTATGAAATTACTGAAGGTTTGGAAAAATAATAGAATTACATAACAGCGATTGTTTAGAAAGGCACACGATAAAAAAAACCTCAATTAAGAGGTTTTTAAATTTTATTCTGAAGGCTGTTAAGGCTGAGGCGGAATTTCATCAACTAAGAAATACATTACACCATCAGTATTTGCATCTTCTTCATTTGTTATTAACTGTATTTTGTTATTAAGTTTATTTTGTAAATTACCTATTTGTAATTTGTTATTAGCAATTTCTGTTCGCACAGATGTCATGTCCGTGCTAACATCACTTCTAAATGATTCTATTTTATTGTTAGTGTCATTTTTCAAATCACGGACATTTGAAACAGTTGCAATTTCATTTCCATTAGAATTTTCAATGTCTGGAACAGGAGCATACGTTTGAACACCATCTTCTGATGATCTAATTCCTAGTTTATAATTTCCACCGTCAACAGTCAATTCTGATACTTGAGATACAGAATTTGCTTTAACATTTAAAGATGCTAAATTCTTTAAAGATTGAGTTTTATTTCCTTCACTATCTGTTTCAGTAAAATCAGTTTGATTCAATTCAACTGTAACTGAATTAGTATTTTCTAAATCTGTTTTTGTTAGGTCTTTTGTTACTGCATCTGTGATGAATTTTGAAACTTTTAAAGAACCTGAGAAATTATTATCACCCGTAAAAGTGTTGTCTTTATTTGTATATGCAACATCTTTGATATTAGCCTGAACATACTGAGTTCTGATTTTTTTAGGATTTTCAGTTCTAGAAGTTCTCACTAAAACGTCAAAATGATGAAGATCTTCAGAATCTATAGAAACATATTCATTGTTTTCGTTAAAAGGTACCATGTAATAAGTACCAATAACCATATCTGAATAATTTTCGGGATTTGAATAATCTTTTGTTGCGTACTGAAAATCGCCATCCTCTAATGCTTTTACACGGTTTTGTAATGAGCTAATGTTTGTTTTGTTTGAATCTATTTCTGTTAAATCAATATAACCAACATTGCCATTTTTGTCAGTTATTGCAAGTTCTTTAATCTTTTTCATTTTTGTTGATTTTTAGTAGTTTGCAGGTTCTTTACTATTTATAATTCTAATTTTTTCCTATTTATATTAAACAATGGAAACAAAGCCACATTTAATTTGTTGTACAATTCTTCTAAGTTAACAAACTTTGTTTCTGAAAGTTGTATAGTATCACCCATTCTAAGTAAAGGTTCTAATACATATTTAAGTGCTTCAATATCATATCCTGTTAACAGAACGTTGTATAAATCTGATTTTTCTGCTATTTTTTCCATTATTTTTCCAAGTGTTTTGAATATTTATATAAATAATAAAAATGACAACATCTTTAGTGTCATAACATCTAAAAAGTATACTTAAATAGGATTTTAAAATGCTCAAATTTGAACAACTAATGAATGGTTCTTATTTTGAAAATACTGAACTATCTGAATCACAAGTAGCATCGTTATTTGATGAACATGCAACTTTTAAAGAAATTATAAAAAATGTCATCGGTTTAGATGATATTGATTTAAACATTTTTGGTAATTATCTGTATTATTCATTCTTTGCCGAAACACCAGATGAAGGTGAGTTAGATTTTTCAATCGTTGATGTCATTTCAATGCTCACTGAATTAAATGATTATAACATTTATCAGGTTGTCAATGATGAATTAAAACATATAATTGCTGACCCTGAGTATTTCATGGAAATTCCATTTGAAAATAACATTGGTTTAACAGACGTTAATGATTTTGACAATTCGGAATTAGAAGATGATTATTCAGAAGGTGAAATTTCTGAGGCTAAAATTCATATTATGACTGCTAAAACTGCTAATAAGAAACGTCGTAAATTCTTTACACTTTCTAAAGCACAGTTATTAAGAAATAAGCCAAAGAATAAAATTAAAAATCGTATGAATCGTGCTAAAACACGTGCTTACAAACGTGCTAATGCAGCAAAGATTAAACGTTATCAAATTTCAAGACAACGTTTAATTGATAAGGGATTACATAACGTAAAGTTAAGAAGAAAAGCCTAAAATATAAAAGGAAGACTTTAAATATCTTCCTTTTTAATTGTTTAGTATTTAGAATTGTATCTTCTGATATTTTCTAAGTTCTTATAATAATAATATGTAAAAAGTTCTTTAGATGAAATTCTCAATCCGAGCATCATATTCATAAAGAAATGCCACATATCGATTAGCTCAAACTTAAGTTCCTTTAATTCATTTGGCTCTAACTCAGAAATATCCTTTTCACGTAGCTTTAAATGATTTGATTTCCACTTCTTCCAAAGTGCAGATCTTTCCTTTTCTGGTAAATTCATACCTGGTAAAGCATCTACAACTTCTCTAAACTCATCATCTAAAGCAATCTTATTATCTCTTAACCAGTCATAAATTTCACCGATCTTTGATAAATCATCAGGACACTTATTACCTTCTACAGTTTCTGATAAATGAATTTGTAAAGAATTTTGTGCATTTAGCATGTACTCTAAAGGATCTTTGCCTTTTGATAACAAGTCTTCATATAACTTGTTACATTCTTTAATCTTTTCGTCGTTAATTAAATTTGCACATGAGTTAAATTCTGCCATTTATTTCTCCTTAATCTCTTTAATCTTCTAAAAACTTAAAATGTCTTTCATAAATGTGAAGTGATCCAACTTGATGAATAATTGGTGACTTGTTTAAATGATAATACTTTGAAAGGTCGTTAAATAATTTCTCGTAAACGTATCTGTGCCAGAACATGTCATTCTTGTAACCGTAAACAGCATCACAAGAACGCTGATTTACAATATAAATTAAAGTATCATTTCTAATTAAAACATGAACTGTTGATGTACACATAAAATCAGACATTCCATCTTTGTTATAATCTTTCCACATACTAGGTCTTGTGTAAATCATCAGGGCTCTTCTAGAATCTTTATGTCTCTTTAATTCTGAAAGAACATTTTGGTATTGATAACCATTTTCAGATGAGAAAATACACCAACCGTAATTAGAATTTATCAATCCATCTTTTGATGAAACTTGTTTCCAGATAGTTGGAGCACCTCCAGGAATGTCAGAAACATTTAAAGATTCTGAAAGATACCACTCTAATTCTCGATTTGCATAATCAGTGTTCAGAGTTCCAAAGATAACATCTTCATCAGCTAAATATGAATCACCGATAATTTCAAGAGTTTTAGCACCAGATTTATCAATAATAAACTCTTGATTTCTATAAAGATTTTTAAAGGTTTCTCTGATATCTTTAACTGATTTCATATTCTTACTCCTTTAAAGATTTTTATATATTATAATACAGAAAAATGACCTTTTTATTAAAAACCAAAAATATTTTATAAACTACTTTCGTACGGCGATTTTTTAATAACTATCATCTAAATCATCAATTCTTTTTAAAGCAGATGTGTAAGTGTCATTTGTTCTTACTTCTTCAATGAAATCTTTGTATACTTCTAAAATCTCCTCATCTTCAAATCCTATATTGTTATTGATAAGTTCCATCTCTGCTTTTTGAAACATTTTAATTTTTAATAACTCTGGATTTTTTAATAAATTTATAATTTCATTTCTTGAATTTATAGTAAAGAATAATGCTTGAGTAATATATTGTTTAAACAGACAATCAAAAATGCAAAAAATGTAATCTCTTTTACTTCCATCTCTTAATGTTTCAACTAAATCTTGATTAATCATTATAGTTCTCCTTCTTAAAATTTTCTAAAATAATTTTTTTTTATATTATATAAAAAACATTAAAAATTTTTTATGTGTCCAAAAAAAAAAATTTTTTTTTAACCTTAAAGACTAATTTTAAACGTGTACTTAAAATTCTTTTTTTTAACTTCAACAAATTCTTCTATCTTTAAAGAAGATTTAGTTATTTCTTCCTCTTCAAAATTTGATGATAATGAACAATCTTTCCTTAAAATACAGTCACAAAAAGCACTAGTTGTAATATTTTTTATATTCATAAATTATCTTTTGTTGTGCTTGGAAAGCATTTAAAATTTCAAGATCGTTTTCAGTCATTTTTCTAAAATTCTCTGAATCAAAAATATAATAAACTTTATTATCTTTTGACTGAACATCAATAAAAACATCTTGAAGAACTAACTCAGGAGTTTCTAGATTTAAGGGTAAACGTTTTTCGCAAACTGTTTTTGTTTCAATAGTACTTGAACAACCACTTAATACTGAAATTACTGAACTTAAAATAATTATTGTAAGATATCGCATTTTGAATCTTTATAACACTTGTAAATTGAATATTGAACTTTAGTCTTATGCTCTGGTACTAAACATTCTTTAGATGATTTTGAAACTTCATTTGAAACTGCACTTACTGTCTTGGACTTCAAATTATTTTCAAACGAATTTATAGCGTCATGAATTTGAAATCTTTTCATTTGACTATTATACAATTCATTTAATTCAGAATTTGCACTCTGAATTTTAGAATAATCATCTTTAAGTTTAGATATTGTTTCATCTTGAACTTTTAATGAATTTTCGAGAATTTTGTTATTTTGCTCAGAAACTTCTAAGTCAGATTTTAACGATTTGCAGTACAAACCTAAAATCAGAATTACCACTGAAAATGTAACTATTAAATATTTCATTCTAAAAACGGATTTATTTGATATTTATCAAATAACTCCTTTAACCGTTTAGTTAAATGAGTACTTTTTGGATATTCTGGAACTTTTGGACAAACTTTTTTTAGTTTATTATATTGTCTTTTAGAAATACTTTTTTCAGGAACTTTTTCAGTTGGATGAATAAACGGATATGTTCCCGCTTCATAGTACTGAATAAGTTGTTTTAAAAATTCAATTCGTTCTTTTACAGTTTTAAACTGTTTATAACGCGTTGAATTGTTCCAAATTTTCCCCTCTAACGTATTACACTCTCTGCAAAGAACTCCACGTATAAGTCCTGCACCATCAGTTCCAAGTGTTTGATTTTTATTTAATTTATGCTGATGGTCAAGTGCAATTCCTGGATCATTTCTGATATCTTTTCCACAAATTGCGCACTTAAACCCTTGATTTTTAAGAATTTTTTCTCGAAGTTCTTTAACATCAGATCCCTTTAACTGTTTAAGATCCTGAACATTACATTCAGGATTTTCTAAATCATTCGAATTCAAAGGATGCTAAAACTCCTTTTTCAAATGCTTTATCATGTAGTTTAGTATAAGTTTCCTTTTCAAAATCTGACTTTTCAAAAAGTTCTTTTAAATTTTCAGGAACTATATAATTGATTTTACAGTTTAAATTAAATTCTTCAGAATCTAATCTGTTTATTTCATTTTTAAAATCATCAATTGAATTCAGATAAACTGTTCTTAAACAATCTTCAGGTTCTACTTGGTGATCTTCATTAAAGTGAGATTTCTTAGAAATATTGATTATTGTTCTGTACTTTTCATACTCATCATGAAGTCTTGAATTGTACTTTTTATGTTCACTGATAATGTAGATAATTGAATTATGAATAATTTGTGAAACATAAGAAAAGGCGTTCACATAAAGACCTGTGATTTTAGATTTTTTAGTATGATCAAAATTATGAATATACTTCAAAATCTTATAAGATGCATCAGAGTAAAAATCATCTTTAAAGGAGTAACCTGAGAACTGAGGTTTTGTAAGAATCTTTTTAATCATTAAAAGAATACACTTTGCAAATTCGTTATAAGTAACTTCATCTGCTTGAGTTTTTTCAGATAATTCAATGATTCTTCTTTTTAAATGTTCTTTTAATTTAGTTTTCTTTGATGTGATTTTCTGATCTTTGTAAGATTTTTTAATTAAATTCAGAAAAGTTGAAATTAGTTCATTGATTCGTTTGTTATGCTTTGAATCTCCTACATTATTCTTTTTATTGTTTACTCTAATAATAAGAGACTTAAGTTTAACTTCGTTTACATATATGTTTTTATTTGCCATTTTTATTTTTTATAAAAGATTTATAAATAATATAATCTAAAATGTAAATTATATTTACAGATCCAAAAACTTTTTATTTTTTAGAAAATGACAATATCATCGTTAGTATTTCCAAGTTTTTTAAGTAACCCAGCATATGAAAACAAAAAAGTAACATTTAAAGTTGTAAAACCGTCAATTGGATCGACTGATGAAATGGCTAGACTTCAAAGTGCTATTAGTTTTGTTTTTAGATCTGACGCGGTGTCAAATGCAATTTCAAGTACTGCAGGTCAAATTTCAGGCGATGCTTTCGGAATTCCAGCAGGTTTTAATCTTGAATCATCTGTAACTTTACCATATCCAGTCTCTTTATCTGATAATCAAAATCATAACTGGGAAAATGCTGAAGGACTTCTAGCTCAAACTACTCACGGTGCAATGGATGCAATTGGATCACAAATTTCAAAATGGAGTTCAGGCAGCAATAGTATTATGTCTAAAGCACTTTCATTATTGTCAGGTGGCTCTGGAAGTCCTGATAAATTGTATGGTGCAATAGCTAATAAAATGGGTGTTAGAAAGGCAGTTATTGATCCAGGATATTTCCAGAACTACACCGGTTCAACTCCAAGAACCTTTACAATGGCGTACACTTTAGTTCCGCAATCTCAGAAAGAAGCACAGACTATTAAAGATATTATTCTTTGGTTTAAACAGTATTCATCGCCAACATTTGTTGAAAACACTCCTTTAATGGGTGCACCGTTTGTTTTTAACATATCATTCGCTGGAAATCAGTACATTTCAGATATGTTTAAAATGGATAAGTGCGTTTTAACTGGTATTTCAGTTGATTACGCTTCTGATGGATCGTTTATGTTATTTAAAGATGGTTTTCCAAAACAGATTGGTTTAGCTTTAAACTTTGCCGAAGTTGAACTCAAGTACGCACAGGAGTACGCTGGACTATCTAGAGAAGAAATTACAGATAAACGAAATAAGTTGGAAAATTCAAATGATACTAAAGCTTAAGAGAATTTAAAGATATGTACAAATATTTAAAAAACACATTATTAAATTTTGATACTATAAACATTGATGATGTAACAAATGTAACCATATCAAAAACTGAAAATTCTTTAAATGTTACACCAAGTTTGAATATTCAATTTTATGATAGAAATAAAATTCAAAAGATCAAAAACGTTATAAGTACTATGAATGACGCATGGTTTTCTTATGTTTTAGTACCTCAGAATTCAACTTTAGAAAAAATATCATACGATCTGTACGAGTCAAAAGACTATTGGGATATTCTTTTGTTAGTCAATGAAAGAATGCCATTATTTGATATGTATTACGACTACGATATTATTTCAGAAGCTGGTGAAACTGCACTTCAAGAATATGAAAATAAAGTTTATAGAAAAAAGATTTTATCAGATGTTCGTGAACGTCTGAGAGTAAAAATGCAAGAAAACTATGAAGCAGAAAATGAAAATTTAAAAATCATAAAATATATTAAGAAAAATTACCTTTATGATTTTATAAACTTTATCAATAACGATTCAGCGAGAGTAGAAATTAAAAATCAATGAGTATTGATACACTTTTTACAGAAACAAGTAAATTAAAACATTTTAAACTTACTATAGATGATATTGTTATTGCACAAGACAGTATCTTAAATGTTTCTGTGCGCAGTTCACTATTTGGGTTTGGTGAGTACGCAGTTATAATGTTCAGAGATCCATTTTCAACAGTTAACTCAACTCTCAGATTAAACGAAGAAACAGTTATAACGTTCGAAGTAAATGATTTTCTCAGAGATTATAGAAGATATGTTTTTAAAATTGTAAAAACAGAAATTTCAAACGATGAATCCAGAGCAAATTATGTAACACTTCACTGCGTTGATCCAGTTGCATACACTTTTAAAAATTTATTTTTAGCTAAATCTTTTAATACAGACATTTGTAGTGCTTTCAAAGAAATTTTCAATCAGTACAAGTGCGGTACATTTCTTTCAAAGATGGGTCTTAAACTAGACTGTGTTCCATCTAAAGTTTCAAAAAGTTTTACTTTACCTTCAGATATGAACGTTTTTGATTTTTTAAAAGCGTATACAAGATTGAGTAATGTTAGAATCTGGTATGATTCTAGTTATTTACATGTAAAGGAATTCGATTTACAATCTGAAAAGTCTAAATATCCGTTAAAACTTGATGGAAAAGATATTCAGTACACTGATACTTGTGCAAACCCTGAATATTTATTCAGAATTCATCAGTATAAAAAAGATGGTTTAAATCATGCTGAACTTATGGAATTAGTTCCATCTCAAGAAGTTATCAGATTTAAAGGAAAGTCTGTAGACCGTGAAACAATCAATTTAACAGATTTTTACAAGTCATTAGTTTTAAATAATAATTATGACTTTTCTACATTCCAGAACACTAAAGGTAAACGTTCTAATATCGCCGTTGATACTATAGAAGCTCAGAAACATGACTTGTTTACAGCGTTCATGAATTTGAATAAATTGAACATTGTTGTTGCTGGAAGTTTGAAGTATAACGCACCTGGATTTATTGTAAATGTTAAACTTGGTGAAAAATCTGCGTACAATGTACGACAGATAATGGGCGACGTTACAACTTCAGGTAATTATCTTGTTTTAGGAACAGAAAACAGATTTATTAAAGGACAATTTCATCAGTTATTAGAACTTGGACGATTTGATGCGCCAGCGGCGAAGTAATATAGTACATTTACTTTTTCTTTCAATTTTAAAAAGTCCTTTAAAATCAATAACTTAATTAAAGTATTATTATAACTAAGTTATTGATTTATAAGGCAATTTATCAAAGATAGCCAAATTTTTCAAGAATTTGATTTTTTAGAGTTGAATCAGAAATCTCAATAGGGGTGTAATTGTTGTCACCATAATCAACACAACAATTTATTCGTTTAAAATCTGTGTTTTGAACTTCTTTATCGTGAACATGTCCGTGATAAAGCAAATTACAATTATTATCCTTAAATGCTTTTAAAAACTCAGAATCATCTGTTAAAGGATAATGACAGAACATTGTTTTTCCTACAATGAAATAATTTAGAACATGTTCAAACCCTAAACGTTTAAAATCATAATCTGTATTATCATGATTACCTAAAACAAGTATTTTATGTCCAGGTAACTTATTGAACATTTCTTCAAACTTTTCTACATTACATTTATTTAGATAAACTAAATCACCTAAAAATATGCAAATGTCATTTTCTTTAACTGTTTTAAGATAATTATTGATTTGATATTTTAAACACTCTAAAGATCCACTTTTAGAATATTCAAATGGTCTGTTACAGTATTTTATGATATTGTCATGGAAGAAGTGATTATCACTCCAAATGTATATCTTCGTCATTGACATAGAATTTAATATCTAAACTATCCTCTTTTAAAAAATTTTTACATATGCAATCTATCAATTCTTCTTTTGATAAACCTTGTGTTTTTGAAATAAATACATGTGCTCTTCTTATATATATGAGTTTTAAAACAAATTCTTTAATAAAACCTATAGTCTTTGTTATCGGTATAAGAACTAATAACATCATAACTATAGGAAAACAAATACATTCTATAATATTTTTAAATGTTATTATTTGAGAAAAATATAACTTAACGCATGTTTCAATAAAAACAAGCACAAGTACACTAGAGATATAAAAATCTAAAAGTGCAATGAATGTGCTAAATTCAGCTAACTCAACAAATAGCATTTAATTCACAAAAACATGCTAGTATATTAAGATATTTATCACGTACTCTTGTTCCCATATCTTGATACTTTGCTAGAATTACAATTGCTCTTGAAATCTGTTCTGGCTTACTGAATAACTTATCAATATTTTTATAAAGAACACTGAAAAATGCATCAGGACAAGTTAAATTCTGAACACTCTTTGAAAGATTTTCAAAACTCTTTGATTTTAAAGCATTTATAATATCACTTAATTCATCATTTGAAATACCAGAAACATTAAGTTCACCTGTACTTGAATACTTTCTGAGATCAACTATCATACCTCTAACAGAAGGATAATTTTTATCAATAATCTTTCTGATTGACGAATTATCAAACTTAATATTCTCGTTATTAAGAATGAATAAAATTCTATTAACAATCTGAGGAACCATGTCAGTTTTGTCAAAATCTACAAAATCATAGTTTTCAAGTCTATTTAAAAGAGGTTCGATGATATTTTCTTTATAATTTCCTGTAAAAACGAATCTGCAATTGTTTGAAAATTCATCAATGAATCCGCGGTATGCAGCCTGTGCGTCCGGGGTTAATCTGTCACAATTATGTGTTACAATACCGTTTTTTGTAATGAAAGTATGATTCTTGTGAACAGTTAAATTAATAACATGACCTTCATTTATTCTTTTTATACTTTTTATCTTCATTCAAAACATCTCCAAAGCTTTCTACAATAATCCTTCAAATCATCAGGAATATATGAAAACACATTATTATTATAATTTAATTTAAAGTAATTTTCATCGATTACCCTAAAACTCTTATTATTTTCTTTGCAATATTTTATTGCAGCATTAAATTTTAAAATATTTGTCTCATTTGTTTTACATGAGTTTGGCTTTATTTCAAATAATGTATTTTTATCAGAGAAGTCTACAATATAATTTCGTTTGTTTCCATCAATAATATATGGTATTCTAACTTTCTCATAATCTAATTTGTTTTTCTTAATTTTACACTCAATTATATAAAATAAAAATTCCCAGGATGATCTAAATTTAATATTATCAATTTTAAACTTTTTAGAATGTGTCCACGAATTTGTAATATTTGGTGTAAATCTACCTTCAGCAATTGCATTTTTTAATTTGTTAGATAAATTTTTACGATATTCATCACTTCGTTCATACAATGAAAAACATTTATTATAACACTTTCGTGAGCATGAAAATGTTGCTCCTATTTGAATCAACTGAAGTTTTCCGTCTTTTAAGATTTTATCATATTTAACATATTTTTTCCCGCAACACGCACATGTATTAAGCATATCAGGTTCATAAATTTTATTAAAAACAAATGAAAATGATGAATTAACTTGGGGACGTTGCAAAAAATAATTGTTAAAAATAATTGCGCGATCATATAATAAATTTTTAATTTGTTTAAAAGTATATTTGCGTGATAATTCTAATAATTTTGAATTTGAAAATTTTTTCAATTTTAAATTAAGCAAATATAGTTTAAAATCAATTTCTGAAAATTTCTTGTAATCATCATAATATTTCATTAGGTGTCCTTTGTTACATCCATGACAAATACAAGGATTTTTAGAAAATAAATTTATTATAATCTTATGTTTACAAAATATACATTTAGACTCTCGATCAAATAGTTTTAAAAATATTCTCTTTTTAAACGATGCTGGACTTTTAATAACTCTATTATCGTAAATATCTTTAAAAGGAAATTTAACATTTTTATAAAATTCAAGATTGTTTAGAACAAATTCGCTATATTGCTGTCTATGCAAATTTTTTGTTTCAATATTATTTTTTAAAAATAATTTTCTCGTACATTCTTTATTGGAACATGTTTGGCCGTACCCTTTAAAAATGCTAATAAATCTCGCAGCATTTTGACAAAATAAGCATTTGCAAACATTATCATTGTTTAATTTATTAAACAATTTTTGAGGCGTTAAATTTTTGTATTTGCTAAAAAAATTAGTAGGCCTAACTTTTGAAATATGCTTTAATAAAATTTCACGTTCATTTTTTGAAAACACAATTTCGTTTTCATTTTCGTTCTTATCAAATATTTCAATCTTTTCAAGAATTCCTGAAATATCAGAAGTAGCAGACGATATCATCGTTTTCATTTAAACCTTCTTTAATACTCTTCTGAATGAATTTACCATTTTCTCTAACGATAAATGGGTGATTATCGGTTACTTTAATTGTTCTACCATCAGCAAGTTCAACTTGATAAATTGTATCATTTTTAGATGAAATAACTTCGCATGTATCATCTTCGAATGAACCAGTATTCATGTTGAAAGACTTACATTTGTAAATTTTACCAATTTCAAGGTCTTTTAACTTCCTTGGAACTTCTTTATTGTCTTCAATTAAAATTACTTCTTCATTTTCATCTAAGCACTCATCCATAATTACAACTTTCAGTTTATTCGAAATTGAACGTCTTGATGCAAATGAATGAATTTCATTTCTAATTAAGTCAATACCTTTATTTAAAGATGCGTTTACCCAGTATGCTTCAACGTTTTGATGATTTGCAATTGCATTTGCTAGACTTGACTTACCTAGACCTGGTAAGTATGACCAAAGTCCTAAGTTCGGTAGTGTTCCATTTTCAAGTCCAGTTTTAATAGAAGTTCTGAGTTTTTCTGGTAAAATAACATCATCAATTGTCTGTGGTTTGTATTTTTCAGACCAAATGGACTGCTTTTCATCAATTAGCATGTTTAATCCTCTGTTTAAAAATTGAAGACATTTTTTTTTTTAAAGTGTCTTAAAACGTCTTCAATAATATTTTAATACTGTAACACTAAATTCAGGTTATTAACCTAAAAGATTTTCAATCTTTAACTTCTTATCTTTAGGTTCTAAATCAGAATTCATAATATTTCTAATACCTTCTTTATTTGTTTCAGTAATCAGAATAGGTTTTACAAGTGATTCTAAAGGTCTATTTTCAGAAATTGCCTTTTTAGCTCTGACCCAATTTACTTTAGCGTTGAAAATACCTTTCTTAAGATCTAATCTTACTAAGTCAAAACCCCATTTAGATAAGAATTTTGAAGTGCTTTCAATACATCTTTCAGGAAGATTTGAAAATGTTGAAACACCCTGAGTAATTGCCGGAGTCTGATAACCTACAGGAAGAACTTCAGTACCATTTCCATAAATCATTTCCTGAATCAGAATGTCAAAATCTTCCCATCCTGAGTTAACATCGTAATTAATGTTCTTTTCTTTAGCAAATTTTGAATTTATCTGAATAACTTGAATACCCTGCGCATTATGCTTTGTAAAGTTAGGCATGTTTTCAATATCACAGAATCTGAAAGCTGTCCAATTCATAAGTCCTGAATACTTATAATCGTATTTCTTTGTTAAAAATGTCCAGAACTTAAAAAGAAAATCATACGAAATTTTAAAAGGAGCATTCACAGACTTTTCTGTTTTATATGGAAGTACAAAATTTGTACAATCATCTTCAACTAAGAAAGCATTTTCAATATTTTTACTTTGTAATAAATCTATAACGTACTTACGCTTATTTGCTAAACCTGGAATTTCCGAATCATCATAAAAATGACACTTAAAATCTGTGTACTTTTCTTTATTAGACTCAGATGTTACAACTAAATAATTTGAATAACCATCTAAGTTAACTAAAAACTTTGAACGTTTTGGATTAAAATCATGTGATAATACTATAACTGGAAATGCTTCAAATTCAGGATTATTTTTTAAATAATCTCTAAATTCAATAAATTCACTTACAAATGGTAAATCTTTAACTAAATCAATATACTTGTTTAAATCGTTTAGGTCTTTTTCTGAAAACATATTCAATTTCCTTTAAAAGTAAAAATAATCCAATGACTCTAGATATTCATCTGGTGTTCCAAATGAAAGGTATTCATTTACTAAAATTGTCTTATATTTCAAATACTTAAATGCAGAATCAAGGTAAAATTCTCCATTTACTCTGTCATCTTTTTCAAACTGCTTTTCAATTGCTTCGATAAGTTTCTGATTATCTTTAACCCAGAACGAACCAATTAAAACATTTTGATCCATTGATTTTCTTTGTTTAATAGATAATTCAGAGTCTGAACACCATGAAAATGAGTTAAGATTATGAATCTGATAATCAGTTGGCTTTGTAACAAAAATTATAGCATCATAATCAGATTTGTACTCTTCAATATCTGGATAATTGCATAAAAGATCGCAAGGAACAATTAAAGTTTCACCTTTTAAATTCTTTAAAGATGAATAATATGAAAATGATGCACCTATCTTGTTTGATGGAACGTAGTTTAATAAATCTGTATCAGGTGTAGTTTCCCAGAATCTTCTATGCTCCTTTGAACAAACAATCTGATTAGCGTTTATAGAATTTTTAATGATTGAGTACAGCGGTTTGTTATCAACTGGTAAAAATGGCTTTGGTACTTTATAATTAAGTTTTAAAAATCTTTCACCTTTACCAGCAGCTAAAATGATTCTGTTTTTAGCTGTACAGTTATTATTTAAAGAGAAGTTTAAACACTTTTTAACATGTTCAAGATCTTCAGGTGTACCTAACTGATAAAATTTATCAACTGAATTAAATGCAAAACCGTCAATGTATCTGTATAATAATGAACAGTAAAATTCGCCATTTAGGCATTCATCTGAAACTTTAGAATTTAAAAGTTTTTCTGAACTCTCTAAAAGAAGGTCAACAGAACTGAAATAGTAAATACCAGGACTCCAGAGTTCTTCAAGTCTATTCTTTGAATTGTACTTTTCAAAAACTGCTTGAATTTGATTATTTGATTTTACTTTATAAGCGGCATAAACGTTTTTTGGATTTTTTAAATTAGGATGATTTCCTGAATAACATGGAACAACACCAAAATCTTTATTAGTTTCTTTTAATTCTGAAATAGTATCTAAAAACTTTTGATAATCCCATTTAACTCCAAAATCGCAGTATGAAACTATCAGATCACCTTTAATAGATGAAATTTCATCTTTAACTGCGTAAATTGTGCCAACAGGACCATTTTTAACAAATTCAGAATCTTTTATAGTAAAAATCTTTGTTTTTAAATTCTTATTCTTTAAAAAATCTGTTAAATCGTTTAAAACAGATTCCCTAACAATGAAATAAAAATTGTCTGATTTATCAAAAGAATCTAAAACAAAATCTAAAACTTTTCTGTTATTCTTTTCATCTACAGTAATAAATGGCTTGTACTCTTTATAACCAGCATTTTTGAAACGTGTTCCAAAGCCAGTCATTGGAATTAAAATATTCATTATTTAGTCCTCTTTAAATTCTGTCTGTAAACTTCATCTGGTGTTAACAGTTTATTACACTGTTCTGTACTCAAAGTATCTAATTCAAGATTAGATGATTTTATGAAAAGTGAAATATATGCATTAGCAAGAATCTGTTCAGGATTATCCTGCATTACAAAATCATCTGGACAGTAGAAATACTTAATCTTTGGTTTATACTCTGCAAGATCATCTATTATCTCAGAGCATTCTGAAGCTGAATCACTCTGAACAATGACACCGTGATTTCTTAGGAAAATCAACTTATTATCACCGATTGTACAGTCTGAAAGATCTGCACCAGGTGTTCTGTATTCTACAATCTTTGGATTATATTTTGAGAATCTATCTAAAAGAGCACCTGAGATAATTGGAATAATATAAATTGGATGATAATGCAAAACAAACTTGAACTTTGAATTTTTATGCATTCCAATTTCTAAAGATGCTTTTCTAGAATCGTTTTCATGAATAATCTGAAAAGGTTCTCTAAGCGCTGTTCCGGATGCTTTAATGTAAAGACCATCTAAAGTTTTAACAGAAACATTACCACCATATCCAGGAGAATCTAAAACATTTCCAATTTTAGATGTTATTTCTACTAAATCATCTAAATCGTTTTGTATTATCATACTATCTTCAAACATAAAGTATTTCCTTAATTCTTTTACTTAATTCAACTGGTAATTCATTTTCAGAGCATTTAAAATTTTGAACAAAATCTAACTCGTTTTTAAATTGAACTTCACAAATTTCATTTTCTGTTTTAACTAAAATATTTGCAAAATCTTTCTGAATATTTATGTATTTCTTAAAATCTTCATCTCTTTCTTTTATAGATTGTATCACTCTTTCAGGTGTTTTATCACGCGACCTAGAATCTCTTAAAACTTTTCTAGAATCAGCATTTTCATTATCTAAGTAAATTTTGATTTTGATGAAATCACCGGTAACCTCAGGATATAAAGTGTGCAATCCGTCAATTATCACAAATTCAGAATTTTTAAATTTTTTGGGTTCGTCAAAATAACCAGTATCATGATTATAAATAGGAATTAAGACGTCATTTTTCCAAAAGATATCTTGAACATCAAGTCCTAACTGGACAAGGTTATTTGCTTCTGGATTGTAATGAGTTAAACGTTTCCAAGCATCAGAATATCTGTGATATTTATGATAACCATCTGTTTCAATCTGAGAACCATTAAAAATTTTGCAAAGTTCAGAACTCAGAGTTGATTTTCCTGCACCAGATTTTCCAGTAATTGAAATAATGTTTCTATCTAAGGAAAATGGATATGAATAAATTTCGAACTCTGAAAAATTGTCATGATTTGAATCACCAATCATAATACATTCTTCTGGCTTAGACTTTGTCAATTCAAGTGCTTTATCTATTAAACACTTTGAAGGCTTTTCTGATTCAAATTCTGAACTTGTAACGATGAAATCAAATAAATCTGAAATTCCTGAGTTTTCAAGTCTCTTAATTTGTTCTAAAAGATAATAATCTGTAATTGCACAAATCTTTTTATCTTTGAAAAATTTTAAAGTTTCGATCATAATTTCAGAAACTCTATCATTTTTAAGCACTTCATCTAAAAAGTAGTTGTACATTTCAGGTAATTCTGTAAAAGAACGACCAGAATTATCTAAAAGTGTTTTAAAATAAAGTTTTCTATTATGAGAAGAAGACCTCAAATTTCTGCTTTTAACAGAATCTTTTGCTTTATTAAAATCATCATATGAAAAACCAAATCTCTCTAATGTCTTTAATTCTGCAATTGAATTTGTTTTAGAACTATAGAAAATAGTATTATCTAAATCTATTAAAATTGTTTTGAAAATCTGATTTGATTTTTCAATATTCTGAATTGCTCTTATTAAAAAATTCATTTAATCTTCTCTGAAAAACTTTGGTGATTTTGTACAAATTGAAACATCAAGATCTTTTACAAATCTTTTAAAATCTTTTAAGTCTTTATCAGTATTTAAATCAAAACCAAAAACATCAGGCGCAGTTAGAATAATATCTGGGTCATAACCTAATGTGTAACAACAATCTTTTATCATTAGAATATGATTCAAAATTGAACATTTTGAATTACACATTTTAGTATCAATCCAAAACTTTGTTGCTTCTGACCTTTTCACTAGTGAAACTGATAGTGGTTCAAAATCTGATACTCTTATTATAAAATGACCTTTGTATCTTTCATCGGTTTTACAGTATTTTAAAATATCTGGAATTTGAGAATCTAGAAAATAAACATTGTCTCTAAAACCGTTAAAACCATATTTAAATAACTTTTCTTCGATACCTGATTCTTTAGCATTCGCAATAATGGTTTTATTTGTACTTAAGACATTTTTAAAAGTATCTAAAACAGGATAACTTGAATAATCATGTGAAACAATGATATTGTTTCCGCGTTCTAAATATCTAAAATCTATTTCAAAACCATCAAAGTCTTCAAAAGCTGATAAATTAGAATTTTTAAAATCTGAAACTTGAAATCTATGCAAATAAATCACTTTAGTCTCCTTTTTATATTATTTTAAAACTATTTATGCAAAATACACTCATAGCCCTATAATTTTTAAAATTAAATTTTTAAAACTGACTCTTTAACGCTGTATCCTTCAGGATAATATGATGTTTTCAATCTATGCTGATATTGTTTATAAAAAGTACCTGAGTATTTTCTAGTGCCTAGATTATCAACTAAATCAAATACAGTAAATTTTGATTTTGAATCATGTTTTCTGATTCCTCTACCAATTGACTGTGTTACTGTTGTGTATGCTTTCAATGGACTTGCAAAAATCATATTATGCAAATTCTTAATGTTGACACCTGTACTTAAGATGGAATAGTTGGAAACTAAAATTGCTCCTGAATCATTTTCAAGAATCAATCTTGTCTTTTCTCTAACTTTTGCGTCATCTTCGCCGTTTATAAAGTAAACATGATAATTTTTCTGAAAATCAAATGAGTACTTTCCAGTGATATCTTTATTTTCTACATTTACATCTGGAAAGAGTTTTTTCATTATTTCTAAGTATAAATCTTTACCATGCTGAGTATGAGAAAACAAAATCAAAGAATTTTCATTTTTCTTCATTAAAGAGACACCTAAGTTACAGATGAAATCATTTCTTGACTCATTCTCTTTGATGAATTTCAATTGCTCTAACCATGTACGGCACTCTCTAACCTCTGTTTTGAATTCTGGCGAATAATCTATAATAATTGATTTAATTGTGATAGGAGTGCCTAAACCACGTTCTATAAGCTCACGAGAACTAATGTATTTTGTGCTTTCACCAAAAAGTCCAATTAGTCTATATAACAAAATAGGATCTTCTGGTAAAGTTCCTGTAAATCCAAATCTGTATTTAGTATCTAATAGTGATGTTGCAATTTCTGATGAAACTTCACCAGCGTTTTTGTGCACCTCATCATTGATGATGACATCGTATTTAATACTTTTATTAAGTTCATCTTTATACTGAATCATAGATTGCCAAGTTGAAATTAAAACACTTGATTTGAAATCTGTTTTATTTCCTGCACCTAAGATATCAGTATTTTCAGATAATTCTTTAAGATTATATGAGTCAATATCAGCTTTAAATTGAGTCAATAAGTTAATATTTGGAACTAGTAATAAAACTCTTTTTCCGTGAACTCTGAAAAAGTCTGCTAATAAAGCGATGACTGCCGATTTGCCACTGCCTGTACATAGAAGATTGATATGTTTTACATTAAGAATTGATTCAATAAAACATTTTAACTGATAATCATACGGTTTAAATGGCAATTTATCTAAGTTATTTTTAAGATAATCTTTAATTTCTTCTATAGAAAAATCAGTTTTTAAATCTTCTCGTTGTCCTATAAGTTTTAAATGACCATTGTATACAATTAAAGAATCATTTACGTGTTTTGTAAAATAAACAAATGGTGATTTAAAACCTCTTTGAACTAAAGGATTGAAATAAGCACCTGGCTCTTCAACTTTTAATCTGTCGGCAATTTTATGAAGGTCATTTTCAGGTCCTGTGATTTTTGAAAAGGACTCATTTAATTTCTGGACTTGAATCATTTTTCCTACTTTAGTTAAAAATGCCGTTATTATGTGATAACGGCAAAGTAATTGAGTAATTAAAAGGAATTCAAAGGAATTCAACTTAACTACTGAATGTCTAACTTAATTTCTTTTTCTTGATTTACATAAGTGCATTCAATCTTTAAAACACCATTATCCATACTAATCTCTGGAATTGAAGTGTCATTTGGAAGATCGATTTTCCAAACTTTATCAATGTTCTTTAAAAAACTGAAATACTTTGAATATTCATAATTTACATTTTCGTCTAAAACAATTTTTAGATGTTTACAACCATTTTCAACATATGTGATTGAAATATCATCCCTTGAAACGCCTGGCATTAAAACGAAAACTTTATAACTGTCTTTATCACGATTTGTATAAACTAAACCACTTGATTTATAATTCATAGGATCCTCTAATTCGCCTGAATTTGTCTTGTCTAAGTACTCGTCTGTTAAATTTCTTGAATCTAAGTCTTCAAAACGTTCAAATGCATCTTTTGCAATTTTATTCTTGAAAACATCATCTAATAACTTTGCAAGTTCTTTATCTTTAATAAATGAAAACATGTTAATCTCCTATTTTAAGTTTTGTTTCCTTTGAAACTTTCTTGAAAACAATCTGTAAAACACCATTGACGTATCTTACTTCAGATTCTTCTGAATCAGTTACGTCTAAAGGAATATCGTAAATTTTTTCAAAATCATCAAAACATTTAAACTGATTATCCTTAGCTCGAACGATCAACTTATTTCCAGACATTGAAACAGAAACATTTTTCTTCTCAAAACCTGGAAGTGCTAAAATAATTTCATACTTTTCTGGTAAATCGTTAATGTACTCTGTATTTGCATAATAATCTGTCTTGTAAGTGAATAAACTAGGAAATCTTGAATTTATTGTAAAATCATCAAATATAGACATTTTTAATAAACCTCTTTTATTATTAAATAATATAATATCTTTCCTTGACTTTTTAAATACAATCCAAAAAATTTAATTTTTAATCAAAGTTTAAAATTACATCATCTGAAAATTCAACTATTTTTGGATCAACCGAATATTTTCTAGTTCCATCACCGTTTGAAAAATATTTAAAACCAATCTTTTTACAGAGATATCTGATATTTTTGTCTTTAATTTCAGAATTCTTGTATTCAAAGCTAAAATCTTTAACGTTCTTAATTCTTGAAATAAAATCAATAATCTCTGTTTTATTTTTAAGAATAGCACTTGAAACAATTATCTGAAGTTTCGAATCATCAATTTCTTTGTTTAAATAAGATTTTAATAAAGAATAATATTTACATTTTAAAATAAATGAACTATCTTTTATAGCGATACTAAAAATTTCCTTTTTTCGTTCATTTGAAATCAATTTAAGATTTGAGTCAATTTCATAAATTTTTTCTGAACTTGAATTTTTAGGTAATTCATTTTTATCAATGTCATTTAATAACAAATACTGATTAAATGTTTCTTCTAAAAGTTTATCTTTATTTTCTTTGTTTTCTTTTTGATACTTGAGTAAAACATTACTTTCAAATGAATTTTCAATAACAGATGGACTATTTTTAAAGTGCATTTTCAAAAGGTATAAAAACGCGTTTTTATGATTAAATTCAAGAATGTTTTTAAAGCAATCAATTATCAGAGCTGACTTTCCTAGTTTTGAAAGTTTTGCTTCACCATAATCATTTAACTCGAATAAAAAGTTATGTTCTGCGTACTTTCCAATTTCTGAAATGTATTCATCTCTAATTTCGTTAAAAGATGTTTTAAGAAAATTTATCCTATTTTTAACATAGAAATGTATTTCTTTTGTTTTTCTTGTTCTTTTAATCATTTGCAAAGAAGAAATAACATCAGTTGTCATACTTGAATCGTAATGAAAATGAGTATCAATTTTATTCAAGTTCGAAACACCGACAGTTAGCGTTGGACTGTATAGTAAAACATCGTACTCATCTGAATTTTCATCACTAAAAATCTGATAAATTCTTTCTTTAACTGAAGGCGGAGTTTCCGCAGTTAAAACTAAAACTCTGTAATTTAACTTTCTTAGTAATAAAAATAAAGCATTTATAAAACTTAGTGAAGTACTCGAAATTGTTACTCTTCCTTCTTGAACTTTTCTAAGAATTTTTTGAATAAAATAATTAAAATTATTGTACTCATAAAGTTTAGTCTCATCTCTGTAAACGTTATTCAAGAAAAACATATTATTATTTTTATTAAATAACTTATTTTCATATCCAGTTAAAAACGCATCTGCAATTACAACTTTCAAGTTAAATGAGGCAAAGAACTTTGCAAGATTTATCTGAGAATTATTCATTGTGTTTCTAGCATGGAATAGAAGTGAGATAAATTCATCCAGAATGACAAGATCAAAATTTTTGATATTGTATTTCCAAAGAGAATCAAACTGACAGATTAAAGAATCTCCAATGGAATATTCATCTTTATTGTAGATCTTAATACCATATTTCTGTTTAAAATCTTCTGCAACTGAAATTCTGTTTGTAATAATCAGAATTCGCATATCGTTATTCAAGCCCTCTTGAATAATTCTTTTAATAATTGTAGACTTTCCGGTTCCCATTGGACTTTTTATAGTAAATAGACCACCCTTGCCTTCAACAAATTCAGCAATACTCTGTTCAATTTCTGGAGTTACACTTAGAAATTTTGAGTCAACTGTTAAGACCTTATTTTTAAGATTAAATTCTTTTAATTCTTTATCATAATTTATAGAATTAGACGCTAATTCTTTAAATTTGTTTGAGTTTTTAATAAGTTTAAAGATATTGAATGACTTAGACTTATTAAAATGATGCATTGTATAAGGTGAATTTCTAAACCAGAAATAACCGCCTGGTGTTTTCAATTCTGACGGATGTGAAAATGAAATACTGTTATCAGAATTTGTTGAAATTGCTTTAAACCCTAAAATATTAAAAACTTTAAGACAAAGATCGTCAACTCTAGTAACATCAGATGTATCTAGATTATCAAGATTTATTTCGTCAAATGAAAACTTGTCAGTTATAGTACCAACTTTCTTTGGTAATACAGAAATGTCAGAAAATCTAATAATGTTATTACATTCTGAATTATCAAGTAAAACATTGAATTTTCCGATAGGCGCGTTCAGTGTTCCGATTCTTGAAACTGATTGATCAAAATCTGCTAAATCAATTAAATCATAATGAATTTTCTGAATTGCATATTTTAGATGTTTTAATTCTAAATTACACCCCAGAACACCTTTAATTGAAAAATAATCAACACCGTTATACGATCTTGATTCTAAAAGTAAACATTTGTAATTTTTAAAATAATTTAAAACTTTATTCAATGTTTCTTTAGTATAGATTTTGTCAACATCAACAATAAAATAATTTATAGTATTATCAATGAATTCAACTAAATTTTCTTTTCTTCTGAATGTTCTTACAGATTTATTTAACGGAATGTTTAAAATAAAATTTTGAGATGCTTCTCTCAAAATTCCTTCTAATGTTTCAACCTGAAAAGTTTTAAAATAAAAGGTGTTATCATTATACGGTGAAAATGCTCTTTTTCCAGCAGAATTTGCCTTAAAAGATGTTACATTATACATTTAAAATTCCTTTAGAGATCTAATTTATAATCTTTGAAATACCCTTGTACTCGTGAAACGTAATTTTCTGAAGTTCCTTTGCCTTTATAAGTATTGTAATGAGTTTTCCAAAGTTTAGCACGATGTTCCAAATAGTATGCCTTTTCTGCAATGTTTTTATCTCTTTGAAAATAATAAATCAGACAAAGTGCAATGGAATATTTTACGTTGTACATCAAGTTCCACTTTTCTGATTTATCTTTTACTCTTAAAGATAATAATAAATTATAATCATGTTCTGAAATACGTTTTATAAAAGCCTTTAAAAAATACGCAGTTTGAAGTCTAAATTGAGCGATTCCATAATTTTTGTAATTATCACGTGCATGATTATAAGGATATTGACCACCCAATGTTTCAGTGATAAGTGTTTCATAGATCAAAACTGTATTGTTTTCATGATTTAGATTTATGTCAAAATCTTTAATAGTACTTTTAACTAATTCTAACAACAATTTTGGATCTAGAAATTCTCCACCTTTATGTAAAAAATATCGTTTATTTTGAGAACGATCACACTGATCAGACTTTTCAGAGTCAATCATTGTGATGACAAAAACACCGTCATCTGGGTTTGAACTCTCGGAGTTTTTTGAAAGATAACACAACGATAGTATAATCAAGATTAAAATCAAAATAAATAACAAACATCTTTTACGGAAGCCCATTTAGTCAATATCCCTCATAATTCAAAACACTTTAGAAGGTAGTTCTACCACGCATAACTTACATCTGTGTTTTTTAATGTACTGAAAAGATCTTTGTAATTTTTTCTAAGTTCATTAATCTTTTTAGAAAACTTCTGTAATTCTTTATCAGTAATATAATTTTTATTTTTCAAAGATCTTGTATTCAATTCAGCACAGGTTAAACACGCTGAAATAAAGAACATTGTTTTATCGATTGAATAATCTGAGTCAGAAGTTTTAATCTCTAGAAGAGTCTCAATGTCTTCAAGTTTTTCAATTTCTTTAAGAGCATCTTTGGCCTTTTCAAATTTTTTTGCAATGTCTGTCATAAAAATCTCCTTTATGTTAAAGTTTTACGCAATTCTAAAATCTTTAAGTACGCTTCTTCGATATTCTTTGAACTTTTAACTTGTTCAAGAATTCCATCAATAAGTTCAGTTGGCTTCACATAATATTTTACAACAATCTTAAAATCTTCATCTAAAATCGAGTTTTGTTTAAAAATTATCTCATTTATAACTGGTGAATCACCATAAACAATTTCAACTGGCGGATTTTCAAAAACCTCGTACTTTTCGCTAGTATCAATTGCATCAATGTCATAGTCAGTCAAGTCTTTAACAATAAAGAACTGACCATCTCTCTTATAAAATTCAATATCAGAAAATCGTTTGATTAAAAACTGCTGAATTTCAGAGTGTTGTTTTTCATTGATTATTCCTACACTTTTCATCTATGTATCTCTCTGCGTAATTGTAAAATATTTCTTTCAATTATATTATAACACAAATTTTAAGAAAGTGTTATGAGATCCAAAAAATTTTTAAATGTTGTGATTAAGGTTACATTTTAAATGTAAATTTAATTGAGAAATATATAAAACTATGCAAAAAGTTTCAAAAAATTTACATATATTTCTAAAAAAAATGTTAAATAAATCAAATACTTAAGTAAAATTGATAACATGCAAATTAGTATACTTTTGTCAAATTCAGTATATAAATAGCTTAAAGCATTTTTAAAACGATGGACAACCTTTTTAGTTTTTTGTCAGATCTTATAAAGTCTGGTTCTGTTTCAGAATTTCAGACTATTTTTGTTGTGTTCATTGTTTTATTCATTTTTAGAAAAAATATTTTAAAACAAGTTTTCGATTCAGACCAGAATCAAGAACCTAAAAAATCAGATGATACACAAAATCAAATTTTAGAAAAACTAGACAATATTCAAGAAAAAATAGAAAATATAAAAGAGCAATTAGTTTCAGACGATGCTAGAATAAATCGACTTGAAAACTCATTAAACAATATTACACTTCAGATTAAATCTGAATTACTTGATTTTAAAAAGGACTTTATAAAATGAACTTCTTGTATTTTTTAACAGAATCACCAGCTGAGGTTAAAAAACTCAAAGCTGATGCGAATTCTGTAAACTCAGATAAATCTCAGAAAGAGATTTACAATGAACTTATTTCAATGTTAACAGGTAAATCTTATTCTGATTCTGTTGAATTCATTGATGAAATTGTCAAAGATGATAAACTAAAATTCATTCTTTCTTTAGGATTTGGTGGTAAATTTTCAAATACTAAATTAAAGCTTGAAAAGAAAAACATTTCTGTAAAACGTTTAATTCCTTTACAGAATGAAATTGGTTTTGAAGAAACTTTAAAATTCATTAAAGAAGGTAAGAATGTCGAAAAGTGTTATGAAGATCCGGTGATGATTAAACACCCTATTGTTACATTCCAGGGCAATTTCATTGTAGATGGTCATCATAGATGGTCTGAAATTTATGTTACAAACAGAGAAGCATTTGTAGAATGTGTCAACATCGATGGCAATCTATCACCAATTGAAATTCTTAAAGCTGTTCAAGCAACTATAGGTTCTAACACAGGTGATTTAAAACTTAAATCAACTAAAGGTGAAAATCTTTTAAAATCATCTGAAAAGAAAATTAGAGATTATTTGTCTGATATTTCAGAGTCAGCTAAAGAGAAAATTTCAAAATATGCTAATATTAAAGAAAATGAAGTAATTGATTTTTTAGTTAAAAATGTAACTGCTTTGAAAGCAAACAATTCACCAATTTTAAATGCGCCTTCTCGAGGTGAAATGCCTCAAACTTCAAAAGATCCTGATTTGTTTTCAGATTTAAAGAAAGGTACAACTAAAGTTGCTTAAAAAAAAGGACAGTTTTCAGAACTGTCCTTTAAAGTGTATTCTGATTTAACTCCATTTTAAAAGAACTGAATTAGCAAAATCGCAGCATATGTAGATACTGCAACAAAAACAACTGCAAAAGAAATTGCCATCAACTCATCTAAATGTTTTTTCATTTTAAATCCTTTTAAATGTGTTCAAATGTTCTCAAATGTTCTCAACTATTGGTAATTTCATATTACCCTCTCACTGGAACAGTGAAGAAATCCTTATTTAGATTATGGATATCACTATTTTTTACATAAACATAATAAACTTCATTTAATTTAGCGCTTTTAAAGAATTTTTGATAGTGCTCATCAACAACAAATGGAACAGCATCATGATGCGATGCTTCATCAAAGTTAAACATTTTATCTAAAAAGAAATAGCCGTTTTTATTCCAATAATTATCTACAAAAGAAACTTTATACTTATCTTTGAATTTAGTTATTTTAATTGTTAACCTTTGGTACATTCCTTTTGGCGCCTGAATTAAAGTTCTACCACCTACTTTAACTTCTACATCAGATGGGTTTAATTGTTTCCATTTGGATTCATTTAAAAATTTTGTAAAGTTCATTTTAATTTCCACTGTATAATGATTCTGGACATATACTATTTATATACGGTGACATTTACCCAGATATTGATTTATTTGTAGGATCTTTTCAACCAAATCCTTTACTTTCATTTTTCAGTTCATTCTTAATACTTCACAAACTTATTCTTCCAACATTGAAAGGTAATTTCTTAACATCTTTAAGAACTCTTCTTCGGAATTAAGTTGATTTTCTATAATTGCTAATTCGTCTGAGTCTGCATCGTACTCACTTTGTAGATCTTCGTAATAGTTACAATCTAAGTTGATCTTACGAATTACTTTTTGAATGTCTTGTTGGATTTGGTCTTTTAACTTCTTTGTGTCTGTCATACTTAACTCCTTTTTTTCTTTTTACATTATAATTATAATACAAAATTTTTAAAAAGTAAACAAAAAATTTTTTTTTCTTAACTAATCACTTAACACGTACCGTAATTTGCATCCAATTCTTGTTTTTAACTCTTCCCTTTAGAAACCTCTAAATGGAACCCAATCAACTTTTAATGCTAAATTGCAACCACTGTCACACCAAGGTAAATTCATTAACTTAAAATGGAGAACTTCACGTTTTAGAACTGATTTGTCTTTTAGAACTGTTTTTAGAGGAACTTCCACATGTGTTAAACCATTATGTACAACTAATGACTTAATCTCAACGTGTGAATTTTTTACTTTATCTAAAACTTCTTGTAATGTCATTTTCTTTATTCCTTTATTTAATTTGTTTTTACAGTATCATTATAAACCAAAACTTAGAAAAAGTAAACTAATTTTTTAAAAAATTTGATACTCCCTTAACAAAATTTTAAAGACACCTGAAAACACCGAGGAGGTTGAGACTATTTATAAATAGTTAAAATACACTTTGGTACATAATAAATGATAGATTTAAACGCATTGACTTTATACAAAGAAAAGATAAGTTCATACGTTGATGATTCAATGCCATTGCCTAGTCCTAAAGATGTTTTAATTCTAAATGATGAATTGATTGATAACTATACGGGTAACGGAATTACTAAAAACGGAAATGTAAAAATTGATGAAAACGGTATAGCAACTACTTTCCCAAATCGAACTGACTATGTTGTCACAAACATAGATGTAATGGATTTAAAGGTACCATTCGAAGTTCAAGTCAAATTTAAAGTTTCTGATAAAACTGTATTTAGCAACTCAAAAGTCTATTTAGTATCAAACAAAAGATATGCATATCCATTTTTTGAACTGGTAATCGTAGAAGGTAAAATAGTATGCGAGTCGTTTCCAACTCAATCGTATCCCGCAAATATGTTATTTTATGATTCTTTTGATTTTGATGCAGATCAGTGGTATATCATAAACATAAAGCACGAAGAGAAAGGAATCTATGAGTGCTCGATATACGATGAAAAATATAACGAATTATATAATAAAACACAGAATCCAGGTCACGAGGTAATCAATCAATCTGACACACTCATTTTAGGTAATGATATTGATTTTGCTTCTGGTGGTGCAACATTACAAATTGACCTTTCAGAAACATATTTTAAAAATGGTGATACTATAATTTCAAAGTGGAATTTGTAAACTACTGTTGACTTAAAGATCTATAAACCAAATCTTAGAAAAAGTAAACAAATTTTTTAAATTTTTTACAAGTATCAAAATTAAATTTAATGATGAGGTTCTACCATCATCATATAAATATTATAAAACTTTTTTAGAAAAAAATTGAATGAAATTAGTTTCTCTTGAAAATATAACAAAATATAACGAACTATTAAATAAGAAAATCGTTAAATCAGTAAATTCGGTGAAACCTGATGATGATGGTAATATCCTGTTAGGTACTGAGAAGTCAACATTTAACAAAGTTGAGTATGACACAGGTTATTTCTCAGTAGGTACTTCAAAGACCTATACCTTTGACTTGACAGGCTCAAACCTTGAGAATGTGCCTAAAGATAACATAAACATAAGACTTGTTGCTAAAGTAGTAACTGCTGGTGATGGTTACAATGTAGGTGATATTATCCAGTTATCACCAGGATTGAACTATGACGATAACTATGGCGACCTTGACGTATGCTCCTATATACGCGGCAACACTCTTTATGTTTATTCAGGTAAAGTTGGAGCTCTTTCTAATGCAGCCAACAATGGCAGTCATCTACAGAAAGCCAACGTTCAAATAAAAGCAGTCTTAACTGCCTTTGTACCTGACGATGGCAGTATTCTCCTTATTGCAGAAGACCAAACCAACACCTCTAAACTAATCGGTCTGCCTGATGGTACATTGACTTGGAAAGATAAAAACCTTGTCCGTTCAGTTAATGATGTTACTGCTGATGAGAATGGTAATGTTGAAATAACTGATAGTGGTCTTGAGATTGGTGATATAGGTCTTGCTCCTCTTGGCATTGATGAAACAGATAATTGCAGACGTTATCTTAATGGTCAGGTTATTCTTCAATCTCAATTCTCAAAGTTTACTGAGAAGTTAAAGCACGCTATTACTCTATATCCTAACCTTGCAACAACAGAACAAAATTGGCAAAGTGCAGTTACTTTAAGCCCTCTTGGTCAATGTGGTAAGTTTGTTATTGATGATGAAGCAGGTACTATTCGTTTACCTAAAGTTGTTAATGTAATGGGAGCATTGGACTTATCAAGCATTGGTGAATTACAGAGTGCTGGATTACCTAACATCACAGGTAATTTAGAAGTACAGTTTATTTCCAATGGTGCCCTTACGGAATGTGGAAATCATGCGTTATACACTTATGGGTCTTCAGGAAGTATGACAACTGGTGGTGATGGGTATATTGGAAGAGGCATTGCGATTGACGCCTCACGTTCATCGTCAATCTATGGAAACTCTACAACTGTCCAGCAAGAAGCAATTAAGTATCCTTATTTCATTCAGGTAGCAACTTCTAATAGTGAAGATGTACAGATTGACACTCAAGTAAGACTTAACAATCCATTTAGTTTATTTATGCCTTATTGGTCACCAATAGAGTTAAATAACTTATCTTGGTTACGTTCTAACAAGCAATGGAATAATGGAAGTGTTTATACTTCTGCTTATAAGTTCTTACTTGAAAAGTACAATGCAGGTACAGAGCAAACAGAAACCATTGCAGGTGTATCAGTAACTTACAAACGAGCAGACAATGGAATGAAGATCATTACTGATAAGAGTGTTTATGATGCTCTTATTTCTGCTAGTGGTAGTGCTTTCTTCTTTGTGTTAGATACTGAAAATACACAGTTTATCTTACCTTATACTAATGGCTTTGCTCAGTTTGGTAATGAGTTAGGTAAGTTTACTGAAGCTGGTTTGCCTAATATCACTGGTTCTCGTGTTAATTGGTATATGGGATCTAACCAACGTGGATGGACTGATGGTGCAATTTATCCTCATCCCGAAGCAGAGAATATTCCTGTAACTGTTAATGCAGAAAATTGGTACGAAGGTACAGTAGGTATTAAGTTTGACGCTTCCCGCTCTAGCCCAGTCTATGGCAAATCAGACACCGTACAGCCTAACTCTGTAACAGGTTATCTGTATTTCTACATTGGTGAAGTTGAACAAGATGCTAACATCATTGCAACAAGTGGACTAGCAACTGATATTGCTAATCTCAAAAGTAGTGTTGTACGTAGTGTCAACGGTGTGAATGCTGACGCAAGTGGAAATGTGACTATTAAAACAAGTATCAACCCTGATTATTCGGCTATTGTTACAAAATCAGCAAATACATTATATACAGCAGAATGTGACGGTATTGTTTTCGCTAGCTTTTATGACTCAGTTAGTAGTGGAGGCTCGGGAATTGGAGTTTCCTTAGAAATTAATGGTCAGTCTTTCGCAGTTGCGGGTTTGAACATATCAAGTGGAAGTATGCTTCATGGAAGTTCTCTGTCAATGATAGTAAGTAAAGGTGATACTTATAAAACTAATGGTGGCACTTTAAAATTCATACCATTCAAATAAAGGAGTTTAAAAAATGTATTGCAAATACGATAACGAAACAAAAAAGTGTCTTGAAGTAGGCACAGGCACAAACACAGAATTTTATAAGTCAATCGGTATGGAAGATTTAGAGGTTGAAAAAGCCTATGACGGCTCATATTATCTAAAAGGTTATGCACCAACAAAGCCTTTGGAAGAGTTTAAAAAGGAGAAATTACAAGAGCTTAGCCAAAAGAGTTCAGCATTTGAGCAAACTGAAAATAAAGAAATGTATATTATATCCTCACTTGGATATAAGGTAAATGCAGATCCTAAAGCATTAAGAAACATTAATGTGTTAATCTCTCAAAAGGTGACACAATTCAAGGTATATGACAACACCATAAAATCTGTTACTGTTGAGGATTTAAAGATTATTAAGTCAGAAATTGAGCAAAACGCATTAAACCTTTATCATCAGAAATGGACTTTTGAAGATTTAATCAATAAAGCAGAAACAAAAGAAGAGTTAGATGCTATTGAGATTAAATTTGAAATGTTAGATTTTTCGTAGGTTAGAATAAATTAGATATTTCATAATTTGTTTAATTTTTGAAAAGAATTTAAAAAGTCTTTATATATCAATAACTTAGTTAAAACAATACTTTTATTAAGTTATTGATTTATAAAGACTTTTTTATTTTCATTAAAATGGTAAATGTACTATATTGGAAAGATTCTTTTATAGAAAATTTTTTCTGAGAAAAACTTTTTAAAATACGTTTTTTAATATAGAAAAGTATGAATTTTAAATTTTCTCAGAAATTTTAAACAAAGTGTCATTTCTCAGACTTTTCAAACAAAAAAATGCAGACTTTTTAAAGACTGCATTTCTAAATTTCAGCGAATTTCAGCTAATTTCAAATTTATTCAAGAGTTGTTCTTTTCCAAGATACTCTATCTTTTTTGCCATATCTTAATTGAGACAGTTTATCTGTACAAGGTGTACCAGTTGTTCGGTAACAATTAAAGCCTGTGTCCCAAATTAAATTCATCCAGTTAGCATGTTTTCTTTGACATCTTGGACCGTCTAATAGACCACAGAAAGAATTTGAATAAAACTTGTCCTTTAAAAGTTTAATACGTTTAATGAAATGATTCTTTTTAGAAATGTTTCTTTCAAGTTTATTCATATTAGAACTCCTATTTAACCTACTTTAACATCAGAAGAACCTGTGACTATAGTTCCACCGCAAGATTCTGCGTCACTAATACATGCGATATTTTTACCGTTAACTAAAACTTGTCTACTAGGAGCAACAACTACTCCGGAATGAGATGGATGAACAACACATCCATGAGCTTCAAAAACAGAACCATCAATCGCACATGGTTTGCCATTTATCAAAACATCTGAACTAACTTTATCAACTATTGGAACACCAGGACAAGCATCATGTCCTGAACTCTTATCTCCTTTTCTAGCTACAAATGGCATTTAAAACTCCTAATTTAAAGATATTGGTGAACCCTTCAGAGTATGTGCACCTGAAGCTGTAGAAGTTATTGTATTTGCAGTATTTGTAAAACTTCCACTTGTAGTTGTTTTTGTATCTCCATTAACAGTTGTTTCTAAATTACCTTGAACTGTAATTGTAGAATTACCACCAATTTTAATTGTTGAATTCTTACCTATATCCCAGGTTACATTATCAGTGATTTTAATATCAGCATCTTTTACACCTAGAACTTTAATATTACCTTCATGGTCTATCAAAATATCTGTTCCAGTTTTATGATGAATATGAATGCGTTCATCTCCAGAACTATCATCAATTTCTATAAGATGACCAGATTGTGTTTTAATTGCTTGATTATAATTGTACTTATCACCTGAAATTGGTCCAAGATCTGAACCTTCCTGTTGTGGAAATTTTCCTTCAGGATCTCCAAAACCATCTTGATCTTTTTTGGAATTGCCAAGAACTGTTCCAATAATCACAGGAATGTTTGGATCATCATTCATGAGCATTATCCATACCCATGTTCCTTGGTGCATAATTGAAGAAACTCCAACTCCACCAATATTTCCAAATGCAGTACTACCTACAGCTTCTGCCCATGGTAAATCCGCATTGTTAGAAACACCAAATCCAGATGTGTTACCATCTACCAAGCCGAAAATTCTAACTTGATATCTTCCTAACTGATCTGGATCTTTATTGTTTGTTATGACGCCTTTATATAACATTTTTAAAATATTTATAACTAAATGTTCTTAAAAGAATTCACAATAATGTCATAAACAAAATTTGAATACTTTTCTGAAATTGTTAAAAATGAAAATAGATTTAAAACAATTAAAGCGCTTATTAAGCATATCAAAATTATTAGTAAAAATACTGCACTAAAAAATCTTTTAAATAAAATTTTAATAGAAAAGTCTTTATTGAAAATATTAGAAAATTTTAAAAACATTTTAAAATCCTTTAAAGTTCAACCGTTTTTGTTACCTTTTTATCGGTTTCATCATAACCGTTGAATTCAATCTTTAAATGTGTATCAGAAATATCAATCTTGTTTGAAAGATACTGAAGCATATGCTTAACTCTGAGAACAAATGAATCGAAATAAGTTACACTATCCTCATTATTATAATAAAAACTAATTATATAATCTCCGTGTAATTCTTCTTGAAATTCACTTGCGAGAAGAGCAGTTATTCTTTTACTGTTATTTACGAAAATTTCAATAGGCTTATCATTTGAATTTGTAAATTCTTTAAGTTCAGACATTAAAAAATAAATGTGAGAGTCCATTTGCTCTTGTGAAGCATAGTCTAGTGAAAGTAAAATATTTCCAGATAATCTTAGCATTTAAAATTCCTTGAATGTTTCAACTGTTTTGTCTGTGTCGATTTTGTACTTTTCAGAATTTCGTTCATTATAAAGATCTACAAACTGTTTCATTGAATCTTCATCAATAATGAAGGTTGTTGGAAACCCTAAAAAATCATGTCCTTCTACGTAAAACTCAAATTCATCGGTGTTATTCTCATCATTCCTATAACGAACAAATGAAAAAACTTCTGCGGGCTGGTAAATGAATTTACTAAATAAAAATCGAAAAAATGATTTAATCTTAAGAATTGCTGAAAATATCATGATTAAAACTTCTGTAAAAAAAAAATAAAATCTGAGAGTTCCTTCCCAAGAGTTTGGTAAGATTTGTTGTAAACAACAGACTCACCGTTTATAACAATAAGTAATTAGGTATTTGCAAATCTAATTTTAAATATTTATTATTTTTTAATTCTATTGTTTTATTTAAACAATCAAATTCTGAATTTCCTAAACCACTCTCAAAGTTATGTTTCACAATAGCAATTTGAAAATAAGTGAGTTCCATATTGTAAAAATTTTCTTTAAGATTTAAGTACTCAATTAGTAATTTCTTTTCTCTGTTATTAAAGATCCAAGGTTGTAAACCATTTTCATCTTTATGGATAACATATTTTGGTTCAGTAAACTTTATTCTTGCAACCTTAGTTGCTGTTCTTAAGGAGTTACTATCATAGAGTTTAAAGTAAGAATTTCTAATTCTTCCAATTCCAGGATTAACTGTACATAAAACATCATCGTTTCTAAAAACCGTTGACATTTCATTTAAAAATTCACTAAATCCTTTTAACACCATCTTTAACTCCTTCTAATAAGTTGTAATCCCCTAATAAGTAAATGCTTGTTCACAATACAACTATGATTAACTGGTCCGCTGCGAACTGCTTAAGCGCATAATCATTTAACTCGGATTACAATTCGGATTACCCGAAGTTCAACTTTTATTGGCGTTTCCTAGAGGATTTGAACCTCTGACATATAGATTAACAGTCTATCGTTCTAACCAACTGAACTAAGGAAACATTACTAAAATCTAAAACCTTTTCTACAACTAGGTAGATAGGCAAAAACTGGCGTTCCCAACGGGATTTGAACCCGTGTTACCACCGTGAAAGGGTGATGTCCTTACCGCTAGACGATGGGAACGTTTAAACTTTTAAAGAACTTTTATCATTGAAATAATGATATTTTAAAACTGATGCTACATGTAAGATTTGAACTCACAACCTACTGTTTACAGAACAGTTGCACTACCTATTGTGCTAATGTAGCAATATTCTTCGATTGTTCTAATTTTTTATTTAAGGAAATGGAAATTAGTAAAACCTACCGAACCATCCTCGGAAGTACGTACGCATATGTTGCTTCCTAGGTTCTATGCGTACTTTATATATTTTATTTATCAAAAAACTTAATACAGACTGTATTAAATTCTAAATACTGATTCCGATAGGACTTGAACCTATATCTTGACAATTATGAGTTGTCTGTTTTAACCAATTAAACTACAGAACCAAACATCAAAGTTTAATTTATATTTTATATTTTAAAACAATTCAAACAAAAGGTTTAAAGGTCCAAAAAATTTTAAATTTTAAACAACCATTCACATATATCTCTTTAGGGATATATCTATCTGGATGTTAGATTGTGTGACCTACATCTACCCTTCAGGGTAGATGCTTCCATTTAGAACTACAGAAGTTGTAATTCTAGTTCAGACATTTGGGACTTGTGCGTAGCATAGAAATCCAAATGTTTGAAGGTTTTATACTCCGAGAGATCCTTCAAAAGAGTTTGGTGAGATTTGTTGTAAACAGTTTATATAAAATCTAAACGTCTGTATATATGAACCTTTAGGTTCATATTTTTTTTATCTGTTGGTTTTGTATAAAGACTTAACAATTGTGATATTTCTGTCTTGGTCTTTAAATTTTAGTGTTACATTTCAAGATGAAGTGACATTTTTTAACTCTGTTATTTGATTGTAAATGTTGGGTGTTCACAGTTTATTATACCGACGAAATAGCCAATTGCGTTTGCTTCTATACTAAACGGCCCTGATGCAACAGTAGAGCCGGATGCATCATGAGTTACTGTATAAGTGCCGTTCCAGTGGTAAGTGTAAGCTCCGATATAGTCAGTCCAATCTCCCATAAATACTTTCATCTGTGAACCTTCATTAGTAGAGGTAATATTTGTATGCACAGTGTAACCAGCCATATTAGTGTATACACGCTCAATCCGGCCTGTAAAATGTCCAGTCACCAAATTATCATTATTACTAAAAACTACACCGCATACCTCTACCTGTATATACACATGACCATTGGCTCCAAATGATAACCTACGCTTATAAGCTGCTCGTGTACTTCCTACTTTCATTGGCGACAGGGTGTAAATATACTCGCCTGATGTGACATCAGACTCTGCACTGCCTGTAAAACATGGAACATAACTTGAGCCAACCTTTAAACTCGGTGAGGTTAATTTATTAGGCAATGCCAGCAGTGAATACTGTTTACCGTTTGACGCTGTAAAATTAAGTGTAGTCATATTACTCCACCGTCACAAGTACACCATTAAGCATAATTCCATTTCTAAAATTATGTTTTGCCGAAACAGTTTGAGGAGTTGCTAATTTGACGTAAGTATTAGCAATGTTTGCACCATTTCCATCAGTCACGGCAGAATCAACTTGAGAGATATAAATTGATCCAGTGTTAGGGTCAGGAGTTAAATTGTTTACAGACTTGACATATTTTGTACCATCAAAAACCGCTGTACCATCTGCTGTTGGAAAAGCAAGTTGCTTAATTTCTTTTGTTGCCATAAATCTAAAAAAATTTTTAATATATTTATATGGTGAATGAGTACAAAATTAAAGCGTATTCTTAAAAATACGCTTATTTGTGAAAATTAAAAATTATTTTTTCATTTTACCAATAAGTGACTCAATTTTGAGAATGAGGAATTGGCCATCATCAAACTTAAAATCAAGACCATCAGTTGATGGAAACACTACAGTATCACCTTTTCGATATTCTGTACTTTCACCTATTGAAATAATAGTACCTGTTACTGGTCTTGAATCCATCATAGTTTTTGATAAACCAATAACAATACCTAATTTTGTTTCTTCAATTGGATCGGGAATTACTGGTTTAACTAAACAGTACTTTTTGCCTGCAACGAATTTTTCTGAATTACCACTCATAATATGCATTTTACGTATCCTCTAAATTATAAATTATTCTGGCTTTACTTTTCTAGGTCTACCACGACGTTTTACTGCCTTCTTTTCGGTGTTAACAGAATCTGCAGTCTTCTTAACTGTCTTTGTTAATTTTAAAGCATTAACTTCAACGTTTTGAGAAGTTTGAACTTCTTCAGACTTCTGTTCAGAAGTTTCATGAACTTCAACATGAACTGGTTTACGTACCTTAGAGATAAGTGACTTTATAAAATCAACAATTATATTTAAAATTTTCATTAAACACTCTCGGTTGTTAAAACATTGTTCATTTTAGAACAATAGAAATTTTCAAATATATTTATACAAAACTAACAGATAAAAATATGAACCTTTAGGTTTATATACAGCCGTTGATTTTATATAAAGTCATATAAAAATATGACTTTTAAAAACTTTTAAATTTTCTTTTTAATCTTCTTTAAAATCTTTTCTTTATTTAAAGGCTTTTCATAAATTTTAACATCTTTTAAATCATAAAAATTGTGTAATGTGTCTTCTATAACAAAGTATAAGTTTAAAACACCTCCAGAATGAACTGCTAAAAAACCACCAGTTTCTGATAATTGATGTTTAACAGCGTGTTCTAAACAGCGCTGAGCAGTATTTTTAAGTTCTTGAATATCTGGAATGTACTCTTTAAAATCAGAAGTCCAGTACTTCCAATTTAGTGCTTTCATTGCTTTCTCAACACGCCCAAAGTCAAATTCTTCTAAAATATTTTTAATCTGTTGTGTATAATTAAAGTTTCCTTCTAAAACAAGAAGTTTTGAAGACTCATTAGAATGGTCGTACTTAATATCAAATTTAATTTCTTTCATAGTTTTATTCCTCTTTTAAATATTATAACAACTTTTCTTTAATTGTTCTATATGTCCAAAAATTACATTTTTGAAATGTTTAGAAGCTATTGGCTTAAAGGTCAATAGTAGTTCATATAAATAATTAAAATCTTCAAGAAAATTTTAATATTGTGGCCACTAAAAATATAAAGAAAATTCTTTTAAATAAAGACGGGAATAATTTTGTTGCTGATATCGAAGATATAGAAAACAGAATTACTCAAAATAATTCTAATTTAGAAACAGCTAAACAAGAACTGTCTAATAAATGTAATGAAGCTTTAAGTGCAGCTAACAATGCTAATAATAATGCTAATAGTAGAGTACATTTAACTTCGGCACAAACAATAACAGCACAGCATAATTTTAGTAATGGTGTTAATATATCAGGATATTTAGTAACAATAGGATAAGATAATGGCAACCATTAAAATTCCCTATGGTGGTACAACTTATCCACTGTTCATGAACGGTAATAAGATTACCACACCTAGTATTGCAGTAGGAGGACAGGGTTATATACCTTTATGTGAAGGAGGTAATATAGGTGACCCCGTGTTACTTTGGGGACAGCATGTCTTAAAGAAAGCTCCTATGAAAGTAGCAGGTAATGGTACTTGGTATAGACCTACTTGGTTACATGGTACATTAGGTAGTGCTACCTGTGATGTTTATTATAAGGCTTCTTATACTCTGCATGAAGGTACTCAAGTTGTTACAGTATGTACTGCATATAATCAGTATGGTCAGTGTATTTCTTGGGGTAACCAAACCCAGTATAGATACTATTGGGATACTAATAGTAATATTCACATTAATAACTTCGCTATTGCTAATGGTGATATGCGTATAGTAATGAGTAACTTTACTTGTAATGGTCATAATGTATTAAATACATGGGCTGGTTGGTATAGTACTAATAGTGGCTGGGGTGGTTGGACAACAAATCGATGGTCTAATTATCCGGGTAAGGCAGGATATACTTTAAATACATCAGCTTCCGGTTCTTATTCATTACAGATTAATATTAATGGTACATGGGTTACTATTAAAACAGGAACAGCTTCATGTAGCTTTAGTGTTCCTATTAATAATGAGAACCAACAGATGGTAAGAGTGGCTTTGAATTTATCATGATGAAAGTATACATTAATATTACAGAAGCAGCTTCAGAAGATACTTTAAAAGCCTTTAAAGCTGCTTTCTTTTATTTAAATAAAAAGCATCAGTATTCTTTTACTAAAGAAGAAAATACTGATATTACTATTAACTTAACTACACAATTCTTTCCTTTAAAGAGTTTAGATAATTATCTAGATTCTTATAAAGATAAAGAACTGACTTTAACAGAAGATTCTCCTTTAGTCTTTAAGGGATCTGTATACATAGAGAAACCTCAAGATAAGCATTTTATTTGGTTCCCTAAACCTATAGATAATTTATTAGATATAGTAGAGATCAATAAAGATAATGCTAGTTATTTATCTAACTTAGCTTATGTCTATATGTTTGGTTCCATAGCAAATAGTAACCAAAAATACTTAAATAAGTGTGAAGGAATATTAAAGCTTATTTATCCAAATATCTTTTCTAACTATAAGTTATCCCTTTCAGGTATAGAATTAGTTACAGCTAAAGCATATGGAATACAGCTTATATATGATAAGTTAGGTGTACTAGCTAAGCCATCTAATAGAAGCCTAATCAATAAGAATATCTGCTTTGCGTGCGTTACTTCAATAGAATACACAGAACCCACTTATGTATTCTTACATAGTATGTTTGCTTTTAATGATATTAAGATCTTTAAAGTTTACTATGTTAATGGAACCGAGAAAGCAGTAAAAGAGTTGCAAGAAAGATACAGTAAGATCTCTCCTAATATAGAGGTAATTCAGTACTCTTATCATACTAAAGCTAAAACAAAGTTACATTTTAATAGAGATTATGTAGATAGTAAGATGAGCATCTTAGATGAGCTTACTCCTAATTATGATCTAACAGTTATGTGTGACTGTGATATGCTATGCCAAGGTAACCTCAAGAGTACTCTATTAACAGCTAGTATTTCACAAGGTAATATCTTTGGTAGCAGGGATATCTTAGCAATACACGGAGCTACCTTAATTAATTGTTTTAAGTATATTAATGGTGGCTTTATTATTTATAAGAAAGGTAATTATCATTTTAAAGATCTGTACTATAAATGGAAGATTACACCTCATAAGGGTGATGTAGGATTCTATAACGAACAGGACTTTATTAACTATACTTTCTATAAACAGATTACATACCTCTTAGATATAAATAACTTTACTGCTCATCATAGATCTGTAACCAGTAAAGCTTCTCCTATTATCTATCACTATTGTGGTCCTACTAAACCATACCAAAATGTAAGGAATGAGCACTGCAATACTGTTCATAAAGTAATTCAAGGATACATTACTGCAAGTATACCTGAGACTATGTTTTTTACTTTGTATTATAATTATGTAGATACAATTAAAGAAAACTTAGACCCTATATTTTTAAAAATTATTGATTATTTAAAACACAGTAGTGAATTAAATAGATATAATAATTTAGTTCTTAAATATAACTTAATTAAACTAGGAATTTAATATGGATATGAATATTTCATACTTATCTGCTAAATGGTGTTCTAACGAAAAACAAGCCATCCTCTTTGAAGGTTTGATTGTTGAAGGCGAGGACTTTGGCAACTTTATTGCAGATACTACTACTGATATTGGTAAAGCTTTATTACAATATGTTAAAGCTCATGGTTGTAGTATTACTGAAGTACAACAAGTAGATATTGCTCCAAGTATCAATATCTCTCAGAACCAAGCAATTAAGAATATTACTTCTTGGTTCTATAACTATGTAGATACTCAAGCACAGACCAAAACATATGCTAATGCAGATAACTGTATTTCTTATTTATTCTCTACTAATGAGACATATAAAAAAGAAGCCAATGTGTTTTTAAAGTGGCGTGATAACGCTACAGCTATTCTTAATCAATTTATTGAAGACTTTAAGCTTGGTAAGATTTCTATTTTAGATTTTAATACCGAAAATTTATTAAAGAAACTTCCTCCATTTAATTGGGTAGCTAGTGATAGTTTATATGCTGATTTAGAGTCTTTCCTGCAGGATACAGCAGTACAAGAAGATACTTTCTTAGATAAGAAAGCTGCTAAATACAATGATATTAAAAAAGAATATTTACGTCTTAAAGGGTTAAATTGTACTGATACTTATTTTAATTCTAGTGTGCAGAATCTATATATTAATGGTGATCTGCAGGCTAAAGTAAATATTGAGGCTCTTCTAGCTACAGCAGATAACACTGAGAAGATTCATTTTAGAGCCTATAGTAATTTCTGGGTAGATCTAACTAAGAGTGAGCTACAGACTATTTATAAAGAGTTACTACAGAATCAGATATACCTAACTAATCAATATTGGGAAAAGTCTCAGCGAGTTATGGAAAGTGAATCCGAAGGTGAACTAGCCAAGATAGATACATCTTTTGAGATGGCATATTTCGGATCAAGGGCTAAAGAAAGCGATTTAAGATCGGAGTAGTAAATGTCTTGTGAAGTAAAACAATTAGTATTAAGTCCTGTCTTAACTACAAGATGTAATTTAAGATGTAACTATTGTGGTTATGGCTGTTCTTCTAAGAATAGTAACTTTGATGCAGACCCAGAGAAAGTAGTTAAAGGATTTGCTCATTTACATTCTCTTAGGGAAAAATATAAGGGAGACTATAAGGTAGTATTAGGCTTACTGGGAGGTGAGCCTTTACTATATCCTCATCTTATAGAAATAATGACTTATGTACATGACCATTTACCACTATTTAATAGAGATATAGTTACTAATGGTCTTATGGCTCCTAAGATGTCTAATAAGCTTATAGACGCTATTCTAGCTAATGATTATCAGTTAGATATTAGTAGATATAATTTACCTAATTATGACTATGATAAGTTAACTAGATACCTAACTTCATTAGGAATTAAATGGAGCTATAATCATTCTCCTATGCAGGAGTTAGATGTAAAACAAATACCTGGAGTTCATTCATGGTTCCACCATCATTACTATATATTAAATGGTCAGGTTCGTCCTGAAGGTTGGACTGCTGCCGACTGCAGAGTTTTTCTTAAAGGTATGACTTGTGTGCCTTTATGGGAAGATAAGTTATATACTTGTAGTAATGTATTTGAAGTACAGAATATGCAATGGTCAGATAAAACTCATATGGATATACCTATTGTAAAAGGTAGTGAGTTGTTTAATATATCTGACTTTAAATCTATAGAAGATATACTAGCTGTATTAAATACTAAGTATGCTTTCTGCGACCATTGTGTTGAGGGAGATTTAGTTCCATGGTCAACTAATATTAAAGTTAAGAGTATCTAATGAAAGTATTATATTCAAGTATTGCTGTAGGTAAGATGTATGGGTGGTTTGCTTATAATTGCCTATCATCTTTTAAAGAGTTAAATACTGAACCAGTAGACTGGGAAATACAGACTGATTCTAATGAATCTATAGAATATTTTAAAAAACTACTATCTCCTTTAGAAGATAAGAATCTTCATTTTATATATTCTTTAATGCCTCAGGCTTATAAAGAAGTGGATGTTAATAAATACGTTACTTTAGGTTGGGCTTCCTATAAATCTGCTTGTTTTTTTATAGATAGAATTAAACATATAGAAGATTTAAAGAATCAAGGTAAATATAACATATTAGTTACAGTGGATTTTGATTCAATATTTAGAAGAGACCCTTCAGAATTAGTTAAGGCTTTTATAGAGAGTAATAAAACTTATGGAGGAGCCAGAGAACCATATGATATTGTTACTAGCTATAAAATGTTTAATAATGGTCAATATTTAAAAACAGATAAAACTTTTAAGTATGAGTCTTATTTTAATTTAGGTATGGGTTTTTTAAACTTAAGAAAATTACCTGATAATATTTGGAATACTTTTAAAGAAATGTCTAAAGATTGTGAGGAATTATTTAATGTACAAGACCAATCATTTTTTTGCTATTTAATACCTGAAGAAGAAAAATGCATTTTAGATGACGCCCAATTAGTAGTACATTTACTATGGAAAAAAGAATATAGAATTAAGCGTAACCCTTATTTAATACATTTTTCCCCTGATGTTCATCTAATGTTTGAAAGATTTAATATTAATAACATTAATCCGCGGCATATACTTAAAATAAAGTATTACTATTTATTTGCTAAGTATGCTCTACAAAATAAGCACTTATTACCAGATAAAGTAATTGATAATATTAAATATAATTTATGTTTTATTAAATTTATATACAAAAATAAAGCATATGCTATAAAGATTCTAGAAGACCTCTATAAGATATAATCTTCCTTTCTAATACGCTTAATTGTATGTGGTATCCATTTATATTGTTTGGTTACATCTATTAGTTAAGATGACATCCAGTTTAAGTTTGCCTTGTTTATAGTATTCTAAATTGAATTTATCCATTGAATTTCCCTTAATATAATATCTTTATCTAATAGAGGAACACCAAAACCTTTAAAGTTATAACATACATCACTCTGATAGTTATCCTTAACATTCCATAGAGCTTTAATCTCTGATGTCTTAATAGGTACTGAAGCCAACATAGCTTTATGAATACCATTATCAATACAATGCTGTATATCCTGCTCTAAATGACTGACAGGATAAAGCTGATAGGTACCACCATTATAGAAATTAAAGTTACCATGTATAAAATCATATACCATTCCTTTTCTAGCTTTAGAACCAAAGGTCATACCTAAATACATAATATATAAATCAGTATTTAGTTTCTCACATACCTTTTCCATTAAGGTATTAAAGTACAATCTATTCTGACCATAGTCGGTAGTAGGATTAAGAGTATCATTAGAAGAAATAATTACCATTGTCTTAATACTCTTAAAGTATTTAATAATATTTCTAGCTAATGATAAACAATTATCTAGATCTGTAAGAGGGTCTTTATTAGCTAAGTATTTAACTCCAGAAGGTGCAGCTATAACTAATTTTTCTACATCTATTGGTTCTAAAATACTATTCCAATTCTTACTATTTAGTTTTAAATTAAATTGGTCTTGGTTCAGAGAAGAACCTATGAAACCTGTATAACCAATCAATACATTCATTCTAAATTTCCTCAATTTGGTTTAAAATGTCAAATATATTAGTTAGTTTACCTGAAAATACAGACCAAATATTGTTATACTTAGTTATGCTAGCTTCTCTAGAATTAGTTAAAACGTATTTTTCTACGGTATCTATCTGGATAAGTTCAGCTTCTAATTCTGGAATATAAACTTTCATTAAGTCTAAACTTTTATTCCAAACGTTTTCTGTTTCAAGATTAAATTTATTAGTCAACAACTTATAATCTTTTAAAGAGATAGAACTCCAGAAATCACCATCTACTACAGCATGACAGTCTTTAGGAAGATTATCTCTGAACTTAATTACAGGAATCTTGTAATTATTGAAACTAGGAACTTGATATCCTAGGTCTTTTAAGAATTTGAAGTTATTTCCATACGATGCAAGAATAAGTTTATCTACTGTAATAGGATTATTAAAAGTTAAATCAATTTTAATTTCAGAACCATTTTCTGTTATTCTTGAAACATAATCTTTAATAAAAGTAATATTGGAGTGATTTTTACATTGCAAAATTAAATTAGAAAGTAACTCAGAAGTGTTGATGCTGAATTCATTAGTCTTCAGAATACCTTGAACTGAGTTAGAGTTTATATAATCTAACTTTACTTCTTTTGTTTTTAAACCATTATCTTTGCAAATTTTCTTATAAGAATCAAAGTCTACTTTAGAGTTTTTATCTATCAGATAATAAGAATTAAATTCTGAATAAATATAAGGTTTAAAAATCTTAAAGAATTTAGTGAAATTTCTAGTGCATGATAAAAGGTCTTTAATAGATCTTACATAGAACATTCCACTATGTAGTCTAGCTTGACAATGCAACGTTGCTGAACTTTTATCTTCTGGATCTATCAATGTTACTTTATGGCCTTTATTAGCTAATTTTAAAGCTATATATGATCCATAAAATCCAGCTCCTACAACAACGATATTTGACATTAAATCTCCAAAGTAAATCTAGTTAAATTTTCAAGCTCTTTATAATATTTTAAGTACAATTCAAATGAAATATGACAATTCTTAACTCTGTCGATATATTTACAGAAATCATCATGATTTATTTCAGTGTTTTTTAAACAAAGATGTAAATCTTTTTCACCGTACTGTTCCTGCAATTTTACAACTTCTTCGAGTGTTCCTGGAAATGTACCTTTTAATGGCTCTAATAAAAGATGTCTGTTGTACTTTTTAGCTAATTCAAAAAACTTTGAATAATCTATTTTATTCTTAATTCTTACCTGGTAACCGCCAAACATTAAGTATTTTATATTAAGATCTTTTGCTAAAATACAAGAGTCTTCAAATTGTTGATAAATATCTCCTTCAGGATCTCTAATTAGAGAACCAAGAGTATAACATGGATAATCTTTAATGAGCTTACTCATTATTTCTCTATCGTTTATTCCTTCGATAAAATCAAACTTTGTCAAAGAACTTAGTTCTTTAAGTTTATAAATTACATCATCATAACTCTTAGGTTGTAACGACGCAATACAAATACCTAGTTCATGATTATGATGAACTGCATGAACTGTATTAAACGAATTCAATTTCAACATTTGCTTCTTTTAGCATCTCCAAACTTAATTTTGAACTTTCTTTCCAATTATCAGTTGCCTTTGAATCAGTTATAACCTTTTTAATTCCAGCCTGAATAATTGACTTTGTACATTCTGAACAAGGAGGTAATCCGTGAACAAATAAAATACAATCTTTTACTGATCTTCCATTATATAACGCATTCATAATGCAATTCATCTCGGCGTGTAAAATGAATTTATATTTCAATTCACGGTTATTTAATCTTTCTTCAGTATCTTCAATACCTCTTGGAAATCCATTATAACCTGTTGAAATGATATTTCTATCTTCACTTATAATTAAAGCACCAACTTTAGTTGATGGGTCCTTTGACCATTCTGCAATTTCCTTAGATAACTTTAAAAATCTTTTCTTCCACTTTGTATCAAGCATTTAAATAACCTTTCTAAAATCACACCAGAACACATTTAGAATGACGTTGCTAACCTTTATAATATACTCTATTACTAGATTAGCAACATCATCTATAGGTGATTAGACAATTAAATATCATCTACTTTATTCATAAGAATCAAATCACCTTGATTTAACTCTGAAGAATGAACTCTAATAATGTTATTATTTCTAACAATCTGGAAATAATCATTTTCTGTAAATGTTAGGAACTGATTTGAATCAGTTAAAGCAAAGAACTCACCATGTCTATTTTTTCCAACAAGAGTTATCTTAATTGCTTTAGTATCTTTATTAAACTTTGATTTTAAAAGTCTGTAATAAGCAAAACCTGATTTAATTTCTTTAGCACTTAAGAACTTAAACTGATTATCGCGTGTATCATAAACCTTTAATCTATGGTTTTCACCACATAGAACATCACCTGATTTTGTTTTAAAATGAATAACATTTTTAAGTGAAGTACTAATACCAGAAACTTTTACAGGTCTGAAATTTTCATCTAAAAGTGTTTCGTTAACTCTTAAATTTCTAATCTTTTTAGTTGTAAAATCAGACATCATAACGTCTGTATTCTGTTCTAAACATTCACCTTCAACAATCAGAAGATATTTAGACTCACCAATAGCAGGAAGATATTTGTCATTTTTAATCTTTTTAGGAGTATTTAAAGACTTCATTTCCTGGCGTCTTTTTAACTCTTCCTTGATTTTGTAAACTTCTGTAATAGGATCAATTATGTCCTTATTTCTAAGAATCTTCTTAACAAAGTTTTCGTAATCAATTTCACCAAAATAATCATTCATCTCAGTGTTAGAATTTGTGATTTTCTCTTTTGACTGAGAATTGAACTTAGGATTTGGAAACTCTTTTAAAAATGCTATAATAAAAAGCTTATTTTTAATATCACCTGGCTTAATTGATTTAAACTTTTTAACTAACTTATCACGAATTCTGTTAACGATATTCATTGAAATAATATCAATATGAGTTCCACCGTCATTTATCTTAAGTCCATCAACATAAGAGAACTGTCTGAAATCATCATTTTCATTATGCAAAACAGCAAAGCTATAATTTTCTGTTTCATAAATTTCAGGATTCTCTCCGAATAATGAAACGTACTTTTTAAAAGAATTAATGTTTATAGTTTTGCCATTAAACTTAAATGAAATTTCAGGATAGGTTAAGTTTAAATTTATAAGTCTCTGTTTAATAATTAAAATGTGATTTTCATCAATTTCTGTAAGTCCAAATCTCTTAAGATCTGGTTTAAACGATACTGTAACACCAGTATTTCCAGTAGAATCTGAAACTGTTGTTTTACAATTCTCTGCATTATCAGAAAAATGACAAGTAACTTTCTTGTTACCATCATCTGAGATACCGTTAAATTTTACAGAGAAACAATTTGTACAGAAAGATCCTACACCATTCATACCAATCTGAGTTCTGTGAGCATCATCTTCAAAGTTTGAACCAGATCTCATGGTACCCCATGCAACTTCTGCTGAAGTTTTACCATTGATTAGATCGTAAGGAATTCCTGTTCCATCATCTTTAACTTCTACAGTATCAGAAGTCATTTTAACAGAAATATGAGTTCCTTTTGTAAACTTTGATTTAATGCAAGCATCTACGGAGTTATCAATAATCTCATTGATAATTTTTATCAGTCCAGGAACATATGAAATTTCTTTATTTTCAATTTTATTATTTTCAAAAATGTACTCTGAAAATGAGCTGCTATTGACAGCTCCAATGTACATTGCTGGTCTTTTTAGGACGTGATCACGATCAGTTAAAACTTGTACTTTCATCAATTATTCCTTATATGTATTAAAAGTATCTGAAATTCTAATAAGTTCTGCAATTACTGCATCTTTATTTGGAACATCAACTTTATAAGTAAATGCTAAAGAATGTCCATAATTTGCATCTCCGCAAAGCTTCTTTCTGATTTTCGTTAAAGCATTTTCTGAAAAAACACCTTCTTTAACACGAATTTTGAAAATTCCATATTTTACACCAATTACAACATCTTGACCAGATTTCATTTCAAAATATGTAAAAAGTGGAAATAAATCCCATGAAAGAATAACTGTTGTTTTAACACCTTTATTAGAACGAATGTATCTCTTTTCTGATTTTAAATCATTTTTGAGTTTTTCAAATTCATCTCTATAGGTGAATTTAAAATCACCTAGTAAAGTGTTAACATTAAAGTTGTTTTTCTTTGCTTCTTTAGTATATAATAATATATTTTCAGATTTTTTATTTACGAATCCAAAAAACTTTTCATTTAGTATCAAACTATTCAAAAAATCTGGCTCATTTTTAAGATAAATGTCAAACAAATTTACAGTTCTGATAAAGTCAGACATAAAATTTAAACTATTTGATGTATTAAAATAATCAAATAAAATTTTAGATGCACATCTAGATTTATCAATATGAATTTCTGCAGTTACACCATGCCAAAAGTTATCATCATATAAATGATGGTCAAAAATCTTAAAATCAGAATTAGGAGAAATATTCTTTAAATCTCTCTGTAACTGAATTAAAGAATCTCTGCATTGAGATAAAGATACATCAGCAATAATAACATTTGAAATCCTATTTTCTTTACAGAATTCCGTTAACTCAAAAATCTTTTCATGAAGATCTGCATAGTTTGTATAAAAATATTTAATTGGTTTTAATGTTTCTTCAAGAACTGCTACACAACCGCATGCATCTAAATCATTATGTGTTAAACAAACATATTTTAAAGGTTTTGAAAAGTTCTTTGAAATAGCTTGAGATTTGTTTTCCATTCTTCTTAAGTTACCAACATTAATTCGACCAATTCCAGTAATTGACTCTATCATTTATCTTTCCTTTTTGTAAAGAAGTCTTAATCTGTTTAATTCGGCATTGTCTATCTCTTTGAGATATTCACTTGCAACTTTTTTATTTATTTTATAATGTTTCATCAACAATTCTTCATCAGCCGAAATTTTTAAATTTTCTGTTTTAATGAACTTGATAAAATTTACTCTACCATTTAATGTCTTTTGAACAAATTTATACTGAATTTCAATAGGTAATTTATAATAATAATTTAAAAAATTTGCAATTTGAATAGTTTTATAATTCGAACCTAAGTATTTGCAAAATACATAAGGTGGAATTTCTTTAATCTCTGATTCAGATGAATCTTTACCAGAAATGCAATTCTGAAATGTTTTAAAAATATTTGACATTTTTAAATTCCTTTAAAAATCAAAAAGATCCATTGCCTTTTCTTTAACGGTGAAATTGATTGCATTAGTCATAAATTCTAAAGGTTTTATAAATGACTTTTCAAATTGTGTATCATAGTCAATATAATCTTTAAAATACTGAATAAAATTATCATCAGTGAATGCAATTACATCTGGATAAGAACTTTTAACTGTTCTACCAGTTGTATTTTTAATTGTTTCGCCTAAGGTGTTAGGTGTTTTAAGATAAATGTATTTAATCTTATCACCAGCTTGGATTAAATTAAATGATCCTTCTAAATTGTGCTTTTTAATAAATTCATTATATATTAAAGATGCTCTTGAATTCAATGGAATTCCAAGGTCTTTTCTTAAGTCATAATCAATGCAATTTACAGTCATGTTAGAAACAATATCAGATACTGGAGCATTGATGAATTCTGTTTTGCACCTTTCAAACCATTCTCTAAGATCTTTCTGAGTTCCATCGAAAAGAATTGGAAGTGCATCACTCATGTGTTCAATTGAAAATTTAGGTGTACTTGATTTAATTAGTTCAACACCCATTGCTTTGATTTTAGGTGAATCAACTGGAAAAACTGTTGCTTCATTTGCTCTGAGTCTGCAGAGATACTTTTTCTTTTTAAGTAATAAAAATCTATCTGCGATAATTTCTCTTTTTCCACCACATTTAGATTTATCCATTGCGTTAAGATAATAACAAAATTCGTCAATATTTTCTTGAATTTTTGGCTGAACAACTTCTGTTTCAAACTTATCGCAGAAATCTACAATTTCACTTAAAGAAGCATCTGGCTTTTTCTTTAAAAACTCTTCTACAAATGGTTCAATTGTATAATATGCAGAATTATGTAATAAAATGTCATTTCCGAAAAAGTTATGATTATCTTCTACTTCAATATCATAAACATCTAATTCTTGAATGCCTAAATCTTCAATTTTATAATTTTCTGTTATAACGTTATCTTTTAGGTTGTTTGAAATTAGCTCATCTGTTTTTAAAATTTCAGTAGGTTTTACAGAAATTAAGTTATCATTTCTGTTTATCATTACTGAGTGATCTTCAGTAATAATGACAGATTTATTATTTACAGATATTTTAAACATTCTTTTGTTTACTTCATGTTTCATCACGTAAATAATTTTTTTATCCTGAATTTCAAAATCTGAATTCATAGATTTAGCTAAAATCTTTTCATCTAATCTTTTAACAAAAGAACCATTTTCATTTTTTACAATTTCACCAGATCTTTCAAATAAATCTTCAATTTTAATTTTGCCTAGCGATGTTGAAATTAAAGTATCTCCAACACAAGAATCCGTATCACTATAAATGTAATATGGTTTATTCCAGTTCTTTAAACTCTGAAGATGATTTTCAATTCTTCTTCCAAAAGATTTAATGAAATATCTACCATTTCCTGTAATAGCCTGTGCTATCTTTTCGTTAATTAAAATAAATGCTTTGTTACCTAAAGCACCATATAAAGAATTGATTAAAGTTTTTAAAGAAATCTGAAGAATATGAAATTCATTACTCTTATCTTGAGTAAATTTTAACAGAGATTCAAGTTCTGAATCAGATAGCTTTTCAAGATCTTCTCTTGAACAATTTAAAACATCGAAATTTGTAGAATTCATTTACTTTTTCTCCTTTTTGTTCTATTATAATCTATTTTAACACAAAATAAAAAAGGTCCTAAAAACTTAGAACCTTTTTCAAAATTTAAAATTTTAAATTAAACGTACATAGAAGCAATTCGTGCCCAAGATTCAACACCAGCATCTTGTAATGCCATACCTATGACTGCTGAACGGATTGTTAAAGGCTTACGTTTACGTGCAATTTCAGGAGTCATATAAGTAACTTCTTCATCAGCATCTGGAATAGCCATACCTAAAGCTTCAAAGAACTTATCTAACTGCTCATCACTCTTATTAGGATACTTAGCCTTCATAATAGACTTTGTTCTGTTATACATATCTCTTGCACATAAGTAAACATCAATAAAGATTGAACGTGACTTAATTGCATCTTCAATCTGAGAAGCTCTCATGTTAGAAATGAAAATCATCTCACCATCAAAATAGAACTTTGATGGAACAACCATTTCGCCATCTTTTACTTTATTAACATTCTGTGTAAACACTAAAGAATCAGCGTCATCACATTGTGCACAGTAATCTCTAATCTCTGCTTCTGATTTACCGTTCATAGGATAAGTACCAGTTATGTATTCCATAGCTGGCTTACCTGAAGTATCTAAAGCAGGCTTTAGCATCATGATTGTATCAGGTTGTGATAAAATGTCATCTGCTTCATCCCAAACCTGTAAAACATCACGCTCTCTAAATACTGTAGAATAGAATGAACGAGGAGCTATTTTTGCACCTGAATGATATGTGTACTTATCACCTGCTTCACCTAGAACTCTCTTAAGTGTTGAAGTAACCTCGTAAGTTTTACCAGTACCACCCTCACCACAGATGATAAGTGACTTAGAACCACCCTTAGCAACGAACTCAGTTACTGTCTTAATATCTTCAAAAACATATTTTGGATCTGCGTAAACATTATCATCAAACTGCTTCTGAGTACTTATTACATTATTCTGAACTGAGTTAGTTTCTTTCTTACCCTTTTCTAAAGTAGCATAGAACTCATTCCACTCGTCTTCTAAACCCTCTTGCTCAACGTAATCTGCAAATTTACCAGGTAAAGCTGCACTAACCTTCTTATTACGATCTCTTAAGAAATTCTGACGTTGGACAATTGTTGATCTTCCTAAATCAACTGCTTCAGTGATAAAATCATCAAGCTTGAAAGTACCAACTTTCTTCTTTCTTAATAATTCACATAACTTCTCATAAATCTGAACAACATTGCAAGATGATGAGAAATTACATGTGATTGTTGGACGATCTAACTCGTGGTTATCCTTATCCCAGTAATCTAAAGAATCAACAATAAAGGTATCACGCTTAGGTGTCTCTTTAAAAGCAGTAATATTACCCTTTAAGAAACCAAAACGTAACTGATAACCATGCTTGTTAAATAAACGATAACCGAAACCCTTAGTACCATCTTGACGTTGGAACTCTTCAGTAAATGTAACCTTGAACTCACCGCCAAACTTCTTACCAAACAACTTGCCGTATAACTTAGTTACCTTATCTAACTTATCACTGGTAAACTGTGCCTCTGTTAAAGGCATTCCGACATCAACTGAATCAGGATCTAAAGATCTTTGTGGATTATATAAAATATTTGACTCAGTTGTCAAATGAGGTGCGTTAATTTTCTCGAGAAAATCAATGAACGTTAACATTGTTTTAAAAACTCCTAAATTTAAAAGTTAGATTCAAAAATTTTTGAATCTAAAAGAATGTTTAATCTATTTATAATCTTTGAAAAATAAACGAATCAATTTTGAAGAATATTAAAGCACCAATGATTTGTCCTAAAATCAAATTAAGTGCAATTGAAATTCCAAGTTGTTCGAATAGGATCATGAAAGGCATCATTACAAATGCTGAAATAAGCCATCTAAATAGATAAACTGCAAATTTCTTTGTTAAAAATGATTTGAAGAATTTTTTAAAAGTGAGTTTCATATTTTAAATGCTAAAAAATTTGTTTTAATTAAAACATATTTGAGTGAAAATTTTCAAATGACCAACAAATTTTAAAGGAATTAAATTTCAGTTAAAGTGTTTCTGAATCATGAAATTTTAGAAAGTCCTTTAAAATCAATAACTTAGTTAGAATAATACTTTAATTAAGTTATTGATTTATAAGGAGATTTCAAAAATATGAATAATAGTAAATGTACTATATTGGAGAAAGTTTTGAAAAGTTGTGTTTTAAAATGAGTTAAAAAGTTTTTAAAATATGCTTTTTATATAAAGAGATGAATAAAAGTTTTATGAATTTTCAACGTTTTTATTTTCTTTTTCTTTAGTCTCTTTATTCTTTTTTCTTGTTCTAATGTACGCATTTGCTCCGAAAAATACCATGATAATTGCAGAAACAGATGCGAAATAAACTGCACTCATTCCAGAAATCAGATCAGAAGCGTGCGGAATTCCAAAATAATCTCCTAACAAAACTAAAAATGGGTACATCAACATTCCAAGTAATGCTATCCAAGTCATTCTTCTTTGAGCATCATCTTTCTTATCGTTGTTATCAATATCAACTAAATCTTTAATGTAACTTAAATCGGCTTGACAATCTTCTTTTTTAGAAATTCCGTATCGTTTTTCGATCTTTGAAATGATAGAATCTATATTCATCTTAAAATACCTGTGGTAACACTGGATCACTCCACTTATCCAGCAATTCTTGGTCTAATTTTTCAATTTCAGACTGTGCTTCAGATTTAATATCACCATAATTTATCTGAGCACCACCTACTAGAGATTGTGAGTATTTTCCAAGAATTGAACCCCAGATCTCCTTTGTTTTAGCTATACAATATGCTTTTATCCATTCATGATTATAAATTAAATCATTTTCTTCATTTGCAATGTACTCATACTGATAATGAAGCACTGCAGGACCTTCATACGGATCAAAAACTTGAAGAATCTTTCTATGTTGATTGAAGTTATAATAAATATCTGTTCCAAAATACTTATCTAAAACTGATGTTGTTGCAGAAATCATCATGATATTCGGAATAATATCACCAGTTAAAGAATTTGAGAAATACATATCAGACCAGAGATTTGGAATGTAATCACCAAAATTCGAAGCAAAGTCTGTTAAATTACCAGAAAGACCTGTTTTTAAAGAAATAATATTAGTGATTTTATCTGGAAGTGGATATTCTTTAGCACCATGCAGCTGAATAATAACTGATTGTTCTAAAGTGTAACCACAATATTCTGTGAATTTTTGAACGGCAGCATCAATCATTTCGCTCATTTGAAAGTCTGTAACTTCGACTTTAATGATTGGCTCACCAAGCTGCGAACGAATATAAGAAATTAAATCTTTTTTGGAGCGAATACGCATTTGTAAATAGCTTAAAACATTTTAAACTATTTATACTTTTAAATGAATTCCGAGATGTCTTGAACAATTTAGCCTGCATTTTTGAACAAGACATCTAAAAGTTTAACTTCTAGTTAGGTAAAACCTGTGATGTTTTCTGATAGATTTGATGAAATACCTTGTACATAGTTAAAAGAATTTGTTTCTGAGTTATTTAAACTCTTTTCTGAGTTATTTGAATTTATTTCAGAGTTATTTAAAATATTTTCAGAGTTCTGCAAACTTGTTTCAGAGTTGTTTGATAAGTTCTCTGAAACTTTTTCAACTTTTTCTGAGTTGTTTAAAATATTTTCTGTTTTTACAGAAACCCTTTCAACTATATTTGCAATTGCCTGAGTGTTATCATCTAATTCTGTTTTATCACAGAACTTATGAAGTGCTTCAGAACGTGAATTTTTACTTATTATCTTTTTACAAGCACTCATTAAAGACTTAACTGTTCGAATCAACTTTCTGACATAAGAATAATTTTCAGGAGACATTTTTCCGAGTAAATTAGTATTATTGAAAATATACTTCTTAAACTTTTCAAAATGTTTCTCGATATTCGCAGAATCAGAAATGCATTCTGAACCTAACTCTTCAATCTTTTCAAGACATTCTGTAATCTTCTCTTCTTCCGACTTTTCATTAAAAACCAGATTGTACAACTTTTTAGAAATTTCTTCATCAGAAGCGTTGTCATCAATCTGTCTAGCTAAATTCAAGACATCAAGATCTTCGGAGTCCTCAGGAACTTCTTCGTTATCACTTGATCCTTGTGCTATAAACTCGATTGCTTTCATTAGTTCAGGATTGTTCAGAATAATCTGTTCATATTCCTTAACTAACTTTTCTTCTTCATCTGGAGACATTTTAGAAGTTTTTCTTGGTGTATTTTTTAAACGTTTGAAATACTGTACTTTAACTCCCTTTTCTCTTTTTGGAAAAAGTGTTATAGAATCATCTGTCTCAGAAATAATCTTAAGATTTGTTTCAGAATCTTTAAACTTTTCAGTTTTACCTGTTAAAGTTGTTGTTAAGATATATGAAATTGTAACTGGACTTGATACACTTTCAAGTTCAATATCTTTCATAAATCTCTGACCATTGTAACCAGTGCATTTAAAAGGAATAATTTTTGACTTTCCATCAATAGTTAGTTCAATAACTGCTTGATATACTGTTTTCTCAGGCAGAAAATCAAACATTAAAACGGTATTTCCAGTTTTTCTACTTTTTCTTGATGTAATCATAAATAATTCCTTTTTTGTTATGTGTAAATTATAAAATATATTTTAAAATACTTTTAAATGACCAAAAAAAAAAAGCATCTATAAAAGATGCTTTTTTCTAAAATAATTTAAAAATTAGTTATAAATTCTAGGGTCAAAAATCTTAATATCGTATTCTTCACAAACATTATGAATAATTCTACACTTTGGGTTGTTTTCCCAGTCATCAATGAAAAATACCGCATCAACGTCACCCATATGTAAAAGTGCAGAACCTAGTGATGAAATAATTGCATCTCTTGGTGCACCGCTTTCATCACGAACATAATCATCAACAACTGTATGTCCTAATTCTTGAACTCGTTTGATAGCATATGCTCTGCTTTCTTCTAATTCCTTATATGGCTTATCTAATGGCTGACAAATGTAAACTTGCATATTTTTATATCCTCTTATTTCTGAAGTTCAAAATTACTTAGTGAACTTAAACTTATACAACATTGGATTATTTTCACAATGGTTAGGATTCATTGTGAGACCGAAACGGTTATAAATTACAATTACATCATTTGCAGTTTCAGGATCTTTTATGGTCTGTAACTGAGAACCATAATCACCAAAAAATGCACTTGAACAGAATGGATCTTCTGGACTCCTTAAACCAACATATGCGGTTTCTGAATCATAATCAGGGTTTACATAATACTTCATTAAAGCAAAGTCTGCAACTAAAAGATTATCTGTATTAGTTGTATTCTTACCAGTATTATAAGCAAATGATGTCATAATTGCTGCAACATACCTATATGGAATAACAGCATATGAACATAATGTTCTCTTTGTCTTTGAGTTCATCTTTAATGCTAATTCCTGAACTCTCTGAGTAATTTCGAACATCATTGTTTCTGCATTTGATGAATCAGAAATTGAAATTGATGGAGTTTCAATAGCATTATTTTCTAAGAATTCTAATGTTTTCTCATTTTCATAGTTATTGCAAAGACCACGTAACATTTTAGCAACGTAAGTTCTTGCTTTATCTGGTCCATACATTGCTTCTAAATCATGAATTGCTTCAACAGTTAATTCTGTCATAATTGGCTTTGAAGGAAATGCTGTTAAATTACTTCTCTTCAAAATCAATCTTGGCTTATCAGGATTATAATTTCCTGAATTATCTGTTGTATGATGTGAATCAGTTAGTGTAAAAATACCAGCTAATGGTCCATTTGGCTTCACATTTGCAAAAATTGATCGACCTAAAGATGGTAAATCAGTCTGCTGAAAAACATCGTTTAACGGAAACTTCGAATCAGTTGTTGCAATGTTTGGTGCATTTGAAGTGTTTAGACCAATTGGTGCTCTTTCTTCATTTAAATTCATCTTTAATTCTCTTTGAAAAAGTTAATCAACGGAACGTTGCTCATTAATTAAAATTTTAGTTAAATTATCAATCTCTTTTTGAACTTCTTCATCTAATTGTTTTAAATGTTCTTCTAAAACGTGTTGATGATTTAGAGCTTGAAGATATTTAACCATTTTTGAAATTTTATTTAAGTTTAAAATGGAATCTTGAAGTGATAACATTTTTTTTTAACTATTTATAATAATTTTAACACAAATTAGAATACCTTCTTAAAGGTCCAAAAACTTTTAAAAAACTGATCGTAATTCAGTTAACAACATTTCATCGCATTTCTCGCTAAATTGACACCAAGAGCAATGTTTTCCACAATTTCTTTTAAAAACTTTATCTTGTAAAATAATATCAGATGTTTTTATAATAAAGTTTTGAGCATTTTCAATATCTTCCTTTGTTACAATTTTTGAATTTATCTTGTTATGTTCAACATAAAGATAATTGATTTTGATTTTATTGTACTTTTTAAAAAATATTGAATAAGTTAAAAGTTGTGAAAAATCTTGATTTTCCTTGAACTTACCAGTTTTGTAATCACAAAGATTTAATTCGTCATTTTCAAAAAAGATAAGATCTATAATACCATGGAAAAAGGAATCTTCAAATGTATCATTTTCAAAATTCTTTGTTAAACCAAATTTAAACTCGCGAGCAGTTTTCTTATTAAGAAGAACATCTTTAAAATAATTTCCTATTTCTGAATTTAAAAAGTTTGAAACAATTGAATTTTCATGAAACTTAAATTCTTTACTTGCAATAAAATCAGGAAACTTTTCAAGAATTGAATGAACATTTGAACCCTTAACAAGAGCAGTACTTCGAACAGGTTTGATTTTATCGATATAAGAAAGCTTATATGCGAACGGACAAGTATTGTATAAACTCAATGATGAAAATGAAAATGACATTGTATTCCTTTGTTAAATTAGTTTAAAAATTAAACTGATAATTAAAGATGTTTTCTATAGAAATTTCGCAGTGCTTTAAAACTGGATCTAAAACAATTTTAAATTCATTTAAAAAATCAGAGCTCTGATTATCAACATTTTTAACTGATTTAATCGTTGCAAACGACGTATAAACACAATTTTCAAAAATTACATGTTTTGAAAGGTATCTCAATAAATCACCCTTTGATAATGGAAAATTAGAACAAATAGGTGTTTCATCAATGTTGTTTAAATCGATATTTAGCAATTCCAAATGCCCTTCTAAATAATTTAAAATTGAGTAAAAAATGGAATATCTAAAAAATTAGATATTCCTTTTAAAAATTATTCTTCTTTAGACATAAGATCAGCAATAGCTGTCATACAATCAGCATCGTTTTCAATGATATTCTGGACAAAGTCAATTTCCTCTAACTCTGAAGCACTTGACTTCTTTGAACGTTTAATATTGTTGTACGCCTTCAGGGCAATCTTAGTACTTAGTCCAGTAAGTTCAAACTCATGTTTGAGTTCCTTAATATCTGCCTTAATTGTCTTAATCTGCTTTTCAAGATTAGCATATCGCTTTACAAAACTTGTAATGTTAAGAACATTATCTTCAGTTGCAACTGGCTTAATCGGTGTTTCTTCAATCTTTCCAAAATTTTCAATGTCTTCAATCTTTAAAGTTTCATTTGTATCTGACATGTTTTTATTCCTCATCTAATTAAATTATTTATTTAAGAAAAAAAGCCCTTTTTAATCTTACTGTTCCTTTCATTAAGTAACATACAATTATCGATGTTCTCAATATTTGAACGAACAATTTCTAATTCAGGTTCTGGAATATCAATGTAAATCCATGCACCAGTTATCTGATCTTCTGAAACTGACTTATCTGTAAATGTGATTGCATTATCAAAATTTAAAATAAGTCTTGGCTTCTGCATAGTTGGATCATCTTTAATCTTTATAAAAGTTAAATGATCTAAATTTACAAAATAAAATCTTGTTCTTTCATCATCTGCTAAATTCTTAACTTCTCTGAAATTCAATAAACCATTTGAGGTCATCTTTTCAATTTTATCTTTTAAACTGTTAAAAAATTCAGAGTACTCTTCATAAGAATCGAAGTCCTTATACTTATAATCTGAAATTGTCTTAAGTGCACCAGATGGTGTTTTAACACGATTTAATTTTACTGAATAATCATATAAAAAGATCATTCTTAAGTTAACTGGATCACACTCAATATTTGAAACAGTCTTTAAATTGATAAAATAGTTATTGTTTAATTTAATTAGCATATTTAATCCTTTTTTAATTTTTCAATTTCGTCTTTAAGAGATTTATTTTCATCAATAAGCATTTCAATGAGTTTCATAAACAAATAGTTTTCGCCAGTTTTAGGTTTGAAATATTTAAGTGAAAACATAGGAACATCATTCAATGTTCTAATTTCAGAATCAATTAAAAATTTCTTTGCTTCAAAATCATTAAAACACATATTGATTTTTTCCTTATCAAATTCATCATTTGATATATTTATATTGTAATTTGATTTTAGAAAAAATTTCACACAACCTTAAAATTATAAAATAGTTTTAATTTTAACTTGTGCTAACACACCTTCATATAAATTGTTTAAAATAATTTCTTTAACATTCTTTCCAGCTTTTAACATTTCGTTACAGTCCTTTTCAGGTTCTGAATGAATTAAAACTTTATAACCTCGCTTTGCGTATTTTAACATATTTAGCAATCCTGTTCTATCATTATCAAGACAAAATACAGGTTCTTTAAGTTCTTTTAGTCTCTCATCAGGAAGTTGTGCACCTAAACAAGCAATGCAATTACTTAAACCAGACTGAATCGCACTTAAAGCATCAAAAATACCTTCAAAAATATAAACAGGCTTTTCTTTATCAACATTAAAGAAATTCCAAACTTTATAAGAATTATTTTCAGGATTCATGTAAGTACAGAATTTCTTTTCAGAAATATTTCTTGAATAAAAGCCATACCATTCAAAGTTTTCGTTGTACAACGGAATAATGATTGAATTTCTAAGATTGTGTTCTTTTTCACCGATTTTTAAAACTGTATTTGAATAAAACAATTTCATTGAAGTGTTGTATTTAAAACCGCGACTTTCAAAATAGTCAAGTGCTGGTTTATAAGATTCTAATGGTTTGAAATACTCTGAAAAATCTTGGTAAATTAGTTTTACACCACTTGAAGCGCTTGAATTATTGGCAGCGCTGTCATTATTTTTACTTTCGTTACTTTCAATTTTAAAATCTTCTAATATATTAAACAAAGATTTTCTTTTATATTCAGAAATATACTTGTCATATAAACTAGGATAAAATTCTTTTAGAAAAGAAAATATGTTTTTGTTGTGAACTGGACAATCGCCATTAAAACAGTTTACAAATGAGGCATTGCATGCGCTGTATAAATGCAATCTAGCTTTGTTTTCAGATTTTCTTGAATCACCACAAACAGGACATCTTGCAACAATTTCATTTGGTGATTCTTTTCTAATTCGTTCAGTACCAACTGCGAGTTTAAAGTACTTAACATCATTTTGATCAAGCATTTTAAAATTTTCCTTTTAACTTAATTTCAGCACCTTTTAACAAGATGCTGAAAAAAATTTAATTTATAAAAAATCTTCTAAAGTTAATTCAGCTTTAAAATTACTTGGTAAATTTTCAAGTAAATTATCAAAATTATTTTCGTAAATGTAATTTCTAAATTCTTTATTATTATACTTTGGCTTTTGATTTTCAAAGTTTTCAACAATATTTTTAAAAATATTTTCAGGAATATAATCAGCTAAAACTAACTTCTTATTGCGTTCATAATTCAATCTATATTCTTTATTTGAATTTAGCCAATTTTCTAAAGATCCATATTTTTTGATTTCTTTTCTTAAAGTTGTTTTACCAAATCTTTCTTTCTTAAAGACTGAAGGTAACATTGTTTCAGGAGCATCTTTACGTTTTGAAGAATTTTTGACTGGTAGTCCAAATTCTGAATGATAAAATTTATCAATTAGATTAGAACGTTTTTCATCTGAAAATTCATAATTAAACTGATATGTATCAATATTAGTATTTTCAGTTTCTAAGAATTTCTTGAATTCATCTGAAAATACTGTAAAATCGACAACCTTAGGAACTTCGTCACATGCATCACCTAAGATAACATGATCTAGTAACCAATCATCAAGTGATTCTTCATGCTTTGTTTCTTCAGTTATATATTTTCTAGTAAATAAAGAATATTGTGTTACATCACCGTATTTCTTTGCTTGTAACATATCTTTATCTGAACTGATGATTAAAATTCTTTCAGATTTTGCAAATTTCTTTGCAAGACAAAGAATAACATCATCACCTTCAGCACCATCTGACTTTACAATTTTAAATGGAGTATATTTCTTTAAAATTTCTAAAACTGAATCAATTTCTGGAAACACCTCATTATACTTGATTGGTGACTTTTCACGAAATGCTTTTCTTGAATTTTTATAATTGCTGTAAATATCTTTTCTCCAATTTTTCTTTGAATGGTCATCTAAACAAATTACAATATCACCAAACATTGCAAAATCATTTTGAACATTTAAAATTTCTTCTAAAATTCTATACTTAGTATATTGAATAAATTCTTTTGTTTCGTATTGTCCGTCAACTTCCTTAGGTTTAATTGCTGAAATTGCAGAAAAAATGCATTGATGCATTACTGCAGAAAAATCTAATAAAATCATTAAATATCCTTTTGATTAGGTTCATATTATTTTATATTTTTTAAATGTACTTTTTAATGTAGTCCTAAAAATAAAAAAAAAAAGATGTTCACATGGAACATCTTTAAAAATCTTAGGAGGGAGTTTAATTATTATAATTTATGCTTTTTCTTCTGCAAATCTTAGGAGATCACGACCTAAATCAGTTAAGTGATACTGTCTATTTTCAGGGTAATAGTGATAAAGATTATCATTTCGCATTCTAGTAAAAATTGTTGAACGGTAACCTGGACGATGACCTTCAATTCCGTCAACTTCAGTGTTAATCTGATCACGGGTATATGATGGGTGCATTTCAATTGCTTTTAAAATCTTGTAATTGACATGTTCTGGCTTAATCTTTGAAAAAGCAACCTTTGCATGATAAGCGTCGTGATAAACTGAACGAACTGACAACTCTGGTAATTTAATTTCTTTCATAATGTTTTCCTTTTTAAAAATTTGTTTTTACATATACATTATAACACAAAAAATTTAAAATGTAAACAAATTTTTTAAAAAAAAATTATACGAACGTTTCAGTTTTTTAAAATTTAGGTCGTTCAATTAGAAATACAGTAATTAAAATAAAAATTACAGAAAATATAAAATATGTTGTCATGAACTGCTCCAATTCACTCTAAATCACATTCAGAACACTCGTAATATAATTACTTTTAAAATATTTAAAGTGTGATTAAAGTCATTTCTCTATTATTTAAACCTATTGCAAAAAGAATGCAATAGGTTAAAATATATCTTAAACTGCCATTTCAAACTTTAAAGGTTCGTCATGAACATAATTCTCTAAGACAAAATCCGATGTCTTAACTGACTTTAAAATATCATCTAAACTCATATTCTGATAATCCAAATCTGGCATTTTCAGTTGAGGCAATTGATGAGGAATCCTCTTCAACTGAACTTTAGCAGAGTCAATGTGATTTTTATAAATGTGAGTATCACCAAAATTGCCAATGAGTTCTAATGGAATTTTACCTGTCATCTTTGCAATGATGTTTAATAAAAGTGCATAACTTGCAATGTTAAAAGGTAATCCTGTGCAGGAATCGATTGATCTTTGATTCCACATTAAACTCAAGTACTGATTTTCAGGTCCTGAAACATAGAACTGAAAACTGTAATGACAAGGAGGTAGTGCCATATTTTCTAGTTCAGGAACGTTCCATGCACTTACTAGTAATCTTCTAGAATGAGGATTGTTTTTAATCTCATTTATTACGTTAGTTAACTGATCAAATTCTTGAATTGCGTATGTTATTGTTTTGCCTAACTTTGAATGACCATTTCCAGCAAGTGCTTTCCAATGTCTCCAGTTATAACCATAAATTGGACCTAACTCACCATTGCCATATCCAAGATTCTTGCCTTGATTTTGATAATTTAAGGTCCAAATTGTTTTCTTCTCCTTTTCAGTTAACTGATCATAAGGTTTGTTATCGTTCTTAATTTCAGCTAAACGATGTTCATTAGTAGAACCTTCTAAGAACCAAAGTAATTCCGAGACAACCGAACGCCAGGCGAGCGATTTCGTTGTAACAGCTGGAAAGCCATCTTTTAAATTGAACCTAAGTGACCTTCCAAAGACTGAAATTGTACCAACTCCAGTTCTATCGTGTCTTTCTTCGCCGTTTTCTAAAATGTCTTCTAATAAATCTAAGTAATTTTTCATAAGAAATTCCTTTAAGAGATTAAATTATTCAAAAAGTTCTGGAACCATTTCTGGATTGTCTAAAGCGTACTCTAAAAATTCACGTTCATGTAAATTTAAAAGATGATCTTTTAATTCAAATTTGTTAAAAGAAATTAAATGCCCATAGTTGTCAATTGTAAAATAGTCATCGTTCAGGTCAACATCTCCGTACACAACACTTTCAACAATGTCATATACAGAAAATCCATGGAAAAGACTTCCATAATCACGCGAATATTCTTCATCACTAATTGCAGTTACTAGAAACAGTAAAGTATCTAAATCAGAATTTTCAAGTCTTTCCTGAACTCTTGAAATTTCATCTTCTGTCAGTTCTCTATCCATCTTCCTAAGTCTCCTTAAATTATAAACGTTTAGCCATGTCTCTTAACTGAATAACTTTTTCTAAAGTATCAGTTTCGTCTTTGTCGTTTCGCATCTCGACAAAGCGTGGATGACTCAGCGCATAGTAATCATTATTTTCAGATTTTACAATATCATTAAATTCAACTGAAATAATTTTTCCGATTAGATTATCTTTATTCTTTGTAAACTCATCTAACTCTGCGTCTGAAAAACCTGAGCACTGACCTTTTACAGTTCCTTCATCATTACTGAACTGAATTGCTCCAATTTTACCTTCACGTTTAGTACCAACTGTACCTTCAGTGAAACCAGTAATTCTCATTTCAGCATCGACTTTTAACTTGATTTTTAACTGAGTTCCTGAAGTTCCATTCTTAAAACAGTTTTGCTTGTCCTTCAAAACTCCACCTTCAAGTCCATGTTCCATCCATTCTGAAACATATTCAAGTGCTTCATCGATTGAATTTACTTCATAGTTAGGTACAAGTTTTACCCTGTTAGATTCATGTTTTTCTATAATATCTGATAAAGATTCAAATCTAGAATAATAAGGAGTTTTTGTCTTTTCAAGATAATCATCATCAGTTAGGTAATCCCATACTGTAAAAGTTATCTTTTCATAAGGTGGATTCAACGAATTGATCAATCCATTTCCAGTAAATCTTGACTCACCATCAATTGTAAGTTCGCCGGTATAATAACCATTGGGAAAATTCATCATTTCCTTAAATAAAACTGGATTAGAGTATTCTTCGCCTGAACGCGTTTTACCTGTAACTTGACCGTCAGCTACATGAATTTCTCTGTAAGTTCCATCCATTTTTAACTGAATGAATGCAGGAAATTTGATTTTCTTCAGAGTCTTTTCAGATAAAACTGCACACCTCATGTAATTTGGCTTTGGAATTAAATTTTTAAAAATCTTGTTTATACTTTTAATGTTTAAACCGATTTTTAAATCTCTACCTAAAACGTTTAAAAGAATTTCTTTATTTTCAGAATCAAGATTCTTTAAAAGTTCATCAACGAACTCATGAGTTTTATTTCCTCTGATGTCACCTGAACCTAAAGTTTCAATTTCAGTTAAAACATCTTCAATGTTTTTATTGCTGTGAACATTTAAAAACTTTGAATTTTGAACAATGTAGTTTTTAGAAATATTAAAATTGTACTTATTTCTGTTGTAGGTGAGTTCTAGCAACTTTTTAAAAATGGAATCATCTTGATATTTCTTTAAAAGATCAAGTTTGTAATTTGATGAATTTGATTCATTTAATTCATTTAGAATATCTTTCAACATTTTGAAATTCCTTTAATCAAATAGCTAAAATCATTTCACAAAACAAATACTCATCTAAATTATTATCTATGAGTTTGTTTATGTTGTCAATTAAATCAGCACAATCAAAAACTAAAAAATCATGTGTTTCAGTTTGATTTACTAGATTCATTAAATTAAACATTTCTAATTCAAACATTTTGAAATACCTCTTTTGTGTTTATTTTATATTAGAAACGTTTAATTTTTTAAATGACCATAATTTTTTTAAAAATTTATTTTATAAATAAAATAAAAATCAATATTTTATTTTTTAATAATTATATTATAAACAAAACAAAAAGGACATACTACCTTGAAAAAGAAAATTTCTGAGAAAAATATCAAAGGATTAGTGTTAACACTAAAGCCTGATAATGCTCAGAAATTGCTTTTAGATAAACATTTGAATGATACCAGATTCATTTATAATCAATATGTCGAAGAATATTTAAAAGCTATTAAAGAAGATAGACTTCCAGATTATAAAAATTATCAGGACCTACGTGCTGAACACGAATTTCTTAAAGGTTCTTATTCATGGACTCTTCATTGTGTTTTATATAAATTTAAACAGACTAATAAAATAAATAGATCTAAAAGATCAAAAGGTCAAAAAGTCAAAAAGTAGGTCTAATTAAATTTAGATCTAAAAAGTCTCATTCAGATTATTTTTATACCAATAATGTAAAACTTTCATATGATATTGCCTCTAAGTCAAATTCATATGTTTATATTCCAAAAATAGGTAATGTTAAATTCTTATGTAAAAATATTAAATCTGAATTTTTAAATGGTAAAATTAAAACTTGTACTGTTAAAAGATCTAAGACTGGAGTTTACAAGATTTCGTTACTTGTCGAGATCGACAAAGTTTACGAAGAACGTAAAGATAATAAACATATTGGATTAGATTTCTCTTTAAGAGATTTCTTCGTTGACAGTTTTGGTGCGAAAGCACCAGAGTTCTCAACAAAGAGATCTAAGTTAGAATCACTTCAAAAGAAAATTGATTCTTTAAATACTCTTATTTCGAAGATGAGAAACAAGTCTGAGAAAAAGCGTAAGGTCTCTGTTAAAGCTCATCGCATAGCGATGAAACGTAACAAACTCTACGAAAGAGTTCATAATGTTCAAGTTGATTATATAAACAAGTTATCAAGAGATTTGTGTAAACACAATGAATTGATAGTACTTGAAAATTTGAATCTTCAAGAAATGTCTGAAAGAACTTCTTATAACGATCCAGAAACTTCCACCAAAGGTGGTAATCATGGAAAATCTGTAAGTTTGTTACAATGGAGTTATTTTCTCAAAAAGTTAGAAGAGAACTCTGAAAAATTTGGAAATGTCATTGTCCTCGCGGACAAATTCTTTCCAAGTTCACAGATTTGTTCTAAGTGTAGAGAAAGACACCCAGAAATGAAAGATGTTACCAATCGTACACTAAAGTGTAAATGCGGTAATATAATAGATAGAGATTATAACTCAGCTCTTAATCTTTTAAAATTCGGTGAGTCTGTTGTTTACAACAAATCTTACCAAACTCTTGGAAAGGAACTTTCGGAGTATAAAGCTTTTAAGTGTTTAGATTTTTCAAGATCAAAAGCACTTAAACTGGAATTAAGTATTTAATTCTAAATAGCAGTTATTGACCTAAAGGTCAATAGCAGTTCATAAATCGAACTTACCAATTCTATCATAATAATCAAAAATAGCCTTGTTAATTCTACGAGTTGAATCAAGTTTTTCAAGGTAATCTTCTGAAGTTCTATCAGATGGGTTGTCAAGAGGCATTGAACCGTAGGTCGAACAATAAAATTCACCTAAAACACCTTTAAAAGTCCAACCTGTTTCATCATCAGTTAAATAGATAACTACATCAGGAAGTTCTTCTAAAATAGTTTCGCCATTTAAAGAAATTTTAGTAACTAATTTTAAAAGACTGTCAGGTGTTACAATTTTCTCATAATTCTCTTGGTAATTTTTAACAATTTCCTCAAGCTCGGCCTTTAACATCTTGTTTAACTTCTTAATAGCTTCTACTTCCCAGTAAGAAATTTCTACTGGACGTCTAACTTCAGCATTGAATGTTTTTAAAAGACCAGATTCACGAATTACGATTCTAATGAAGCACTTGTAAACTTTATCTTTTACATCCTCAGAAACATTTGAAATATCTACGGTTTCAAAAGTTTTAGAATTTCTAAACTGATACTTTTTAAATAAATCTTCTCTTAAATCATAAAGTCTATCATATAATGCATTTGCTACTTCTGAGAATGTAATAGGGGTACTATTACGAGCTTTGATGATAAAATCTTTTAATTCTTTGATAGTCATATACTGTTTTCCTTTATTTAATTTGTTTTTACAGTATCATTATAAACCAAAAAAATTAAAATGTAAACTATTTTTTAAAATATTTTTGATACGTCCGTTACAAAATTTTAATTTGTGAAATTTCTGAGATTTCATCAAAAATAATATAAATAGTTAAAATTAGAATCTAAAGCCAAATGAGTGCACTGTACACTGACTTAAAAACACCAACTTATCCGTCGTATAATGTTGAGGCGATAAATAATTCTATTAGAAATATTTTAACAACTCAACAAGGCTCATTGGAAGGTATGCCAGAATTCGGTTCACGTTTGAACGAATTGGTATTTTCACAAATTGACCACATTACAATTGATTTGTTAAAAAACCTTATTCAAGAAGCGTTACAAAAATGGGAAGATAGAATAATAATTTCAAATATTAACGTTTCAAGCGTCCCTGAGTACAACAGACTTCTTGCAACAATTTCATATAGATTAAAAGATGATGTTTTAAATAACAATTATAGTCTTTCAGTGGAACTCAACCAAGGATAATTATGACTCAAATAATAGAAACAGTACCATTTAATTACAACGAATTAAGAACAGAGATTGAAAACAAATTCAAAGAAGCAGGTTATGATACATCTCTTGGTTCGAACGTTTCACAACTTTCAAACATTATGGCATACGTTGCTTCAATGTTGAACGTGAATACTGCTTTGAATATCAATGAAACAATTTTACCTTATGCAACAAAACGTGAAAACGTTTTAGAAGTTGCAAGAAATTTATCATACGAAGCATCCAAAAAACGTTCATTTGTTTATGATGTTCAGATAACTTTTGATTCAGGTGATAAGTACCTTCCAAAGTATACAGAATTTACAGCAAATGGTAAAAGTTATTACATGATAACTGATGATATTTCAATAAGTGAAAAGACAAAGCAACGTACTTATAATATCATGGTTAAAGAAGGAACCAGATATACTTATGACCAAGATCCAGATTCTTTAGTTGTAACTACAACTCAGATAACTGAAAATGGTCAAACTGTAGATCAATATTACATCGATGTTCCGTATACAAACATTGAAGAAAATGGTGTTGAAGTTTTCGTTTCGTACTATGATGAATATGGTGTTTATCACGATAAAACTCAATTCTATAAAAATGATTCGGTTTTTATTGAAAGTACTGATACTTTAAAAAGAAAGTTTATTAGAATTGATAATACAGAATATAAAACTCCTAGAATTTATTTCAAGTACGCTGGTTCTGGAAAAGGAATTCCATTAGGTTCTGATGTTTATATCAATTTATTAGAATCTTCAGGACGAGATGGTGCATTAGACACATCTAAGCCAGAAGATTTAAAATGCAACGTTACTGGTATTACAATTGATAAAATTACTCTGAATTCTTATGGTCAAGAAGAAGAATCAATTGAGAGTATTAAGCAGAACGCTCCAAAAATTTATAATTCTTCAAATCGACTCATTACAGCTGATGATTATCGAGGAGCATGTAATAAAGACACAAGAGTTTTAGATTCAATCATCTGGGGTGGTGAAACAGAATTTCCAAAATCTCCAGGTCATATTTGGTTTAGTTTCTTACCAAATATTCCAAATAAAAACTATTCTCACGATGATTTAAATCTGAAATACGTTAGAGAATATTCTGATTATGTTTATGATTATCAGTTACCAACTGATGATACTTCAAATGAAGCTGAACTTCAGAAATATACTGAATTCAATTATATTCCTCAACAGACTATCAAGTCAAATACTAAAGACAAATCTGGAAATGTTGTAAATCCAGGAATCTGGGATAATCTTGAAGGTTATAACGTTCCATCTTTGATTTATCATCACAGAAATCCGTTATTCTGTGAATTTGATTATACTATAGATGTTTTAAAATACACTCTTTATGATAATCAACCTCAGATTCGTCAAGACATTTTTGATATTATAAACAATGCTTTTACAGGTACTGAAGATACAATTCAATATCAATCATTTAATACAGAATATTTCAATGCTTCTTTAATTAAGCGTATTGATTCAAGAATCACAGATATTTCTGGCTTCAAAATGAAAGCAAATACTCATATCATTTTAAATCAGAATACTGTTTTAAATGAAAATGAAGATCAAAATTGCAGAGATATTTACATTCCGTTATCAGTACCTTATGAAAATTACTTTGACGATAATGGTAAATTGATGTACGAGCAGTTACCATCTATTGATACTAAAAACTTCATGAGATATATAGATGGAAATGCACATTACGATGCAGATATTTACACTGATTGGAGTTTTGTTGATAAAGATGATACAAAACAGAAATTAAAACCTTTAATTATTGCACCAATTAAATCAAGACAAAAACTTGCTAAAGAATTATCTGATGTAGATGATGCTAAAGTTTTTGAATTACCTTTCAGAATTTATCCAGATGGATTCGTTGAATTGCCTGAAGATTCTGAAGAAAAGTACAAGTATTCAGATACTAAAGTTTATATTTACAATAAAGAAGATGAACTTATCAAAGAACGTTTTGAAGTTCCATACGATGAAGAAAATGGTTGGTACATGAACCCTGAATATCCAAATCGTTTAAGACTCGGTGAAAACGTTGAAATTCCTGATGGCAAGATATTAGAAGTTGATCATAACGGATTCTGTGGTTTTTATTACTTATTTAATTCTTATACAAAAGAAATTTTAATTCATCTATTCGTTGATGGTACTGTTTCAGGTTACCGAGATGAAGCACTTTCATCAAATGCACACGATCCGAATGCAGATTATAAAAACTGTTATTTCTATACAACTACAGATAACTATTTGCATTCTAATACTCAGCATTATTTCTATTCTGAAGCAAAGTTGAAAGATGTTCAAAATTACGCTGAATTAGCAAACTTTGTTCCTAAAGGTGGAATGACCTATGATTTTAACAGAGCAAATTCAGTAAATCAAGATCCTTCAACGGTTATAACTGGTGCATCTGGTAATTTCTCAAGTTCAGACTATTCAATGGATAATAAATCTATTTCTTATTTGTACAGTAATAATGAAAATACATATTATTCAAATGAAACAAATTATATAACTCTGAATGGTTATACATTAGATTCTGACGAAAAGACAAATGTTTATACTGGTGCTATAGTTAAAGCAATAAATAAAACAATGTACAAACGTTCTGCTTTGAAAATGGATCTTTTCAAGAATAACAGAAATTTAAACTTAGTTTATAAATCTCCAAACTTTAAAGTTATTAAAAATGTTATTCCAAAACTTAGATCTGTAACTTTTGAAACTATTGATGATACACTTAACAGCTAAAACATTATGTTAAATTCTCTTAAAGATATATTTTCAAAATTAACTCCAACGAATATAAATGATATTCCGTTGATTAAAATTGCTCAGTCAATCTTCATCGATGCAATTGAACGTAATTCGAAGGTTGCAAAACGCATTACAAATATTTTTGATGTTCAAGAAAGAAATGAAGATTCTGAATTATTAAATAATGCTAAAAGAAATTTAAAAGAAGGACTTTATCAGACATATTTAGCAATTCTTTTTAAATATCTTAAAAGTATTGTATCTGATGAAAGACTTAGAGATGACTTGAAAAAGTTTGGTTATACCGATGCTGGAATTTATCAAGATATCTATAAAGTAATCAATACAGAATTTCTCCAGACTAATAAGATTTATACTGAAAAGGTTGGTAATAATTCTGCAACTAAGTACATGTATGCATTTTCAAAGTATCTTGAGTCTGGAGAACTCACAGATGACTTGGATATTGCTCCAGAATCACCATTCATTGTTCACAAGGAAGGTTCTTTAGGAAGAAGAATGTATCGTGAATTTACACAACCTTTAGAACATCAAATTGGATTCGTTGATAACTATGAAACTGTTTTTAAGTTAAATCTCTTTGATTATTTCGGAGTTGAAATTGAAGAAGGTTTTAACAGAATTGAAGTAATTTGTAAAGATTCTGGATATATTTTCATTAAAGATTCAACAACTGAAACTACAATTCAATATCTCGAAACAAAAATAAATCCTATAACAGGTAAAGTATTTACACGAGATGAAATTCTTCAGAATTTTTCAATTTTTCCTAATAAAAACATTTTAACTTGGAGAAAATATAGAAACGAAGATGATCAGTTGATTATTGTTTTCGTTTTTACAGACCAGACAGTTCTGTATCATAACTATTCAGATCCTAGACATACTTATTTTACAACTTATGAAGATTACCTGAATGGTTTTATAAATCCTACACTTTCTTTAGGCGAATGTTATGAATTAACATTTGATAAAGCAAACAACTTCAAATTTTTATATTCTGACTCTCTTGAAAACTTTGTAAAAGATCATTATGTTACAATGATTAAAGAAGAAAATAAAGGTGGAGTTGGTCTAAGTTGTTATTCAGAAGTTGATGAAACAAATGTTTTCAAAGTTACAGGTAAATCAAAAAACTATTCACTAGGATTATCAGATTTTGGTTACGTTACAAATTATGATGAAACACAATTTTATAAGAATAAATTCATACCATCTTTGACAACTAGAATTCCAAATGAAGGTACTATAAAAATTTCTGATAATATTGATAATAACGTAGTTATAGATTACTATACGGGAATTGAACGTTATAGAGTTAACACATTCTCTTTAACTGGAGATGTTTATAAAATTCTTTTAGATGATTATATTTTTCCTAAGTTTACTGTTGAAGCAACTGGTCTTAACAATACTAAAAGACCATTTAAAATAACTGACTATTATTCAACATTTGGAAAAATTTCATTTTCTGGAAATGTAAATGGAACAGATACTGATAAAGTTTTAACTTTATCAGATTTTAAAGATAAAGCAAACACTGATTATTTTATTAAAATCGTTTATAAATCAAAAAATTCAAATATTTCTAAATACTTAGATTATTCCGAAGATCTTAAATTTAAGTTTAACCTTGAATTTAAAACTTTTGATACAGACACAGATTGTGAATTTCATTTAATGCTTATTAAGTACGGAACAAAACCTGTAATTGATGAGTACGTTAAAATTTCAGATGTTTTTAGATACACGGATTTTAAACCAAATGTTTCTTTACTGCATTTTGATGATATAGAATATGTAAAATATGAAGTTCAAACTGTTTCAAAACCATCAGAACTTCCAGAGTATAACGATTTTCCACCTGATGCTCCTGGAAGAATTGGTGAAAGAGGAGATGGATCATTTTATGGTGAAATTATAAATCTCAGAGATTATCCTCAAGAAGAATGGGACAATTTAAAAGAAATTTCAAAAGATGCATTTTCAGATGGTGTTTTGATATTTCCAGATTCTAAAACAGCAGACTTCAGAAATTATGAAGGCGATCATGTCTTTGTTAACATTGGCTTTAGAACCGTTTGTGTTGACACATCTGACATGAATGTTATAACATCACCTTATTTCGCTAATGATGGAGACTTTGATTTAGATGGAGATTCAGACAGTTTTGATGGTGGTATAGAAGTTGACTCAACTGTAGATGGTTATTATCTATTTTCTGATTATGAACCTGAAAAAGATGGTAACTGTTATTTGTTCTCAAGAGATTCAAATTATCTCTATGCTCGTAAAAATGATATGGTGTTTTCAACTCATACCATAACAACAGAATTAGACAATGGAGTCGGAACAACATCTTACACATTTAAAGGTAAAAAGACTTTTGAATTTGTAAGAAATAAATTAGGTATTCCATATAAAGAAGGAAATGTATTTTCAGGTTGGTCTATTCAGCCAGGAACAAATAATTTTATAGATGACAATGAAGTAATTGAATCTGATATGACAATATATGCAATTTATGTTGAATTATAGAAAACCAACGGATAAAAATATGAACCTAAAGGTTCATAAATATAGCCATTTAGAATTTATATAAACTGTTTATAACAAATCTTATCAAACTCTTGGAAAGGAACTTTCGGAGTATAACGCTTTTAAGTGCTTTTAGTGTTTACACTAAAAGTGCTTAAACTAGAACTAAGTATTTAATTCTAAATAGCAGATTAAACAATTTTATTGTGTTCTTTAATTTGTTTGATTATATCTGCAGTTGTTGCAATTAAGTTTTCTGCAGGATTTTCAGAAATATTAGTTATATTAAGATTATTAGTAGTTTTATTAAAACCAGATTTAACTTTTTCTAAGTTAGTGATAATAGTTGAAATGTCTTTATATGCTTGAATAAAAAGTTTTAAAGTATCTGTAATTGATTTGTTTAATTCTGCGTAAGAGTTTATAAGTTCTGCAAGTTCTTCTGGATCTGATGCAGTAATATCAATGCCTAAAGATTTTATGATATTTCTGCCTTGTTCTGCATTTTCTCTAAGTGTTTTTCTAATATAATCAAAATCTTGTAATAAAGTATTTAGATTTATTAGTTCTAGATATGAAGAATCATCTAAAGTTTTAGGCAAATCTTTTGTCTTGTCTTCAGCATATTCTAAAATGTCATTTCCGCTGATATCCATTTCATCAGCTATATCTAAATTTTCTTTAAATCTAGCTGTGATTTTATTCATTTTATCAGCTAGTTTGTTAGCTCTATCTTCTGTAGGCTTTAAATCAATTGTATTCATTATTCTGGAAAACTTCTCCATCTGTGATATGTTTTATCTAATTTTAAAAAGTTTAACTCTTTAATTCTTGAGAAATCAATGTTATAATCTTCATCAATATTCATTTTTTCTAATTCATATCCAGACGGATTCTTTAAATTAAAATCATATCTTTCGCTAAAAATAAATTTTAAAAACACAGCTTGTCCGCAAAGATATAAAATGACAGAAAAGTACAATAAAAATTCCATTTTTTTTAACTATTTATAAAAATTGAGGTAAGCGTTGAAAAGTTATTAAATAAGTAAATGTACTATATTGAATTTTTGAGTTAAAATAAAAAGTCCTTATAAATCAATAACTTAGTTATAGTGATATTTTAATTAAGTTATTGATTTTAAAGGACTTTCTAAAAATTGATTAAAAATTCCAAATTTCAGGTCAACAGCAGTTCACAAGTATTTGTCCTATCTGCACAGATACCAATCAGGTTCATTGCCTTCAAGTGGAGATTCATCAAACATATCACTCATATCTCTAAAATTTGAAACATTCCATTTTGAGATATCACCATTGAAGTCAGATCTATAGAACATATATTCCATATTCTTAACTTTTGAAACATTCCATTTTGAGATATCAGTGTTGAATTTAGATTCGTAAAACATACCTGTCATATTTCTAACATTTGAAACATTCCATTTCGAAATATCACCATTGAAGTCAGATCTATAGAACATACCTTCCATATACTTAACTTTTGAAACATTCCACTTTGAGATATCTCTATTGAATTTAGATTCTGCAAACATAGCACTCATATTTTCAACTTTTGAAACATCCCATTTCGAAATGTCTCCATTGAATTCAGATTTACAGAACATACCTTCCATATCATTAACTTTTGAAACATTCCATTTTGAGATATCACCGTTGAATTTAGATCCTTTAAACATACCTTCCATGTTTTCAACACTTGAAACATTCCATTTTGAGATATCACCGTTGAATTTAGATTCTCCAAACATAGCACTCATATCATTAACTTTTGAAACATTCCATTTCGAAATGTCACCATTGAAGTTAGAACCGTAAAACATGCAGAACATATTTCTAACATTTGAAACATCCCATTGTGAGATATCTCCATTAAAGTTAGATTTATCAAACATAGCACTCATGTCTCTAACATTTGAAACATCCCATTTTGAAATGTCTCCATTGAAGTCAGATTTGAAGAACATGCAGTACATATTTCTAACATTTGAAACATCCCACTTTGAGATATCACCATTGAATTCAGATTCATCAAACATGCCTCCCATATCTTCAACTTTTGAAACATCCCATTGTGAGATATCACCATTGAAGATAGATCCTTTAAACATGTTAGCCATATCTTTAATGCGTGAAACATTCCATTTCGAAATATCGCCATTGAAGTTAGAATCTGAGAACATATATCTCATATCTTCAACTTTTGAAACATCCCATTTTGAAATGTCTCCATTGAATTTAGAATAGCAAAACAAAGCACTCATATCGGTAATCTTTGAAGTATCAATAAAGTTAAGGTCACAGTCATAACCTTGTTCTTCGATTGTATCTTCAATAATTTTTTTCAGTTCATCTTTAGTTTTAGGTTGAATTGTATTTTTAGGTTGAATTGTAGTTTTAACAGATTTATTTAAACAATATTTAAATTTCATTTTTTTTTTTAACCTTAAATAAAAGAGTGAACTGATATTAACCTAAAGGATATATCTATCTGAATGTTAGATTGTATTTAAAAAAAAATATTTAAATTTTTTGTAGAAATATTCGTTTTCGTATTTTAGGACGAAAATTCTGTCGTATCCTTTACATGAAAAGCTCTTAACTGAGCAAGAGCTTTGTGAAATTTTAACTAGTCAATAAACTTAGGCTGATGTTGAGGATTAACTTCTAATGGACAGTCATTAAACATACTGATATGGTCGTCAACTTTCCAAACATTCCACTTTGAAATGTCACCATTGAAATCAGAATCATAAAACATATAATCCATATTTTTTACATTTGAAGTATCCCACTTTGAAATGTCCTGATTGAACTTTGATGCAAAAAACATGTTATTCATATCTTTAACATTTCGAACATCCCACTTTGAAATGTCACCATTGAAATCAGAATGGAAGAACATTGCACTCATATCTTTAACATTTGAAGTATCCCACTTGGAAATATCTTTATTAAAAATAGATTTTTTAAACATCGCATACATATTTTCTACATTTGAAGTATCCCACTTTGAAAGATCTCCATTGAATTTTGACCATTCGAACATGCCTTCCATATTCTTAACTTTTGAGATATCCCATCCTGATATGTCACCATTGAACTTAGACTGAAAAAACATATATTTCATATCTGTAACATTTGAAGTATCCCACTTTGAAATGTCACCATTGAAATTACTTTTTTCAAATAAATAAGCCATGGATGTAATCTTACTTGTGTCGATGAAGTTCAAATCACAATTTGGACCCTTTTCTTTAATTGTATCCTTAACTAATTGTTTTAGTTCTGCAAGTGTCTTTGGTTGAACAGTACCTGCTGATTCGTTTAATCTTAAAAACTCTGTAAATTTCATTTTTTACCTCAAAAAATCCCTTAAACAAGTGGATTGTTAAATTATTTAACCTTTGTACCAAGCAGGTTCATTGCCTTCAAGAGCTGAGCGTGTAAACGCACCACGCATCTTTTTAACATTTGAAACATCCCACTTTGAAATGTCCTTATTGAATCTAGAGAACTCAAACATGCATTCCATATTCTTAACTTTTGAAACATTCCATTTTGAAATGTCTCCATTGAAAACAGAACCTGAGAACATGTTTTCCATATTTTCAACGCTTGAAACATTCCACTTTGAAATGTTACTATTGAATTTAGATCCTTTAAACATACTATCCATATTCTCAACTTTTGAAACATTCCACTTTGAAATATCACCATTAAAGTCAGATTTACAGAACATCCAAGACATATTTCTAACTTTTGAAACATTCCACTTTGAAATGTCACCGTTAAATTTAGATTCTGTAAACATAGCACTCATATTTTCAACTTTTGAAACATTCCACTTTGAAATGTCACCATTGAAGGGAGTACCGCCGAGCATATGATCCATATCCTTAACTTTTGAAACATCCCATTGTGAGATATCTCCATTGAATTTAGTGTTGTAGAACAAATAACTCATGTCAGTAATCTTTGAAGTGTCAATGAAGTTAAGATCACAATTAAAACCTTGCTCTTTAATTGTATCTTTGATGATCTTCATCAATTCAACCTTATTTTTAGGTTGAACTGCAGTTTTATCTGCTTCATTTAAAAAATATGTAAATTTCATTTAATTACTCTAAATTAAAAATAACATTTAACTATTTATAATCTGGAAAATCGAAACATCGTACTTTTCTTTTAGGTCTTCTTTTAATTTGTTATACCGACTGATGTACTTGTTTCTTTGGTGTCATCCTCACCTGAAATAAAATCTTTATTTATATGATTGCATAAACCAAGCATCTCGTGAGTGGTTGAAATTATTGTTGATTTCTCTTCCAATTTTTCTGAATCTCTTGATATCAGCTGGAGTAATTTCATTACGAACACATGAATTATAATAACCTTCGTAAGATCCAAAATATTTCATAATAAGATCAATTATTTCCTTATAATATTCTTCGTGTTCTTTAAGAAATTTAATGTAATAAACGGAAACACTTTGAATAACACATGATAATAAATCAGCTTCTTCTTTGCTTATTGAGTAAGCTTTTTCAATCATTTCACGATGATCGTAAACACTTAGAACTCTGTTTATGACATCGCCAAGGTCATCTTTAACACAAGAATTAAAGAATGCATTTATGTTATAACGGGTTGGAGCTTTTTCGATTGAAGAATCACCTAAAAAAGTTTCTTCAGATGAATATTTTCGATAATCTTTGTTTCTAGAATTTTCCCAGTAACCATCTGAAAACTGACCAAGAATCTCTGAAACAAAAACAGCATAAAGACCAGCATCATTAAAATTAACTTTCATATTGTATTCCTTTTTTTCTTTTTTACATTATAATCCAAAATTTTTAAAATGTAAACAAATTAATGTGTATAATACCAAGCTAATAACATTATAACAGGAGTACCAATTATAACTAAAGAACCAATGATAAGAACTAATCTTAAAAATAAACCTTCTAAAAAACTTCTCATTTTCTTATTCCTTTATTTAATTTGTTTTTACATATACATTATAAACCAAAATTTTTAAAATGTAAACAAATTTTTTAAATTTATTTGACGAACGTATCAAAATTTAAAAATAAGGAATGATGAGGTCTAATGTTACTATTTAGATTTTTTAATCAATTTTAAAATTGTCTTTAAAATCAATAACTTAATAAAAGTATTGTTTTAACTAAGTTATTGATTTATAAAATAATTTTTAATTTCCTTTGAAAATTGTCGATTTTTGTGAAATTTACCAATCTATATTATTGATGAAATTTAAAACTTTATATTTAAATCTATTTTTCAAAAAACTAAATAAAGACAAATCACTTTTTAGATATCTTAGAAATACTGCATTAAATGCTCCAGCTTTATCAAAATCATAAGAATCAATTTTAAAATTCCTTGGAATTCTTGGAAACTTTTTGTCACCTTTAACGTTCCTTAAAATTCTTGTTAAAAGAATTTCATCCGCATACTTAAGGCCAGCTTTGTAAACACTTTCACCACCAATTAAAAATACTCTATTTGCTTTATTATAATAACACATTTCAAGAGCATTTTCTAATGAGGTCGCTCTGGTTACATTACTATCACTAATTTCTGAACTTGAAATAACAATATTTAAACGACCAGGTAGTGCTTTTCCAAGAGATTCGAAAGTTTTTCTACCCATTATAACAGGATAACCTGAAGTTACATTTTTAAAGAAAATCAAGTCCTTTGGATAATACCACGGTATTTTTCCGTCAATTCCTATCACAGAATTCTTAGAAGTGCAAGTGATAATACTAACAACAACATTATTGAACATTCAGGTCTCCGTAAACTTTATACGCAAACTCTAAAATTGATGAATCTTTCTTAGTATTGTCAAAGATGTATTTAAAACATGAATCTGGTATTTTATCAATTCCAGACTCAGAAATGTGAGAATCTAAGCAAGGTGAATCTAATTTAATTATGAAACCACCTTTTTCTAGAATTGCATCAACTTCGTGCTGAAATCTAACATCTGCAACAATTAAATCATCATCCTTTAATACTAAATCAGCCCAAACTCTTTTTCCGCAGAACCTTTGCATAACGTCTGTTCCAAATGTCTGTAAAATAGAACGCATGTTTGTTCCAAGAATTTTAGAGTCTTCAGAATTCTTAAGTTCATTTAATTCATCTTTACTAATCTTGAAAAGATCACACAGAATATCCTTTATAGGATCAGCAAAATGAACAACTTTAAATCCTGTAAATTCTCTTAAAATAGCACTTAGATAATCCTTTCCAGAACCTTTATGACCACAAATTCCAATAATCATGAATGTTTATCCTTTCGAGTAAAAGTTCAATTAAAAACAAAAAACACGTTATGAAATTCAGTATTAAAAACATTCCAAACTTATCTGGAAATGCAACCATTGTTAAAACAGAAAATAAAATGTCTAATTTAATGATGTATTTTCTGAAATTTGAAATCTTAGTTAAACAGAGAACAAAATCTAATATTATAAGAATACAGAATAATATAAAACTTTGTTCAACTGTAAATAAAACATATAAAGCGCTTAATTTATAAAAAAATACATACTTTCAAAAATTCAAAAATTAAAGCACGAATTAAACTACTTTGCATTTTCTTTGTTTACTTGAGTTTGTTCTTTGAACTCATTAAAGTGCTTTTCTCGCTTAGCTAATTCATCTGAAGAAATTAGTTTATCATTAAATTCCTTATTATACTTTTCCTCAAATTCCTTAGAAAAAGCAAGCGCTTCTTTAAGGTGTTTAATCATGTTGTTAAAACTTTCATCATTCTTTAAGTCATCCGGAGCGTTCTTGATAGAATCTTCAAAGCATAAAGAATTTAAAATTGTTTGCTTACATCTATCTTTAAAAATTCTAAATTCATCAGCAGTGAAAGTTAATGTATAAGAATCATTTGTCTTTTTAATTTTCATTTAATAACTACCTTCATAATAATATTTTTCATGTTCTGAATTTGTGTACATTGTGCACAAATTCTTATAAATTTCTTTTGCTTCGTCTAAATCATCTTCAGTATAACGCGGAAACATTATTCTTTCATCATTTAATTCTCTTTCTATATTTTTAATGAAAGATTCCATATCTTTTATAAGTCTACTTAAAACACTTCTAGTTAGTTCACAATTCAAGTAACCAGATTCTAACTCTGGAAAAATGTTTGAAATAAATTCATGAAGATACCACTTATTTCTTAGATAAACTATTTCTTTGTCTTTAGTTTTGATAGTTGCATCTAATCCCATAATTGTAACTCCTTTTATCTAAAGTATCTTTCAATAACCTTTAAAAGATCGCACATTGATTCCGCATTTCTGATCATTTCTCTAAGCAATTCAAGATTATTCGAGTAATCATCTGAGGACTCAAGTGTTTGAATTGCTTCTAAGTTTGTTTCACTGAATTCTTTATAAAGTTTAATTAAGTTTTTAATTTCCTGAGTTGTCATTTTCAATTCCATTTGGATATTTCTTTAACATTTCTTTATCAATTTGCTTTTTGATTTTTTCGGCTAACTTTTTAGAATTATCCATCTGAAAAACAACTTCAGCAATATCTTCAATTTTTCTACCAATCACTCTATTTAAAATAAAGATTGCTTCTTCAACGGTTAAATTAAGTCTCATTAGTTACTCCAAATAGTCTTTAATGAATTTTTTAATAGTTTTATATATTATATAAAAATCTATAAAAAATTTTTTATTTGTCCAAAAAATTTTAAAATTCATTATGAACTTTAACTGCTTTGATGTTATGCCTTTTGAACATTTCTATATTCTTTTCTCTATCATCATAAGCACAAACAATATTGTATTTCTTCTCTAATTTAAGAAGTTCTCTTTCTTTAATTATAAAATCTTTTTCATAGTTATAGTCAGGTCTCATAATTAGTAAATCAGATTTAATATGATTAAATGCTAACCAACAAGAAGTTCTAGTTCTTAACCTCTCAGGTCTTCCTGTCAACATAATGATTTTGATTTTGTAAGTGTTAAGAATATCTAAAACATCTTGAAACACCGGATCTTCAGTGCATAAACTGTAATAGAGTTTATGGTCGTGCTTCTCAATTAGATACTTAATTCGGTGAGAATGATCCGATAATGTTCCATCTATATCAAATATAACTGCGTCTTCCTTCATTATTATCTCATTTTAAAAACATAGATTGCTTCTTCAACAGTTAGATTAAGTCTCATCAGTTACTCCAAATGCTCTGAACTCGCCTTCAACCTCAATTTCATATTTGTTGAAGAGGTCTGTAAATGATAAATAACCTTTAGGCGAAACTACGACTTTTACATAATCATTTATGTCTTTAGTGATTGTTGAAATTGTTGTAAAGTATTCTGTCCCAGTTTCTTTATTTCTAAAATGAATATTGACACCTAATAATTCATTTATATAAAACTCAGTATCAGCTTTACTCTTTCTGTTAAAAACAAGCTCGTAAAATTCTCTAATAGTTTTGCAAGGTCTGTAAGTATTTTTTTCTATAACTGATTCTACAGGTAATGCACATGCTGAGTAACATTCGCCTACGTCATTCTCAAAAACAAAAGGTGTATCAATAAGACCTTCATCAACTCTGATTAAAGTGTGAATAGAATTATTTTTAATTCTAAACTGTATTCCGTAAAGAGTATTACTAAAATAATACTTATTACCAACGATGGCTTTATCACAGTTAACCCATGTGATCAAGTCATTTGTATCGAATGTTTTCATCTTTTAATTCCTCTAACTCTTCTAACTCTGTTTTTAAAAATTTTTACAATATCATTATAACACAAACTTTAGAAAACGTAAACAATTTTTTAAAAAATTTTTGATATACGTAACATTTTTTATAAAATGAAATCAGTTAAATGAGGTTGAGGAAGAGACAATAAAAAAGGAATCTCTTTCGAGATTCCTTCTTATTTGTTTAGATGTTTAGATTATGCTAAAACAGTCTTTGAGAAATCAATACCGTAAGTAGTTGCATAAGTCTGAGCACGGTCTAAAGCATTTGCTGACTCAACACCAGGAATTGCAGTTAATGCATAACGAGTTGAAGCAACGATAGCTGGCTGTGCAGTATCAGGGTTTTGAACTCTAGTGAATGAAATTGGTACATATGGAGCATAGAAACCAATAGCATCAGTTCTCTCATTACCCTTATAAAGAACAGTGCAGTAATCATTTGCAGCATACTGATCAACGATAACCTTGTAACGACCATCGAAGATACCAGCAACACCACCAGCAGCAGGAACATCTAACTGATTGAACTTAGGTGATAATGCAAAACCATCTAACTGACGTAACATTACAGCAACCTTAGGTGAAACAATTAGAGTATTACCACCATTACCATTCTTAACGGCCTGGCCGATTAAAACAGCTTCCTTATCAATTCGGATAGCTTCAGCACGGTAACGCTCAATCTCCCAACGGCCTGACATATCCTTATAATCAGTACCAGTGATGATATTTGAATCAGGAGCTACTCTAGCCCAGCTGTTAACAGCCTCAACGCACTCACGATCAATTTCAGCCTGTAACTCGTAAGAAGCTAAGTTGATTAACTCCTCATCAGCTAATTGACCATGTTGAGCCTTCAAATCTTGGTACATTTCCATTGTGAATGGAGTCTTTACCTTACGGGTTTGAACTTCGATAGCTTTCTTGGTAACCTCGAAGCCAAGCTCTTTCATATCCTTACCAAGAACCTCACCAGCAGCAGTGCTGTAAGCACCAGTGTAATGGGTAAGAATTCTTAAGAATGAAGCTTCGTTAGTATATACTGCCTTAACCTTAGCATTTGAACCAACAGCAGTATCAACATCGGTCTTTGTAGGATTTGCTACTAAAGCGAAGAAACCATTCTTGTTCTCTTCCTTATGTAATAAAGTACCACCAACACCATCAACTGCACCATTTAAAGTAGCATCAGTTAGAACATCGGTCTTGATTAAAACAACTCTCTTACCAGCAGTATCTGCAGGACGATTGCCATCGCCAATGTACTTGTTAACCCATGCATAAATATAACCAGTTGGCATGCTCATAGGCTGAACACCTAAAATCTCGTGAGCAATTAAGTTAGGGAATACACGACGAACGATAGGTAAAAGAATTGGGGTGAACTGTGCAACGTCAGATGACATTGTACCTTCATTGATCTGTGATGCATTATAGAAATTCTGAGTATTCTCAAAAAGCTTTAACATATCTGCTTTCTGAACATCAGAAATTTTTGCATACTTGCTTGACTCGAGTAATTGACGCTGGAAATCATTGTCAAAACTCTCAGTAAGAATTTCATTGATTGACTTCATAATTTTATATTATAACTCCGGTAGTTTAATTTTATACGAATCTCTTCCAAGCGGTTGAAGACTCATTTGAAACTTGTACATTTGAATCTGTCTCAGACTCATCTAAAGAATCTGACTCTGAATTATCTACAGCAGAAACAGCTTCAATACTATTCTTAATCTTTAAAATTGACTCTTTAATATCATTTAAAGACATTCTTGATTTTTCAGAATCAGAAATGTTATTAAAGTGCATCTCAACTAGTGATTTGAATGCTTGAGTCTGAGGTAATGTTAATGACTCAGAAATTTCAGCACATAGTGCTGCTTTCTTAACATCGAATAACTCATTCTTTAAAGCAACATTCTCAGACATTAAAGAATTACACTGATTTCGAATGTCTTCTGACTCATCAATGTTTGATGGCTTGATAACATCACCAATCTCTTTACCAACAAGATTTGCTGATTTTTCAAAAAGAGCTAGTAAAGCATCTGCCTTGTATGGTTTAACTAAAGAATCGATCTTTGAAGCATTCTCATTTACAAAATCGTCAACGATTTTAGATAAATAAGTGTTAAGATTTTCAACAAGCTGTTGCTGATAATCATCTGTATACTTTTCAAATGCTTCATCAAGCTGTTGCTTGTAAGCCTCTGCTTCTTCATTCAGCTGTGACTTAATCTCAGCGCTCATATCTTCGGCAATTAAATGAGATTTTGCCTCTACAGCATCATTGAATGCTTCGGTTAACTTCTCTTTCATTGCTGGTGTGAACACTTTTTCGTCAACAGACTCAAAAAGGTTTTCTAGCATGATTTCTCCATTCATAAAGAATTTTTATATTTATATTTATAACTTTAAATTTGTTTTCTTAACAAATTTTTATTATTTCTATTTATATTTTTCCAACTATCTTTTAAAGACTTTTGAAAAAATCAGTTAATTTTTTTGTTAAATGATCTTGTACGTCTTCAAGATTTTCTGAAATTAAAGTATCAATGTTTTCAGAATCAGTGGAATCAGAATCTACACTTTCTGAAATCTCAGAACTCTTGATAATGTTACCATTTCCGTCGTACTCAAAGTGTAAGTCATCAATTACACCTTCATTTAACTGATATGATTCACAAACACCATTCATAGTTGCATTATAATCAGATGGGTTTGAAACAATATCGTATGTAATTAAGTTAAAATCTTTAACAACTGAATCAACTACAGAACCAACACCACGAGATGAAACAGAAATTTTAACACCATTATCAATTAAAGATTTTAATTGATTTGCTTTTGTGTTATTTAGCAGAACTGCTTCACCCATCACGTATTTTCCATCAATATACAGTTTATTGATTTTTGCAACGGCTTGCATAGGATCAACATTTGAACGTGCTGGATGCTCGTATTCCATTAAAGTGTTGATTGAACCAGATGCAATCACATCTTGGTACTTCTCAACTTGCTCTTTCCAAAGTTTTTCAGGATAAATTCTACCATTACGATTTTTAGTATTGATTGTTGAAAAAATACCTTTAATCTTGTACTTTTTCTCAACTTGACCAGTTGTCTCATTGAGTTCATCAACTTTTTCGATGCTAGAATTTGAATCGATGTCAAATATAAGTTTCATAGTTTTAAAACCCTTTAATCTTCATCGTCAGATTCATCATCGTCATCGTCAGAATCATCATCTTTGTCTGAATCTTTCTCTGAATCTTTTTCTGAATCTTCTAACTCATCGTCATCATCTTCATCAGAATCATCGCAATCTTTACACTCAGACTCAGAAATTGAACCAAGAGAACCTAGAGTATCAGTTAAATTCTTGTAATATTCAATTTTACTCATTGAATTTTTAATAAAAGAATTTTTATCTAACTTTTCTTCTAAAGTCTTCTTCACTGCTTCGAAAAATGATGAAAAATCACCGTTCTGAGCGTTTACAATATCGTTCTTAGTTAACATATAAATTTTACCTCGAATTCTGTTTAATGTTTCTTGTTATATTTAGTTCTAGCTAAAGCATATGCTTTTTCAGCACTAATTCCAGTAAATATCGCTGTGTCCAATCTTGCAACTTTCACTAAATGCTCTGGAGGAATCACTGCACCTTTCGGAGCAAATCTGCTTCTAATGTACAATCTTATACAAGGAGCATAGTTAAAACGTTTTAAAAATGGTTTTAATTGTTTATAAGAAAATTCAAGTGGTTTTTGTTCTTTGATATTTCTAGAATTAAGTTTTAAAATAGCATAAATCAATTTCATTCTCATGTTTATAGGAAGCCAGTGAAAATTTAATCCTAAAACATGATTTGAATTTTTTGCTAAAACAAGAAATAAAGGGCGTGCATCGTACGGTGCTTCGTATTTAGCATCATACATTGTCAAAATAAGATTCCCTGGAATAAGATACTTTTGAACACTCTTAGAATTTCTAAGTAATTCTTTAAGCATCTTTTTAGAATCACTTTTTGATAACTGAACGCTTACGCCCTTCATCTAATACCTTTTAAAGTGCTGTCTCATTTAAGGTTGGAGCATTAGCTGAACCAGGTTCTTGAACAGTATTACCACCAACTACCCAATCAGAGAATGTGAATGTAACATCAAATTCTTGAATAGTATCTAAAGTTTCTGCAGCAACTGAAATTTCAGCAACTTCAGATGGGAATAGATTATGGAATGTGTACTTAGCAGTTTCATTACCAGCTGAATCTAACTGAACAACAGATGCATCTACCATCAGATTTGCTGGAACTCCAGAATGTTTGTTATCCTGGTAGTGATCAATTGAAGCCATCCATGCAACAAAATCACGACGTAAATCATGACCTTCTGTATTATAGAATGTAATATTCCAAGAATTTGTAAATGTAGTATCACCAGGTAATGGTAACTTTCTACCTTGATTAAAAACTTCAATAACGCCAATTGTCATTGATGGAAAAGTTGTAGCCTTTGCTAAAACTGAAATATTTCTCTGATTAGATGAAGTTGAAACACCACCAGGAAATGATAGAGTAACTCTATATTTTGAGGCACGTGCTCCAGCACCTAATGCAGTTTTAAGTTCGTTAATTACGTTTGCCATTTAAAACCTTATATGAAAGAAATTTTTAATTATTTATATTTTTTGAAAAAGTCTCAAAAAGTTATAAATAGTTAAAAATTATTTCTTTTTAAATGTCAGCTACAAGTGATTTAATACATGCTGCGATAGGTGAAGGTGCTCGATCAACTAAGTTTGATGTAGCATTTCAATTCACTAATCCGTCTATGTTTCCGAGCGCTCAGAATGTTGCTGTAATGGTTAAAACAACTACATTTCCAGCTAAACAACATCAGACAATAGATTTTAAATATGCAGGACGTTCTATTCCTATTAGAGGACAAGTTAAATACTCTAATACATGGGAATGTACATTCTATTTACCACAAGATCATTCTATTAAAAAGGCATTTGAATCTTGGATAGATGCTTTAGATGAAACAGTTTACTTTGAAGATACTCCATCTGCTGATGTTTCAAGAACACGATCTCTACATAATCGTTCAGGTTATGTAAAGGATATTGCAATTTATCAGTTAGATTTTACTGGAACTCAGCAAGTTGCAAGATATACTTTACATAACGTGTTTCCGATTGAAGTTCAGCCTTTAACTGTTCAGTCAGATGGACCTGGTGATATAGAAGAACTTTCTGTAACATTTTCATTTTCGCATTTTGAATTAGAATCTTTAAAAAGTACTTCTGGTGCTTTTGTTGATAATCTTGTAAATAAGATAAGTTCTCAATTATCTGAAGTTGGTTCTAATTTATTAAATAAACTAGGATCTGAAATTTCATCATTTTTACCAGGATCACTTGCTGATGGTTCATTACTTGATGATATTGCAAATGCTCCTCAGAAGATTATCGATTCTATTAACATTACACGATTGACTGATGAAGTTGGAAGTTTATTTGATGGAACAAATCCAGATTATAAATTACCAAACTTCGTTTCAAGCGGTGTTAAATTTGCTAAAGAATCATTTAATAGTTTAGTTAAAGCTGGATCTGATGCAGTAAATTCTATTAAAGGTACTGTTTCAAATGCCGCATCTAACGTAGTAAATTCTTTTAAAGGCACAGGTTCAAAGTAACTATATTGAACTTTTTCTAAAAATAAAAAAGCCTTTAAGAATCAATAACTTAGTTAAAGCAATACTAAAACTAAATTATTGATTTATAAAGGCTTTTTAAAATTACTTAAATTTTAGAACATTTTTAAGAATACTCTTTCAAGATATCAGAATATAAGAAATGAATTTCTTTAGGTGTATTTTGTTTAAAATACTTTTCATTGTTAATATTCGCAATAACTTTAGTTGCAGAAATATCTTCATCTGTTCTAACTAATTCTTTAACTTTCATTCCTAGAACATTTTTTAATTGTTTTTCATAATCGGAAACTCTGTCAGAACCAGCATAAACGGCATTGATGTTGAAATCAGAGTTAGAAATAATTCTTAAAAGATTTCCATTACTTGATTTAACAATTTGAACTTTATTACCAAACTGTTTTAGTGCAACTTCAAGCATTCTTAAACGTAGGTCTTCTGTTTTTGCAGTATCTTTAGAAGAAACTAAACAAACTAAAACTTTATCAAATTCTTTAGTAGCTAATTTAATTAAATTAAAATGTGCTTTTGTTAAAACTCTAAATTTACCAAGAACTAAACAACCGTTATTGCCTTTTAATGATTTTAAAATTAAAGTTTTAACATTTAATTCTATATCATCTTTAATGATTGTTTCGTTTTTCTTAGAATGGCTATAATTTAATTCATAACGTTTTAGTAAAGAACTCATTTGAGAAAGCATATCAGAAAGTGACTTTTTCTTATCTATCTTATAGAAGATATCATAAGCACTTCCTTTTACATTTTCCCAGTACTGATTCTCTGAAGACTCATCTGACTCTTTCCATTTATTCTTAATTTCAGCTCGTTTAACCTGATCTAACTGATAATCTTGCTGAATCTTTAGAATTTTACCATCTGAAAACTTCAGAACAACGCCTTCTTCTTTTCCTCCGAAAACAGAAGGAATTCCAAGTAATAAAGAAGATAATCTGTTATAAGTATCTGTATAATCAGAAAAATCAAAAAACTCTTTGAACTTGCTAAAAGCAATCTTCAGGTCTTTTGCTAAAATTCCTCTTTCAAACTCTTCTTTAGAACTCATAACACCATTGAAAATCTTCAATGGAACATTTAACTTAAGCTCTTTAGCAAAAATATCGCGTTTTGCAGTTTTCATTCCTGAATTCTTTGTTTTAAGAATTCCGAATTCGGCAGTATAAGTTGATTTAGAATATCCAATTAAAACAATTCCATGTGGTCTTTCATAATTAGAGGAAAGTGTTGGCTTTCTCATTAGATATTCTAACTGAAGTTCTGTACCAACTGGAATTGAGGTCTTTCCTAAAGATTTAAAATGGTCTAAAACAATCTTGAATTGAGAACTGCCAATTGAAGATTTTTTAATATTATCATCAGAGTTATAATTAAATTCTTCAGAATATAAAATGTGACCTTTATAAGCAATTATCCAATCGGATAAATCGCCATCGTCAGCAATTTTGAGTGCAGTAACTTTAACACCATCTGTTTTTGCTTCAATTTCAACTGGAGTATTAAAGAACCACTCTAGTTTTTTACTTGAATTTAAAAACTTATTCGCAGCTAAAATTGAAATATCTAATCTGTCGCCGGATACACTTTCTGTGATAAAGTCTTCTGTTTTTAATATTTCAAGTTTTGAAAAATCTTCATTTAAATCTAATTTAAAAGAATTTAATGTATTTTTAAAAGACTTTAATTTTGAATCTACAAATTCTGAAAAACTCATTTAAAATCCTCTTTCTTCAAGAAATTCTAAGAAACTCATTTCAAGAATTCTTGACTTACCACGTTGACCATAATCAGAATAATACTGTTTTATGAACTGTTTTGACTTATCTGATAAGCCTAATTCTTTAATGAATTTCTGATAAGCCTTTTCTTTAATTTCTCTATCAAGTTCAGGGTTTTGAACTTCTAACTCCTGAGCACGCTGAGGTTTTAATCCCCAAAGTAATTCAATGAAACGATCATGTGTACGTTCTAAAGCTTCTCTATCAAGATGCTTTTTACATAACTTTAATAAAGAAACAAATGAATTCATTAACTTAATATCTGAAGGATTTGCTCTTGGTTTTTTAAATACTAACTTATAAATTCTATTTAGATCTGTAATGAAGTTAGATGAACCGGTTGGAATCTCTTTATAAATGAATTTATCATCTTTCATGACAATATCACCATTAGGATCTAATAGTGGTTCATATGCAATTCTAAGTCCTTTATCAACTGAGAACTTTAACATTCTAGGATTTATATTTGCTTTAGAACTTGAAATCTTGTAATTATCGTAAGTACTCTTAGAAGTTGCAATTAGAATATCATCACGTTGAGAAGATGCACCAACTAGTGCTCTTAACAGATATTTATGAGCAACTGCTTTAATGCCTTCTAAAGCATCTTCATAAGAAGAAGAATGAGAAAACTTAGCCCAGGTTGTTGCTCTACCATTCTCAAATGGTAAGAATTCAAAATCCATCTGAACATTTACAACTTTATCTGCAAATTTCATCGCAAATACTGCATTAATCTGAGATCCAATACTTTGAATAGTAGGCTTGTTAGAACCCATATAGAAAACACCAGGAATAACTTCAGTATCATCGATAGAATCTAAGTAAGTCCATACGTCTTCTTTGTCTTCTTCAGGAACAGTTAAATCAACGTCACCAACTGATGATTTATACGGTAAAATGTCATCATCTGAATAATCTGTATTCATAACAAATGATGTACTGCCATTGAAAACATATGCATCATCGATTTGTGATTCATCTTCCCAGATTTTTCTACCAAATTTCTTGTAAAAACCTTTATTTAGTGCTTTTAAAGTTGCTTCAACTTTTTTAATAAAATTAGATCTTCCAATCTCTTTTAACTGAACTTTTTCTGCTCTTGTCTCTTTACCAGATTTTGAAAGAGCAGTAACGTTTCCACCCATTGAATTCTCCAGTTTTTGTTAACTTTTACTATATCTATTTATAATCCTTTAACACCAAGTTCAAACTGAAAGCACTAAGAACGTTAAATATGTTGTATTTACATTTTCAAAAATTTTAAAAAAGTCTTTAAAATCAATACCTTAGTAATTTTTAACATAAGTTATTGATTCTAAAAGACTTTTTTTAAACAGTTTTAATAAACAAATGGAATTGTCGGAGTTGTTAAATCAAACGAATCTCGTGCTGATGTTTCTGAGTTTTTGTTTGAGTTTAAACTTGGCAAATTCAAAGGAGGTTGAGCTGATGTATTAGCGTTTTCAGCGGCTTTCGTCATTAGTATATTATCAACGTTGTTTTCGTTTATATCTTGTATTGATACATTATCTCGTTTAGTTGGAGTTACGTTAAGTATTTCATGTTTAGAATCATCTGAACGAGCTTTAGCAAGTGTATTAGCTAATTTATCTGTATCTTTATTTAACTGTTTTATGCGTTTTTCAGCTTCATCGAATTTTCCCTCATTCCTTAACTGTATAATTGTTTGAAGTTCATCTGCTTGTCTTGCTATTTCTGTTTTAAGAGCATTTTTAGATACTTCTGGCTTTGAAATTTCAGGTTCAGGAGTATTATGTCCAAGATTTTGAACTAGCGAAACATTCTTTTCAATTTCAACAGCTTTATTCTTTTCGGCACTGATTGTTTCAATATCAACATTAGAACCGTCAAAATTATCTGAAGCAACATTTTTAGTCACCTCTGAATTTTGATAATCTGAATTAGAAGCAACACCAAGTGCTTTTGATGTTTCTTTTCTGTATCTTGCATTTAATTGTTCTTTTAAATCAGGATCTAAAGTACTTAAACCGTTTATATAATTTGAACGTGCACTGTACAACGCTCTTACAATATCTTCTGGCGTTGACTGTGGAGAAAGTTTAGAAGCTGCAGCGTCGATAATTTTCTTATTTCCAGATAATCCGTGCTGAACTGCTTGAGACCAAAGTGCTTCTTGAACTGCTCTGTTTGTAACATTAATACCAGCGCTTTTAGCATAGTTAAACACTGGCATAAACAAGTTTTTAGAAATGCATTCATGCTGTTTCTTTAAGAATTCATTAGGATATTGTTTAGCTAGTGAAGCCCATTCTTTCTGGAATTCTGGAGAATCTATTTCAAGTTCAGCTAATTTTCCAAACTTCGGATCACCTTTCAGAGATTCAACGAACTTAGGAAGAATTCCTTTCTTAGAATTCATTTGCCAAGCACCGTAAGCATAACCAAAGTTATCTTTAGCTACAGTACCTGGGTTTCCTCCAGATTCAAATTCACCTGAAACAAATCCTAAATGATCAGAAGTGTTGAATTGAATGTCTTGAGCTTTAATAGAATTAAAATCTTTAATTACATCACTTGAAATATCAGCATGATTTGAAAAGTTTGTTGCCCAGACATTATTATATGTTTTTGAATCAATTCCTTTTTCTGAAAGTAACTCAGCTTGTCTAGTATTTGCATTTATCGAAGACTGTAAACGTTTTGTTCCGTTTTTATTGTTCTCATACTGATTATAAACGTCTGTAGCATTGTTTTCAGCATTTGGACCTTTTAAATTTAAAATAGTATGCTTAGTTTGCTGTAATTGATCAATTGCGTCCTTAGCTCGTTTAACTGCGCCTGGATCATTGTAAATCGGAACACCCATTGAATCATAAGTAACGTCCTTTTTAGCATCTTCTAAATGTTGTCTTTCAATTTTTAATGCTTCATTGATGCTATCTAAAGAAGAAATAGTACTTTGATTTTTGTTTTGAGTTTCAGATTCTCTTCTAAATTTTATTTCAGCAATTCTATCTTTATCTAAATCTGATAAAGAATACTGTTTTTCAAGAATTTTTAAATCAGAATCAGATAATGCACTTACTTTAGCCCAATCTTTAATTTCATCTGAACCGAACATGTGAGATTCAACTACACCATCATTCTCTAAACGATTTGCACTCCATTCATCTCGTTGTTCTTGAGTTGACCCTTTTTTAATTTCTTCTTCGAGTTCAGCTAATCGGTCTGCAACCGCTTGAGCGTCTTCTTCATACTTTGCATTATCTTCATAACAAGCATTATTTAGTACTGGAAGAAGTTTAGTTGTGATGTAAGCATATTCAACTTCTGGACCTTGGTTTGTAAACTTATCAGGAATTAAATCAAGAGGGGTTTTAAACTGATCTGATAACCATTGACCAATGCTAGAACCGGCAATAGCACCAATTCCAGCACCTATAGCACCACCTACGAATGCTGCTGGAACTGCACCAATTCCAAAGAACCAAACACCTGCTGCAGCTCCTATAGATGCACCTATTTTACCACCTAATGCAGCACCAGCAGCGGCTCCAACTGTGTTTGCAACAGCATCTTGTCTGTCTGCATCGCATTCAGCGTTAACATAATCATAAACACCTTCACCAATTGTAACTGCAGCCATTGCGGTACCAGCACCAGGCATAAAACGTGCTAAGCTTTTAGCAACTTTAGTTGGTCTAAAAGTTTTCTTTGAAATATTTTTAGCATTTTCTAAAACAGCTTTTTCTTGTTGAGGAGTAAGTTTCGCAGAATTTTTAGCACTTTCTGTTTTAGCATTCTCTGTGTTCTTTGGAGTTTCTGTTTTAGCATTCTCTGCATTTTTAGCACTTTCTGTTTTAGCATTCGCAGCATTCTGAACCTTTTCAGGTGTTTTAACCTCAGGTGTTTTAGCTTTTTCAGGTGTTTTAGCTTTTTCAGGTGTTTTAACCTCAGGTGTTTTAGCTTTTTCTATTTTAGCTTTTTCAGAATTTTCTATTTTAGCTTTTTCAGAATTTTCTATTTTAGCTTTTTCAGAATTTTCTATTTTAGCTTTTTCAGAATTTTCTATTTTAGCTTTTTCAGAATTTTCTATTTTAGCTTTTTCAGAATTCTGAACTTTTGGAGTCTTTTTAGCTTCTGTTTCTTGTAATCTAGGTTTAGGAACTTTATTCTTTGGCTTTTTAGTAGCTTTAGAATTCTTTGGCTTATTTGGCTTCTTTGAATTCTTTGGCTTCTTTGAATTCTTTGGCTTCTTTGAATTCTTTGGCTTCTTTGGCTTTTTAGGTCTTCTAGGTCTTCTAGGAAGTCCTGGAGTTAAATCTAGATCAAACCCCGGACCATCAGAACTTTCTGAATCAGAATTTCCATCTCCGTAATAATTGTTTATAATAATTGTATCAGATTTGTCTTTATGCTTGATTGAAGTATCTTGCTCATCAATCTGATTTGCTTCAATCTTTTTAAGAACAGAAAGAATATTCTTATTAGTAATAAGTAACTTATTAAACTTTGAATCTTTTACATCTAAGTCTTCAGGTTTTAAAGCAGCATTTAAGAATGTAAAATATTTTCCGAACTCTAAAGCATTTTTAACCTTTAAAGCTGTTGCTAACTTATTGTTTGTTCCAACAGCCTTTGGATATGTCAAAGTGTCGATGTTAGGTTCTTTTAGGTGTTTTAAACTGACATTTGACGGAATTTTAGAAACTTTAGCTTCCTTTTTTGCGTTATCAAAGTTTTTATTCATAATTATCTTCTAATCTTTTTAACTGCTTCGTTGTGCTTTTCAACTGATTCATTATATAAAGAACTAAAAATTACTCTTTCAAATGGTAATAATGAATCTATATCTTGTTTAGACCATTTTCCAGTAAAAATAAGATTTTCGTAAAAGTTATAAATTGATTCAATAGTAGATTCAGATAAAGATGAAATAACCATTTTATTAGAATTCAAATCTATATATGATTCATGCGCACATGCCAAACACTTAAATTTTCTAATAAAATTATTTGTAGTTTGATACTTTGAAATGTTTTCATAGATATTTTCATAAGTATCAATATCTAAATCTTCATAATTTATTAAAAAGTTATTCTGAAAATCTTCCTCATTTTCTGGAAGTCGTTTTAAATCTCTGACAAAATCTGATTTTAACTCAGCTTTGTTAACAATGTTTGTTATACTAATTTCAGTTTCAATTGGCATTCCGCAAGCTGGACAAACACATTGTATTGCAAAATTTTCATCAACTGAAACTTCTCTATATTTGTAGAGTAAAATTACTTTCTCATCGTGAGATAGTTTAGAATATAGCTTACTATCTACTTTTAAAATATCCAGAGCTGCATCTAGAATATCATCGTTGTATTCTGGATAATATGTGTCCAAGAAAAGTAACTCTTTTTCTTGAGCAACTGTATAGGGTTCTATTTTAATTGTATATCCAAAATCTTTAAATGGTATTTTCATTAGATACCACCGATATTAAACCATGACTTAGGATAAAAATTATCAACATTCTTAAAATCAAAACGATCTTCATAATCACAATCAGGACAAGTACAATAACCGATTGTATTATATGAAAATCTCATTGAATTCCATTGTTTAAAAATGTCTTCAAATGTTTCAATATCCATTGAATCAAAAATTTTAATCAATTCTTCAGCACTAAAATCAATTCTTGAATTAAATTCTGTAATATGTAAAATAAAATCAATAAGAATTTTTTGCTCATTATCGGTTATATTCATAATCATATTTTCATAAAATTCTTGATTTTTAATATTACCCACTTTAATTGAATAATTTCCAGATTTAATTTCTGAGTACTTTCTATCATTCTTTTCAAGAATATCAGAAAAATGAACATTACAATTGTAAACAGTTCCGCAATTAGGACATGTTACAACATACTTAGTAACGTAATTTGGAAGACTTTTATTTCTGATATTAAATAAAACATACTCATATTCTAAATAATCAAGTGCTTCTTTAGGATTTTCTAAGCAATTAAAAACTAGTGCTTTCTTTTTATCATAATTTGTTTTAGCTTTTATCAGATTTTCTTTATCTTTAACTTTCCAAGTTCTGAATTTTATTTTTCGTCCTTGAAGTTCTAATTCATATGGAAATTCTTGAGACTTTGGAATATTTTTAACTGTTTTATCTGTTTTGTTTGTTTCTGTTTTCTTAACTTCTGATAAAGTCTGAATTTCAGATAAATTTATTTTAGATGTGTCAATTGCCATGTATATATCCTCTTATAATGCGGCTGAAGCATATTTAGTAGCAGTCATTTCAACATCAAACTCTACAATTTGAGCTTCTGTTTCATTAGAAAATTGAACCTGAGAAACACTGTCAATTAAACATTTTTCGAATGTTGCTATAACAATATCAGATTCGTTTAAATAATCTGCTTTTTTAATTACTTTTACCGTTAGAAAAGAATCTTCCGGATAAGTGATTTTTTGAGCAGCGTACAGAATTGAAAATGCTCTGTACATTTTCATCTGGTCAAAATCTCTAACAGTAAATGAAAATGTTAAAAGATTAGGCTTGCCTACAGCTCTCATGTAATTATCTGCGACAAATGTCTCGATAACGTCATGCGATAATTGAGGCATATTAAAATTTTTAATTGATAATTTGCAATCTTTAAATGGTATTTTATATTTTGAAACTTTTGAAACTGCATCTTTACCAATTGCATTTATTTCTATTTCAAAATTGTTAACTTGTGACCATTTAGTTTTGTAAATTTTAGAAACTAAATCTGATAACATATCAAAAATATTTTTAATCTATCTATTTATAAAAAATCTTTAATCCTTTAATGTTTATAAATAAATATAAAAAATATGATAGACTTAAATGCACTTAAACGGTATACAGAGTTACAACAAGAGCAATTTAAAGAAAGTATTTTTAATATCGCAAGTATAACGGAAGTTATAGGAGTTATGGGTATGTCTGATATTGTAGAAAAAGGTGATGGTTATATAAGATTTGAAAATGGAATTCAAATTTGCTTCGGTGAATTTAACATCACTGGTTCTTGGAATGAACAAAATAACCAGGTCATTAATGAAAATATAATATTTTCTAAAGAATTTATTAACAAACCTATTGTCACAGCAAATAACAATGGTACCGGTGGTTGGTGGTCGTCTTCTGCACTTAATATAACAAATTCTAATTTTGATTTTAGTTTAGGTTTAACACATAATTCACATAGCCATACAGGTACAACAATGTGCCAATATTTTGCATTTGGTTTTTGGAAAGAAATTTAAACAATGATAGACTTAAATGCACTGAATTTATACAAAAATAAAATAAGTTCATACGTTGATGATTCAATGCCATTGCCTAGTCCTAAAGATGTTTTAATTCTAAATGATGAATTGATTGATAACTATACAGGTAATGGAATTACGCCTTATGGTAGTGTAAAAATTGATGAAAACAGCATTGCAAGTGGATTTTCAAATAGTTCTAATATTATCTTAACAAGTTTAAATTGTATGTCTCTCAATGACGGATTTGAACTTCAGGTAAAAGCAAATAATAATGTAAATTCACAAACAATATTTTGCGAGTCAACATTGAATGGTGATTCTAACATTTGTTTCTACGTAGCACTAGGCAACCGCGATACTGACATAGGATCTTACTATAACGGATATGTTCATGCTGTCAGGTTTTCTTTCGATACTATTCCTGACAAAATGCACTATTTTAGGTATAAGTATTTGAATGATACTATTTATTTCAAACTTTTAGACGAAAATATGAACGTTTTATTTGAACAAAGTGCATCAATGCACATTCAATTTAGAAATAGAACGTTTATGTTTGGTAGAAATATGAGTAATGAGTATCAATCTCCTTATATATCAATAGATCTTTCTGAAACCTGGTTCAAAGATAAAGACGGAAATTTAATTTCAAGTTGGAATAAATAATATACGACAAAAAAGAGAACTTTTTCAAGTTCTCTTTTAAAATTATGTTTAACTAAATTTTAACCAGAAATTAAACTTAGTGCTAACTGTCCTCTTACATTACCTTGAGTTAACATTGCAGCTGCCATTTGCTGAATAATGTTTTGAGCAGTTAGATTTGCTGCTTCCTCAGCATAATCTGTATCTCTAATTTTTGATCTAGCTTCTGTTTCGTTTTCAACAATGTTTTCTTGATTAGAAATTGTAGATTCTAAACGATTTTGAACAGCACCTAACTGACCTCTAGAAGCATCAACTGAAGCAATAAATTTATCAATATTAGCTAAAGTAGTTTGAGCAGATTGTGCAGATGAAACAGAGAATGATTTAATTCCATCATGAACGATTAAAGCTGCAGATCCAACATTACTGTGGCTTGAAATTCCGTCAATTGAAAATCCTGCTGATAAAGATACTGAAATTGTATCGTTAGCGTTAGCACCAACTTGGAATGTTACTTTACCATCAGCACCAACTAAACCATTTCCAGCACCAGCTAAAATTTTCTGTCCAGCGAATGTTGTTTTACATGAAATTCTTGTGATCTCTGAACAAAGTTGGTCAACTTGACTTTGAATTGCTATTCTTTCAGCTGAAGTGTTAGTTCCAGTAGCTGCCTGGTTAGCTAAAGTTCTAATTTTCTGAAGCATTTCAGTTGTTTCGTCTAAAGCACCTTCAACAGTTTGAGAGAATGCTAAACCAGTTGCAGCGTTCTTATTTCCTTGTTTTAATCCTTCAATCTGAGAAGTTAAACGATTAGAAATTTGTAAACCCGCTGAGTCGTCCTTGGCTGAGTTGATTCGAAGACCTGATGATAATCTTTTATAGATAGTATCTAACTTATTATTTGATTTGTTTAAATAACGATTTGAATTTAAAACTGAAGTATTGGTAATTGCTGAAATCATAATTTTACCTCACTAAAATACATGTTTCTTATATATATTATTGACATTTTTTAGAAAAAGTTTAATAAAAATTTCAAAAAGTTTTTGGACATCAAATGGTGAATAACTATTTAGCTTTTAAGATGAAATTTAAAAAGTTCTTTAAAATCAATTACTTAGATACAGTATTATTTTAAATAAGTTATTGATTTATAATGACTTTTTAAAATTGATTAAATTTTTTACCAGTTTTACTATTTTTGAAATTCAATTAAATTCCTGCGAACTGACAGTAAAGGTTAAACAACATGTAGGCAATGATACCGAACAAAATTGAATAACATAGTGCATTGATTAAAAAAACTTTCATATTGATGTCCTTTAAACCTCATTAGAACCATCTTTCAGATTACTTTGACATGGTTTATTCGTTAACTTCTACAAGTTCAATCATAACGTGATCAGTACCACGAACATCGAAAATACCCTTAACCTTGCCAAACTTATAATGAGTACCATTTAACTGTTCCATTGCCTTTTTATTTGTCTGACATCCTGATTTATTCACTGTCTTTTTGAGAGATGGAACAATAGTTCCAACCCATTCGTCATCTTTATTAACTCTTTCGTACTTTAGAACACATTCAACCAGTGCAGTATTTTGAGAATTTATAATAGTTGAAGAAACTGTACTTGCCATAGTTTTTGCAGAAAATTGTGAGTGACTATGTGGTACAATAAATGCACTGTGAGCAGTTAAAACGTTAGCGGCTAACATCAATCCTAAAACTAAATTACGTACTTTCATATTACTTTCCTTTGATTCTTTTTAATAATTTGTTTTTACAATATCATTATAAACCAAATTTTAGAGAATGTAAACTATTTTTTAAAAAAATTTTTAATTTTTTTTTTATAAATATAGATAAAATTGGTGTTTATATGTTTGCAAAAAGAAACGAAACTATTGGTATTTTTAATGCCATTCCACAAGGTTGGACAGAAATTTCAGAAGCAGAATACATCACTTTAAGAAATACTCCAAGTGTTGAGGTTCAAAGGGAATTTAAACTTAAAGAACTCAAAGACTGTGTAAACCGTTTAAAGGGAAACACTTCTGAAATGTATATCACTTCATCTTTAGGATTTAAGGTAAACGCTGACACAAATTCACTTGAAAATGTTAATACTTTGATTGACTTAAATGCTAACATTTTTAGGGATTTTGATAATGAAATTCACAAGGTTTCACTTGATGATTTAAAAATCATTAAGTCAGAAATTCAGCAAAATGCCGTAAATCTGTATCATCAAAAATGGAAATACGAGGAAATCATCAAAAATGCTTCAATTTCCGAATTAAAGGAATTAAAGTTAAATTTTGAAATGCTTGATTTCACACAGAGGTAATACATGCCTTTATCTTTAAACGCACTTAAAACTTATAAAGAGGTTTTAGAAGACTATTTAATCCAAATTGCAACCAAGGGAGATATTGAAAATCTTATGGCAACAGATGGCAAAGTTAATCATTTAGAAATTGTAAACGGTGTTTGTAAAATAGACACTGATTTACCTTCATACGTTTATTACGTTGAGACAGAAGGAAATTTCAAGTTTGAAATTACCAAAAATCCAAGTATTGAAAACAAGAAAATCACATTATTTGTATTATGTAAAGGTACAAACTCAAATAACTATGTTCAATTCCCAATTAATGTAAGAGGTGTTAAGAACAATGTTATTAATTATAGCAACCAAAAGAATTTTATTCACAAGTTCGATT